TGGATGCAGATGGCGGCCCAGTCCTGGCTGGTGCTCACCCTCACCCATTCCAGCACCGACATCGGGTTCGCGGTGGCGTTGCAGACCATCCCGGTACTCCTCCTCGCTCCGTACGGTGGCGTGGTACCGGATACGTTAGGTGTAGCATAGGGCGCATGGAACGGCCTGGCAACATCCGGGGCGGCCTTCGCGCCGGGATCTACGACCGGGTGAGCAAAAAGCCCACTGGCAAAGAGGCACGCTCGGTGGCCAGCCAGAACAAGGCCAACCGTCTCGCATGCAACCGCTACGAATGGACGGTGGCAGCCAAGTACGCCGACCCGGGCGTCTCGGCGTCCAGGCACGCCAAGACCAAGCGCCGCGACGACTACGAGCGGCTGCGCGATGACGTGCGAGCCGGCACGCTGGACGTGATCGTGTTCTGGGAATCTTCCCGCGGCGACCGGAAACTGGGGGAGTGGGCGTCGTTCCTGGATGACTGCCGGGACCACCACGTCTTGATCTACATCACCTCCCACGACCGGCTCTACGACATGTCCCGCAGCCGGGACCGGCGCAGCCTCGCCGAGGACGGGGTGGACTCCGAGTACGAGACCGACAAACTGTCCGAGCGCGTCACGCGCGGGCTGAACACGAGCCTCGAACTCGGCCGCCCACACGGCGTGACCCCGTTCGGGTGCGTCCGCACATACGACCGGTTCCGCAACCTCGTGTCTCAGGGGCCCGACCCGGCAACAGGGTGGGTGCCCCGCGAGGTGATCACGCGGGTCGCGGACATGGAACCTGTCTCGGCGATCCGGAAAGATATGGCCGCCCGCGGTGCGCCGACCGCCCGCGGCGGCCCGTGGACAGACGCGCTGGTGCGCAAGTTCGCGTTGAACCCTGCCTACGCGGCCCTGCGGATCGGGCCTGACGGGGAGTTCATCGACGGGATGCAAGGCTGGGAGCCGGTTGTCCCCCGGGATGTCTGGTTGCGTGCCTACCAGCGGGTGACGTCGAACCAGCACGGGAGCTGGCACCCGGGCGCGAAGCACCTTTACCTGCTGTCGTACCTGGCGATGTGCGGGAACTGCGGCGGCCCGTTGCGCAGGCAACCGGTCCGGGGCCTGGAGATGTACAGCTGCAAAGACAACTCGTGTGCGTCGATCAAGATGGAGTGGCTTGACGCGTACGTGCTCGGGCGCCTGTGCCGGCTCCTCGACGACCCGGCGTTCTGGGCCGAGTTGCTGCGGGAGGACGACGGGCCGGTGAAAGCAGCCCGCGCGAAAGTGGCCGGGCTACGACTCCAGTTGCAGGGTTTTGAGGCCAAAGCCATCGAAGGCGAGATCGACCCGGAATCGTTCGCGACGATCTCCAAAGGACTTCGGGCCAAGATCAGGGAGGCAGAAGGCGGCGTTACCCCAGTGACCGTGCCAGCGCACCTGATCGCCCTTCATGAGGACGATTCGGGGACGTCGGTCCGCGAACTGGTGGAATCCTGGCCGCTCGCTACCCGGAAGGCGACCCTCCGCGATTTCTATGACGGGGTGATCCTCCTGCCGGCTGGAGGACGCGGCCGGCAGGCTGGGTTCAACCCGGGCCGGGTGCTGCTCGTCCGGAAGGGTCAGCCGGTGTGGGGAAGCGGCGCGACTCGTCAGGCAGCGTCTTGGGTTCGGGTGGTTGAGGCGGCAGCCTGATCCGCCGCGGGCCCGGGTTCGGGGAGCTTTCCCAGGAGCCGATGGTAGGCGAGCGCGTGTCTCACGCTCGGCCGCCGGACGCCGGATTCCCACTGCGACACGGTGGACGGGGCGACGTCGAGTGTTGCGGCGACGTCGGTCTGGGTGATCATGGCGGCCTCGCGGCGGGCGCGGGCGGTCCCGTTCCCCAGCTCAATGCGGATCTGCGCTACGGCAGTCAGTTCGGATTGCTTCACACGATCATGTTACGGATCGTGCGTCAGATCGAAAACAGTCGATTCACGAGGTAATCACATCCGTGTTACTCTAGTTACCGGGAATGTAGATTCCCGGTAGTTGACCCCGTTTCGGAGGCCCCGTGAGTGATCTTGAAATCGTTCCGCACAGCGACCTCGCCGCAACATCCGCGACACCACTGCGGCGCCGCGACGAGAACCCGTACTGGGTGTACCTCGCACGGTTTAGAGGCGAGTCCGAGCGCACCATGCGACGGTGCCTCGACCGGATTGCGGCGATCATCCTCAGCCGCTCCCCCGCCGACCCTGAACATGATCTTGGTGAGCAGATCCCGTGGGAACAGATCCGCTACGCCCACGTGGCCCGGCTCCGGTCCGAGTTCGCGGTGCAGTGGCAGTCGCCCAGCAGCGCGAACAAGCACCTGTCCGCGCTGCGCGGCGTACTCCACGAAGCGTGGCGACTCGGGCTGATGACCGCTGAGGACTACCAGCGGGCCATCGACGTCGAGAACGTCAAGGGCAGCCGCCTGCTGGCCGGCCGGAACATCCACGCCGACGAGACCACCGCCATGCTCCGCGTCTGCCTGGCCGACGAGAACGCCCCGCTCGGCATCCGCGACGCCGCACTGGTCGCCGTGCTCCAGTCCACCGGCATCCGCCGCGCTGAGGCCGCAGCCGCGCTGATCGAGCGGTACGACCCCGGTGAGCGTGGGCTCAAGCTTGTCGGCAAGGGCAACAAGGAACGGATCGTGTTCATCCACCCGGGCGCGGTTCCCTACCTGGATGGGTGGCTTGTCCTGCTCGGTGTACGCCGCGGCGCGATGTTCCGGCGCGTCGACCGGTGGGGCAACATCGGTGCTGAGCGGCTGAGTGCGCGGGCGATCGGCTACATCGTCAACCATCGCCGTGAGCAGGCCGGGCTGCCGAAACTCTCAACGCACGATTTTCGCAGGACTTTCATCGGCGACTTCATCGATGCCGGCGGTGACCTTGTGCAGGCGCAGAAGCTCGCCGGGCACGCGTCGGCCACGACTACGGCCGCCTACGACCGGCGCCCAGACCGCGCGCTGCGTACGGCTGTGGACAAACTGAGCCTGCCCCCGAGGGAGAAGCTCCGATGAGTAATCCTTGTAGTCGGCCGATGAAGGGGATCGGCCTCTAACCGAGCAGCGCCCCCGCGATCGTGCCCAGGGTTGTGGCCGTCTTCGGGGGCACGCCCATCTGCTCGAACACGTCGGTCGCGATCTGGTCAACGACCCATCCGACAACGGCACCGATCAGGATGCCGACGATTTTCTTCTCCATGGATCTACGGTACTCGGCTGTGCTGACATCCCCGGGCGCCTCAACGCCCGGACATGGGCGGCACGGCAGCCCAAAGAATCTTGGTCTGGTGCGTGGGGTAACTGCGGGCCAGCGACCTATGAGCGAGCGAACACAGCTACAACCCGGGCGCGCAGGGTCTTCTATGCTTCGTCGGCCCCTCGATCTGGATCATCAGGGTGCCGCTCGGCGCGCAGCATGTACTTGAGGATGCTCTGCTGGCACTCGGTGAGGGCCTGTAGCAGTTCGATGTCGGTCAGGCCGTGGTCGCGCTGGAACTTGTCCACGAGTATCTTGAGCTCGGCGCGCGCCTGGTGGGCCCGATCGGCGCGGGGGTGCTCGTGGAGTTGCGGTGGCCCGACGAGCATCCGGGCGATCGGGCCGAGCCCTTGTAGCGATGGGTGCGGTAGCTCTTGCCTCTCGCGGTCGCTCATTGCACCAGCCTGCACGACGGGCAGAACAGCTCTACTGTGCCGTGGGCGATCCGGACGTCCAGAGCCGCGCACCCTTGCGCGCACCACCCGTACGTGCACGCGCGTTCCACCTCGGCAGCGGTCACCGGACCAGCGGCGGCGAGTACCCGGTCCAGGGGCGAGTTTGAGGGTGGCCACCACTCCCCCGGCTTGTAATCCGGGTGCTTGTCCCAGATGCCCGTGAGGTAGCGCAGGTGCTCACGCCACACGTCTTCGTGGTCCGGGCCGCCCCAGGTGTCCTCAACGATCGCGCGCACGGCTTTGACCACTGCGAGCACGAGTACCGGATCGACAGCCTTCCAGAACTCCTCGGCGGCCGGGCCACCGGCAGCGGTGAAGTCTGGTATCCGGTCTGGTATGCGGGTCGCGAAGAACAGGCCGTTCGCCCGTTCCTCCAACTCGGCGAGGCGGGCGTGGACGAAACCGGCCGGGCCCGCGCTCACGGCTTTCCTTTCCCGTGGTGGCGCAGCTTCCACCACAGGAGCGAGATCCCTCGGATCCGGTCCCATTGCGGGCCCCAGAGGAGGTTGTACGCCCGGCGTCGCCAGTACGCCCCGCAGGTCGCGCATCGCCACACGCTGCCGGGTGGGCCGTCTCCGTGGGTGCGGGCGTAGCAGTCGTGATGGTAGGGCGCGGTGTAGACCATGCGGCCTGCTTCCCGGTCAGGCATCGGGTTCCCACTTCCACGCGGAGCGGCACGCGCAAAGCCAGACATCCCCGGCTTGGAGGTCACCGTCTACAAGCTCGGGAGGGGTGCACTGGCAGGTCCGCGTCCAGGTGCCGTCCCACCGCCATTGACCGGCGCGGGGGCCAGCCCAGGACAGCGGGCCGAGGCCGCGGCGACGCCACGCCACCCGGGTTTCCCAGCACGGAGCCGGCCCGGTGTTTCCCGGGCCGGTGTGCATCATCGTGTGCTCGTCGTAGCTCAGCGGCCGGTCGCCGCGCATCCACAACGCCTGGTACACCGATGCCGCGAACGACTCCCATGACGGGTCGGTGGCGAGCAGGGCGTTGAGGGCGGTGTCGGAGTCGCGGAACCATCCTTGGCTTACGTCGTCGTGGGTGGCGAACGGTGGGGCCGAGCAAGGCGAGAACGAGTAGTAGCTGGTTACGGGGCAGCGGTACACGGTCACGCCGCAGGTGATCATGCCGGGTCTCCGGGGTGCTGGGCGTCTTTCCTCTCGGCCGGGCCAGTGAAATCGTTCCAGTCGCCGTCTCGCAGCGCCGCGGCCTGCGACTCGCTCAGGCCGGGCCAGTCTTTCGGGAGCACGACCGGTGGTGGTGGCCGGAATCTCAGCAGGTCTGTGATCCGTTCGTCCTGCTGCATCCGCAGGTCAGCGTCGGCGGCCGAGGGGTGGCCGTACAGCAGGCAGCGGAGCACCCGCTCGGCGGTTTCACGGGGCACCTGCTCGTCGTCGAGGATCACCTCCAGGCGGCCGAGCATGTCCCGCAGAATCGCCCACTCCCACTGGTATACCGCGTCGCGTGCCCCGTCTCTGGGCAGACCGGTGCGCTCAAAGTAGCGTTCGATCAGGTGGGCAGTGAAGCTCACGGTGTACCTCCCACATCGGCCGGGTTCAGCCTGTACTCATGGGCGAGCCAGCAGTAGCGCAAGGGCCCCAACAGGGCCCAGGCGCACCAGCAGCCAGCGGCCAGGGTGTGCGGACGGTAGCCGCCGCCACCCGGGCCACCGGTCACGCAGATCGGGCAGATCGGGCAGGGGCACTCCTCGGCCAGGAAGGCGGCGAGGCTGGACTCTGGCGCGGCGACGGTGGTCACAACGGCAGACCCCGCGCGGCGGCGTCCTCACCGTAGAACCGGGTGCAGGGTCCGTAGTAGGGCGGGCCGGCTACGCAGCTCGGCGCGCTGCCGGGGTTGTCGGGGTCCGGGTCGGGGTGGTTGGTGCAGTCGCAGCAGTTGCAGCGGCAGGGTTCGAGGTGGCCGCGTTCGAGGTGGCATCCGTGCGAGCCCCAGTAGACCCGGCACGGTTTGAAACCGGGCGGGCGCGGAGGCGGGAACGGTACTTCGATCGTGACCGCTGGCCACGCCTCGGCGAACTGGATAGTGGCGGTCGGGTCTGGGGCTGAGATGTCGGTCCAGGTCGTAGACGGCTCGGTGCCTGTGCCGGCGACGGTGATCTGGTGGCCGATCGCGCCTGGTTGCTGTGTGATCCGGGCGGGCTTGTTGCCTGCCATCAGTCCGCAGGCCCGCCAGAGCCGTAGGGCGGCCGAGGCGTGGTTGTGCTCGAGCAGCCAGCTACCCGCCTGGCCGATACGGCTGTTGAACCATCGCCGCGTCCGGGACGGCTGCCCGGTCACGCTAGTCGCCTGACTGGGACAGTCAGAGCCAGATCGACCATGTAGGACCACGGCTCATCCTTGTTCGTCCACACCTTCAGCTGCGGGCGGGCGGTCGGCAGCAGGTCACGCTCGACCATCTCGAACGCGACCCGGCGCCGCATCTCCCGTTCGACGTGGGCGCGGAAGTCCGGGTTTTCCCATAGGTCTCGCACGACCGACATGCGGTCCTCGATCTCGTCGTCGTGCGCGGCGAGGACCGCGGCGGCGATGTCGTCGAGCGCTTCCATCGGCAGGAGCAGTTTGTGCCGGGCGGCGGCGGTGAGCGCTGCGAGCTGGGTCTTCGTCAGAGTGTCTCGGACGGTCACCGGCCGCTCCATTCGTGGGGCAGCGCGACCAGGTGGTAGTCGTCGAAGCGGTACCAGGCGACGGCGAACCACAGCCACCACACGCGGACGCTGCGGAGTTTGCTCCACCGGTTGACGTGCCACCCTGGCCGCCAGTTCACCTCCCGGTCCAGGCACAGGGTGATCGTCACGGCGCTAGCCTCCTCGACCATTTGATCCGCTGCCCGATCCACCAGTCGCGTACCGTGTCCCGCCGCGGCGCAGGCTTGTCGAGCGGGCGCAGGCCGTACCGCTTGCGGGCTTCGCGGCAGCTAATGAACTCGCCTTGACCGCAAGGGCTTCCGTAGACGCGCCAGCCTGTCTGCTGGGTACGGCGTGGCCACCTCACGTGATGACTCCCCACCGGACGGAACTGTCCGCGATCGCCACAACCGGGTAACCGGCATGCATGGTCAGCGCGCCCCATAGGTTCTCGCGTACGGCGATAGCCCGGACCTGGATCGACTTCCGGGCCAGCCGGTCCAAGAGTCCTTCGATCTCGCCCCGGAACTGCCACCAGGACGGGACCTGCCACATCGGCTGTTCCGCGATGATCGCCCGCGCGATCAGCTCATCCGCTCCCCCACCAGACAGGCCAGCCCTGAGCTTCCCAATGACCAGTTGCCCTACGTCACCGGCTGGTTCGGGGGCGGTCAGCACTCCCCATTCCAGTGCTGATGTCGCGACACGGATCACGGAATGGCCACACGCTGTGACGAGGCCGGGTCGGAAGCCTTCCCGCATCACGATCCCGGTTACCGGGATGGCGTGGACCGCGAGCTCGTCCAATGCGGCCCACATCTTGTCGCCCTCATTGGCAGGTGGCGGCTCCTGCGGCGGTACAGGGGTAACAGCGAACCCGGTCATTCGCCGGTGAGCGCGTACTTCGGGGTGTTCTTCCCACGCCCGGGTGAGCGTGTCGGGCAGCCCGAACGCGTCCGCGATCTCGCCGGCGACCCGGCGTGCCTGCTCGGACCGGGCAGCAGCGGCCCTGGCCTTGTCAGCGGCCATATGCCAAGCGCGGCCAGCCTGGAACCTGTTGGCGTACTTGCCAGCGCAGGCGGCGAGTTGGTCGAACTCGGCGGCCAGTTCGAGGAGCGCGATCGTGCGGGCGGCCGACCTAGGCAGCATCAGCGGCACCTGCGGCGGTTCAGGCTCGCCGTGCTCGATCGTGACCAGGCCCAGGCGGCGGCGCACGTCGTCGAGCCACGCCTGCCGATCGGCGACCTCCTCGTCCCGGTCGATGACCGGGAGCCCCCACAGCGTCGCCGGCCAGCGGAACACGCGGCGCAGCGGGTGCCGCACGTTCTCGCTCTGGTTGATCGCCTCGGCCAGGGCGTCGGCGAGTTGGTGTGCCGAGTCGCCGTGGTACAGGCCAAGGGTGCCGACGTAGAAGTTGTCACCCTCGTACAGGTCCACCGAGCGGTCGGAGCGGCCGGGGCGCAGCGTCAGTTTGCCAGTGCAGCTCTCGGTGACGCCGTTGACTGTTCGCTGGTGGAGTATCGGGATCTCGCGGAACCGTTGGCTTGCCATGATCAGGTGGGCTGTCCTTCCTGGGGGACGGGCATGGCGCCCCACGCTTCCTGGTAGCCGGGCCGGTACCGGTAGCCGCTAGCCATGAGGCGGACCGTAGGGCAGGGCAGGTGCTGAAAATCGCACACGACACACCACGCGCCTCCGATGGCAGAGTCGGGGTCACCTAGATGGCGCTCCAGGATGGCCAGCTTTGCCTCGCAGTCTGCGATCACATCCTGCGGGCCGTGGCGGACGATGTGGCGGATGGCGTGCTCGCGCTTCTCGCCGAAGCCGCTGGTCTCGGCTATCTTCTTGTCGCCTTCGATCGTGGCCCGCAGCCACGCCACCGGGTAAAAGGCTGGCGGCACGGTTCAGGCCGCCTTGAGGCAGGGCAGGACCGGGATGGCCTCGGCCAGCCAGTTACCAGGCTCGGCCGCGAACCGGGGAGCTGGCATCGGTAGCCAGTGCGCCCACGGCAAATCGGTCTCGGAGGTGATACGGCGGCAGATGCGGCCGCGGCGGGCCCCTTCCGGGTAGTCGTTCCAGTTGATCCCGGCTTCCTGCCACAGCAGCTCTTGCATCTGGTCGCCGTTCAGGCCGTGGAGCCGGCTGTGCGAGAAGCAGGCTTGGGCGGCCATCGCGATCGAGTTCCGTACCGCGTCGCGTTGCCGCCACAGGAAGTAGTTCGCCACCTCGACCGCGCTGGGGATGGTGAACACCCGCCCGTCGAACATGGCCGGATGCGGCGGCAGCGCTTGCACCAGGCCGGGGATGGTCCGGGCGCGGTCGTTGAACGTTGCGGTGGCCAACGCGGCGGCCGACGACGCGATCTTCTGGACGTTCCCGCCGAACCACGGTTCGGTTTGGAAGGTGGCGAAGTCGGTGAGCAGCAGCGACACTTCGTCGGATTGCTGGTAGGAGAACACGGTCCCGCTGATCTGCGAGCACAACGCGACAGCAACCAGGTTGATCGCCTGCATGACCCCGTAGTCGAACGGGCGTTTAGCCTGGCGCAGGTAGGTGTGGAACGCGCGGCCGTCGACGCGGATGATCGTGTAGGTGCGGCGTGGAAGCACCTGCCGGGTTGGGGTCTCGTAGGCCTTCATACGGTCGCCGAGGGCTGTGCTGTCACTGCTCAAACGATCACGCTCGCACTCCCGGGATGGGGCTCGTAGGGGTTATCGCGGCTGTCGGTCACGTTGATGAGCGGGGCCGTGCAGGTCACCACCACCGGTTCCCCCGGCCCGACTTCATGCTTGAGGGCGAGCGAGTCCTGGTCGTCCACTTCGCTGAGGTTCATCTGCCCCTGGGCGACGGTGCGCGGGTCTTTCCCGCGGCCGGGGACTGCGCGGACGGTAACCGGGGCGATGATGTCGCCGGGGTCAGAGATCAGCATGTCGGGCGGCAACCAGACTGTGATGACGTCGCCGGGTTGCAGGCCGTTCGGGTGACGGGTCACCCACGAGTTGTAAACCTGGTCACTGGCCACGGAGAGACCGCCTCTCCCGGGCCGGGCCGGTCTCGGGTGACCGCCAGTCGCCGAGATCAGGCGGTGGCGGTGGGATCACGTCGCCCGCGCCGAGGGCGACGACCTCGCGGGCGGTGAACGGGCCGGCCGTTGCCAGCGCGGGCAGCACGAGCGGCCAGGTGAGGTGTTCGCCGTGGGTCCTGGTCACCCACTCGGCGTCTGGCCACGCGGGCACCTCGGCCGGTTCCCACGTGAACGTGAGCGCGCGGTCGTCGTCGCCTGGGTTGTACTGCCACAGGTACGAGCCTTCGTCGTCAGGCGGCCAGGTGGCCTCATACCAGCCAGACGCAGGAGCCACATAGCCGCCGAGAATCACCGAGGCCCAGAAGCCGATGACATCTGGGTCGATGTCCCGCACGGTGTAGACGCCCATAGGGGACAACGTCGTTGGATCAGACCCCGGGCAAGTGCCGTAGCGAACCTCTGGCAGGCCTTCCAACTCTCGGAGGCGGTTCAACGTCATGCACCCGTACGACACGACATCGAACGAGCGGACGATCGGCTCACATTCGGCGTAGATCCAGCCGAGCAGACCGGAGACGGCGCGAGTTTGGGAGCCTCGTACCCAGCCGGCGTAAGGGCTGTCGTGCCAGTTCTGCGCGGCGACGTCGGCGACCGCGAGCCAGGCGGCGTATCCGTCCAGGCCGGTGTCGTGCATGACCTGACGTACGGTCTCGATGTCGCGGGGCGGCAGGTGCGGGAACACGCGGCCGGTGCAGCGCATCGCGTCCTCGCTGACCGTCCAGTCGTCGAGGGCGCCGTCGATCGCGGCTAGGACGCTAGCGACATCAGGCACGGGCCGCTACTCTCCCTTAACGTTCACGATCTGCCGCAGCGTGTGCACGACCTCAACGAGGTCGGCCGCGTCGGCCATCACCTGATCGACTGGCTTGTAAGCGCCGGGGATCTCGTCCAGGAACGCATCGCTGTGCCGCCATTCGATGCCCTCCATTGCGGTGTCGAGCTGCTCGCGGGTGAACGTCTTGCGGGCCGAGTTGCGGCTGTGCATCCTGCCAGCACCATGCGGCGACGAGTTGAGTGCCAGCCGGTTTCCCTTTCCCCGCACGACGTACGAGGCGGTGCCCATCGAGCCGGGAATCAGGCCCGGCGTGCCGTCGCTGGCGTCGATCGCGCCCTTGCGGCTCAGCCAGACTTTCTTGCCAAAATGGGTCTCCTGCTCCGTGTAATTGTGGTGACACTGCACCGCCTCCAGGCCGGTGACCGGCATGCCGGTCCAGGCGTCCAGGCACAGAAGGACGCGGTGCATCATCTCCTGCCGGTTCAGCAGGGCGAAGTGCTGCGCCCAGCGCAGGTCGCGGATGTAGGCCCAGAACTCGTCGTCGCCCTCGACCAGGTAGGCGAGGTCTGGGTCGGGGAGGCTGATCCACCGCTTCTTGCACTGCTGCTGGGCGATCTTGATGTGGCGCATGGCGAGCTTGTTGCCGACGCCGCGCGAGCCGCTGTGCAGGAACGCCCAGACGTGGCCGTGCTCGTCGAGGCTGATCTCGATGAAGTGGTTCCCGCTGCCCAGCGAGCCGAGTTGCAGCCGCCAGTTCGGGGCGATGGCCTCCGCGCTGGCCGCGCCATCGCCGAACTCCTCCAGGTCGGCGATCCGCTGCTCGGTCGCGGCGCCGAAGACGGCCTCGTTGTAGACGCCGACCGACAGCGGGATGGCCTGCTCGATGGCCTCGCGCAGCCTGCTCAGGTGCGGCAGCCCGCGCACGTCCGCAGCGGTCAGGTGGGTGCGCACGGCATGCATGCCGCAGCCGATATCGACGCCGACCGCTGCCGGCATGATCGCACCGAGCGTCGGGATCACGCTGCCCACGGTCGCGCCCTTACCGAGGTGCGCGTCCGGCATCAGCGCGATGTGCGGGTGGATGAACGGCATCGTCGACGCCAACTCGGCCTGGGTGCGCGTGTTCGGCTCCAGGATCGACGCCCAGTTGATCAGGCGTTTCGTGATCTGCTCCATGACCTGCCTATCTCGGATAGTGGCGCAAGGCCGAGTCCGTCACTGTGTACTAAACCCGCAGTCTCACCAGGCATTCCCTGGCAGCTTCCGCAATCCACGAAAGGGCCGGACGACCTTCCGGCCGTCCTCGCGCTCGATCAGCACGTTCCGGGGTCCGCCTCCCGGTCCCCAGCGGACCAGCACCGTGACCGGCTGGCCCCGCTCCAGGTAGGTGCGGCCGACCATGCTGGACCGGTCAGGCATCGACGCTCCTGGCATGCTGGGCCAGCGTCTCATCGGCGACCATCTCGCTGTAGCCGCTGATCAGCTCCAGCGTCCGCAGCCGTGACAGGGCGTTAGAGAAGGTACTGCTCGTCACCGAGTAGCCGGTCGCTGCGGACAGGTGGTCCTTGGTGGCCGGTGCGGGCCACGCATCAAGGAGTGCGCGCAGGATCGCCCGTTCCGACTTGCCCAGCCGGCTCATCCAGTACTCGATCAGGGCGTCGCCGGTCGGCAGCGGTTCCCACTGGTCACCTAGCGCCGAGACCCCGGCCTCGGTGATGGTGATGGGGTTGCTGCGATTGATCAGGCCGCCGACGCGCAGCGAGGACAGCGTGTTCCCGAACGTGCTGCTTTTCACCGAGTACCCGGAGAGGGTCGCGATCTGGTTCTTGCTGCGGCCGTCCGGGAACTGGGCGAGTACGGTCAGCACGGCCCGTGCCGCCTTGCCCAGCGTCATCTCCTCTGGAGAGCCGGCCGGTAGTACTGCGGGCTGCGGTCGCGGCACTGTGGCCGGTGTGGCCTCCGGTGCGGCCGGTTCCGGCCGGGCGGTGGGCACCGGGCGTGCGGTGGCACGGCTGATGGCTATCTCCAGTCCGTTCGCGACGTCGCGAAGTGCGGTGATGGCCTGCTCGACGGCAGCCAGGTCGCCGGGCGTGAGCACGGAGACTTCCACACGCGCGGGCGGCTTGGCCCGCTCGGCGGCAAGTTCCGCCCGCAGGGCCGCCACGTCCTCGCTGCTGGTGCTGTCGCGAGCCTTCGCCGCGATCTGGCGCTGAAGCTCGGCGACCTGGCGGCGCAACGCCTTCGGGTCGTCCTGTGCGGCCTTCTCCGTGACCTCGGCCATGCGCTCGGTGAGCGCGCCCAGGTCGATGTCGGCCAGCGAGGCGACCGGCGCGGACTTGCGCATCGTCGGGGTCGCGCCCGAGTCGAACGTGGACCGCTGCCGGAACCGCACCCGCTGCACCGCCGGCTGGCCTTCGCGGGCCAGCCAGTGCGGCGAGCACACCCACGCCTCGCCGTCGTCCAGGCCGGGCAGGGAACCCACCAGCTCGTGGGCGACGGCGTGGTAATCAACCCAGCCGAGGATGGCCTTGCGGTCCTGCGGGCTGGTGGTGCGCAGTGCGATCATCGTGCCGACCTGGGTCAGCGCGTCCTTGTTCACCACGGCCGACCGCTGGGAGATGAGCGTCACGCCCAGGCCCCGGCTGCCGCCCTGCTTGACCAGCTTGGTCCACGCGCCGACGCATTTAGCCTGCTCGCCGCGGACGGTCTGCGGGATGAACTCGTCGGCTTCCTCCAGGAACAGGTGGCGGGGCACCGGGTTGCGGCCGTGCAGCCGGAACAGGTGGTCGGCGAGGTCGGTGAGGAACCGCATCTGCGCGGCCTTGGATGGGAACTCGCTCACGTCCAGGACGCAGGTCAGGTTCTGGTCACAGATCAGCTCCGCGATCAGCTTCCCCGCCTCGGGCACCAGCGGCATGTCGCCGTGCAAGCCGCCGAAGATCGGGATCGGCAGCCCATCGCCTTTGCCGTCCGCCGACGAGCGCAGGCCCCACCAGTCGCCCTTGGGGTCGATGGCGACCCACGGCAAACCGGCGCGGTACATCTCCTCGGCCATCACCGCTGCCGCGTTCGATTTGCCGGCGCGGCGGACGGCCAGCAGGGCGATCGACTGGGTGATCGCGTCCAGTGGGAGGGTGAGCCGGTCGGCCACCCGCAAGCCGCTACCTGCCATGACGACCCTCCAGTTTGATCACGTTCTCTCCTCCGTTGCGCCTCTTGCGCCGGCTGGCCAGTATCAGCCCCACGATCTCGGCCACCCTCGGATCACGGCGGGCCTGCTCTGCGTAGGCACGCAGGGCACGACGGCGCTGCTCGGCCACGGTGGTCCGCTCGATGATGGCGAGGGTGCGCAAGGTCAGCTCGTCTGGCTCGGTGAGGTGGTCAGGCACGGGCTTGCTCCCTGCTCGCGAACTGGCGCAGGTCGAACAGCGCACCGGCCAGGTCCCACGGTGGCACCAGCACCGGATGGCGGCCACCGCGCGCCGGGCCGATGACGCCGTACTCTTCCAGCAGCAGGAGCAGCCGGCCGGCCTTGACGAAGCCGACGTGCGCCTTCCGCTGGATGACCCAGCACTCGGCGCGCTGGGTGTTCACGACCACGCGGGCAGCATCCTCGAGCATGCCGAGATCGGGGCCGATCGGCATGCTCGCCCAGGCCAGCGCTGTGGCGCGGAGGCGGCTCGCCTGCTCGCGGTAGGCGGCGGCCATGTCGCAGCCGTAGGTGTGGCTGTCGTTGCGCATCTGGGGAGCGTGGACTTTCAGCGGCCACCAGCGCGGGCTCTCGTTGACGTCCCGGTACGGCGGCAGCCGGTGATCCTCGTACCGGTCTCCCGGCAGGATCGGTTTACGGCACTGGGCGCAGGTGTGCCCGGTCCGGGCCGTGCGGACCGCGACAGGGATGATCGTGTCGGCCATCAGCAGGGCAACTCCGTCTCCTCGATCTCGGCGAACCAGACCCCGGCCCGGCCGCGCACTGGGTCTTCCACCCACCAGCCGCGGCCGTCCCGGATGCTGTCCCGCCACCAGACCAGCTCGGGCTTCACAGCGACTGCGGAGGCGTAGGTGTGCCGTTTGGCCACCACGTCGGCGAGCGCTTGGGCTCGTTCAGGGTCGTGGGTGCCGAGCACAAGCACGCTGGACGGGATCTCATCTTCGTCACCGACGATGTGGGCGACCAGTTTGCGGGGCCGGTACAGCTTCCCGTTCGGGCGCTCGATCGCGGGCAGATCAGGCACGATCGTCCTCCTTGACTGGTGTCCCGTTCGGGAGCCGCACGTACCGCCGCTCAGCGTTGATCGCGAGTTTCCGGTCCACCTCGGCCGCGAGGTCAATGCCGAGGATTTCCGCCAGCCCGGCAACGAAGATCACCACGTCTGCCAGTTCGCCGCCGACCCCTGGCTTCTGCTTGCGCCACGCGCCGAACGCCTCGCTCAGTTCCTCCTGCGTCAGGCAGAACTCCAGCGGCACGTCGGTGATGTTAAGCCCTTGGCCACCTTGTTGGCGTAGGCAGCATCCTGGACCTCTCGGAGGTCAGGCACGATCGGCCTCCCGCAGCGCCTCGACGACTTCGCGGGCTACCTCGTCTTGGAAGCCGTCGTTGAACAGGTGCGGCCAGGTGTCGTTCAGGTGGTCGGCCACGATCTCGATCTGATCGGCCGCTGAGCGGTCAGGCACGGGTGGTCTCCAGTTGGGTTCGTATGGTCTTCTCGACGGCCTCGGGTACCCGCCAGAGTTGGAGCGCGCCCTTGCACGGAACCGGATCGGCCAGCGGGCGGGGATCGGCCAGGCGCCAATGGAACTGGCCGGGTATCCCCCACTCGCGGCACGCGTCGTCTGTCTTGCATTCCCAGGCGGTCGGGTGGATGCCGGTCAGGTTGACCCGGCCGTGGATACAGCCCAGATAGAGGCTGCTGGTCCACGTGGACTTGTCGAACCGGCGGCCGTCCTGGGGAGGCGCGAGCAGGCCGGCCGCGTTCCAAGCGTGCCTTGGCGCTGCCCAGTCCACGGTCTGAGAAGCGTGAATCCATACCGGCCCTCGGTAGCCCGTCGCCCACGAACGGTTCTCCCGGGTCTTGCCGCCGTACACGATCGCGGACGCCCACGGCTGCTGGACCGACAGGGCTCGCATGGTCCCCGGTGCTTCACCGGTCAGCGCCTCGGTGATCGTGTCCAGGATGCGGGCGCCGGCCTCCTGCTTGGCCCACAACAGAGCATCAGCCTCCGCGCACTCGGGAATGGTGTCGGTGGCCATCTCGGCCCCGAGGGCGATCAGCGCCTCGTATCCGGCGAGGAGCGCGGGCATGTCCCGGCCCATCACCTGCTGGACGTCGTTGTGCTCCAGGTGGCCACGCATCCGGGCCAGCACGCCGGCGAGGTCGTCAGCAGGCATCGGATCCGGCCTCTCCGTCGATCGTGAGCTGGCCGCGTATCTGCTCGATCACAAGCCGGCTCGCCGCCTCAATCTCAGCCACGTCGTCTGGGCACAACGCCTCACCGTTCGTGGTCAGCATCCAGCCTTCTCTCGTCACGTAGCGCTCGGCTTCGAGCCGTGATTCGAAGTGAATGTGCCAGCCGTAGTCGTCGTTGTCGGCTTGCCCGCCGCAGTCCTGGCCGTCGCAGGTCACGGTCCAGCACGGGGCTGGGTACCCGGTCGCTTTCACCGTGCAGGCCGGGAAGTCCTCAGCCGGGAAGTAGTCGGATAGCGCCGCCTGGGCCTCCTGCTCGGTGTCCCAGTGTGGTACCTCAACGTCGGTGCGCTCGACGGTCTGGAGTGTCCAGCAGCGCTTCGTGAGCTGGGTAACGGGCATCAAGCATTCTCCTCGACCGGCCGCCATTCGGTGCTATTGCTGGTGCCACGCTCGTACTCGTGGACGACAAGCTCACCGATGCCCCGGCCGTCCTCAGCAAGTTCGGCCTCAGCCTCCCGGCGAGAGGGAAAGGCGAAGACCACGCCGGTAGGCCAGCGGATCCCGTATTGCTGCTCATGCATGCCGCTCAGCTCTCCTCGATCTTGGCCAGCACCGGCCCGACGATCCTGTTCATCTCGTCCACCAGGACAGCGACCGTCTCAGCCGCAAAATGCTCGGTCACGCCAGGCTTCGCGAATACTGGGCCGGGCTTGGCCAGCACGGTCATGGCGGCCGGCAACGGGAAGCACAGCCGGGCACTGCACATCAGGTAAGGCCGCTGGGTCACGTCCTCACCAGACGGGTAGTCGTAATACTCGCCAGAGAACCGGTACTCGCTGCGCCAGTCCCGCCAGTTGCAGCCCAGCCCGGCCGCACGCAGGTGCCGCAGCGGTGCCGGCTGAGGGATGATCAGGCTCACGTCCGCGCCCAGCGAGCCGTCCCAGTCGTTGCGGACCACTTGGCCGGAAAGCACCCGCGAGTGGGTCCGGACGTAGCCAGGGGCCATGACCGGGCTGTTGGCAACCTCCCACGCCAGGCAGGCGAACGGGACGGTGCCGTCGTCCCAGGCGTCAGGATCCCAGGTTTCAGCGAACCGGGGCATCCGGTCGCGGACGTAGGCGGCGTAGCGGGAATCGCCCGCGTGGTTGCGGTCGTAGTCGTGGTCGATCCAGAACGCGCGCAGGTCGTCGGCCATCAGGCTTGCCCTTCCTTCGGTGCGGGGTTCAGAACGGGGGCTCATCGGAATAGCCGGGGTCATCGGGACCGGTCGGCTCGATCGGCGTCCGCGGGCAGTCGCACACCGCGCCGCCGTGCATCTCGTCGCAGTGCTCCGCGTATTCCCGTGCATCCCAGTCGGGCTCGTCAGGCTCACGCTGGGAGCCGTCCGGGTTGATGTAGCCCATCGCGAGGTCGTCTTTGTATTCGTCGTACCGGTCGTAGCCGTCGTCGACGGCGTCATCGTTATCCTCGAAGGTGCTCATTCCGTGGCTCCGGTTTGCCGGTCCACCTCGTCCAGCAGCGAAGCGAGGTCGTCGCGATCGAGCCTTCGGTATCCGCCGTCTCTGCCCCACAGCAGCGCGCGGGCGGCGTGCTCGGCGGCCGGGTGAGCGGTGATGTCCGGGTTCGCGTCGTAGAACGGTTCCAGCACTTCAAGGTCGCTGTCGTAGTCCGAGAGTGTTTCCAGGATGTCCCCGGCGTCGGCGCCCACCCAGCCGGGGTTCTGCTTGGTGAACCGGTCGCAGATACGGGCCTGCTGCTCGGTGGTGAGCGCGGCCAGCACAGCGTCCAGCGGGTCAGGGGCGGTCACTTCATGGCTCCTATCAGTCGGGCGATCTGGCGGCCGTGCTCAGCCGTGTAGTGGGCTTCCATCAGGTCGTGCGCTTCCTGCGGGGTCATCCCTTGCACGGCGTGGTCTGGATTGAAGAAGCAGTGGACGGTGAACACGTCAAACAGGGATCCCGTCATCACGGCCGCTCCTTAGCCGGTTCTGCGGGTCTGTGGTCCGGGCAGTAGTCCTGGTCGAGCCTGCGGGTGACCCTGCTGCGGACGTGCGTCCAGCCCGCTTTCGCAGCCTCTCGACGCAGCTTCGACAAGGTAGGCAAAGCGGGGGCTTCTGGCGGCGGAGTGAACTCTTTGGAGCACAAACCGTGGTCGGCGTCCCGGCCGTTGCAGAACAGGTGCGCCTTGTAGTAGCCGCTCATGGCCGGGCTTCTCCGATCGGGAACAGGGGCTCATGCTGGGCAGCGAGCGCGAACTCGAACTCGGTCACGTCCTGGCCGTTGCGGCGGGCCCGCTCGATCCACGCGAGACCGAGCTCGCGAGTGTTTTCGGTGGCCTGCTGAAGTCCAGCGCCGTGGTTTCGGCCGCCGCAGATGCAATCGCACTCCGGATGATCAGCGCCGTAGCATTTCGCATCGCAGCGGCCTTGATCACCTCCGCTGCTGGAGTACGACAGGAGCGTCACCATCACGCGTCCTTCGCCTGATCGTGCTGGCGCTGGGCCTCGAGCAGCCGCAGCTTCGAGCACCGCCCGTCGAACGGCTCCCGGCCCGGAACGTCCGGATCCCAACCGTGGTTGATCGACAACACGAACGCGTTTGGTTCGATCTGGCCGCAGTCCGGGTCAGGGCAGCGCCAGCCGTTGAGCACTGTGCCTTTCGGGGTGCCACCGGCGGTGTCGTAGGGTGCTACCCAGTCGGCTCGCTCGAAATGGGCAGCCCAGTCGGCGCGGGCTTGAGCATGCTTATCGGCTTGCTCGACCTTCCCGAACAGGTCTAGCTGAACGCTCACTGGCCGACCTCACCCCGGATTTGCTCGTCGTGGAACTCGTCGCCGCAGGACCGGCAGCACCACTGGTCATCGACCCACGCGAGCGCACCGCCGCAACTGGGGCACTCGGGGTCAAGGGCGGGCGCATAGTTGAGGCACGCCACGCAGGTAGCCGGGTCGGTGGTGGGGTCCCCGAGCACACGGGGCTTGATCCGGCCGGCGGTCTCGCACAGCGCGCGGCCGGCCAGGTGGTGACGGCGGGCTGTGCGGGCGTCTATCAGCGGGACGACGTGGACGAGCGGGCCGGTGTAGTAGGGGTTGCGGTAGCGGCGGCCTCGCGTGTTCGGGCGGACCTCGACCGGCACCCGACAGTCGGCCAGCGCGGCGTCTGACCGTTCCTGGTCTGCTCGGCTGCGGGCCTCGCGGCGGGCTTGGGCGTCAGCCTGGCGGGCGGCGTCTTCAGCGCGCCAGGCGACAATGCGGGCCGGGAGCGGCGGGTCGATACCGGCGCAGTCAGCGAGAAGGAGAAGCTCGGCCTCGGTCGAGTTGATGCGCCGCAGGCCGGTGAAGTGGAAGCCGAGTACGGCGGTACACCAGTCGTAGCCACGCTGGGCGACGACCTGCTCCTCGTCGCGGAGATGAGCCGGATTCACAAACCGGCTCTGTTGGCGTGCCTGGGCCAGGAAGGCGGGGTACTCGGGGTAGGCCGGCTCCGGGTTGGCGCGGAGCGCGTCCAGTTCGGTGAAGGTGGGCATCGTCAGCACCGCCCGCACATCGGAACACGCTCGGCGTTGTGCTCGCCGCGGTCGTGAGCCTGGATACGCTCCAGGTTCTTCTGCGCCCAGCCGTTGGCCACGGACTTGCGGCAGCGGAGCAGCGAGGTCTCCCAGTCCACCTCGATGCGGGTCTCGGCGTGGATGATCGCCCACGGCGTGCCGGGTATCTCCAGGCGCTCGAACAGCCACACGCCATCTGTCGTCTTGGCGGCCCAGCACTCCTGGTGGGGGGTGAGGCCGCCCGCGCCGCTGCGGATCATGCGCTTGGCCATCCGAGTCTTGATGATCGGCGGGAGCGCGGTCTTGGTGGTCATCGGTCAGCCCTCCTGACCGATCTGCTCGCGGATCCACTGGCGGGCAGCACTGAGGCTGCCGACCTGAATGATGTGGGTGCCGTCGAGTTCGATGTTCGCCCCACGCGAGGTGTGGGTGCCCTCCCAGTTGGCGAAGGGGTAGACGTCGTAGCCCTCGATCTTCCAGTGCTCAACAACGTCCTCGACCTTGTGCTGGTCCAGGCCCTTGCCGAGGTCTCGCTTGCTGTTGCTCATCGGTCAGGCCTCCGTGGTGTAGTCGGCCTGCTCGGCGCGGTACTGGGCTTCGTCGTCCGGGGTGAGGGGGGCCGGGCCGGCGAGGACGTTCTCGTAGGCGTTGACGGCGGCCCACCGGTCGAACTGGTTCTCCTCGGTCGTCCAGCCGGTCTCCCCGAGCGCGTCCATCAGCAGAGCGGAACCCTCGTCGGCCAGGTCGCCGAAAGGGGCGATCCCGGCGTTGCGGTGCTCGCGGGCGAGGTCGATGGCCCGCTGGGCGAGGGTCTGGGTGATGGTGGTCATGGGGGGTGCCTCCCGATCCGGTGTATATACACCATCATAGCGGAGGTGTATCGACACAGGCAAGAGGTTCGTATATACACCGTGGAGATTTCTGCGGATCACTCGACCGCCTCACACGACTTGCAGATCCACCGGTCCGGGTCGTCCAGATCGCGTCGGCAGGTGCGCCGCTCCTCGCAGCACCAGCAGAGCTGATTGCGCTTCTCCTCCCGCCCCGGCAGCGGCTCAGGCCCAGGCTCGGGCAGTGGGACCGCACCAACGCGCTCGCGGTAGATCGCCCGCACCGCCTCGTCCCGCTCAGCCAGCGCCGCCACCAGATCGGCCTCCGAGAGGTCCGTCGCGACCTGCCGGAGCATCGGCCCGAACTCGGCCACACACTGCGGGCACGGGCTGGCCGGTGAGTCTGACTGGTTCCGGCAGCCGGGGAGTGCACACTCGGCGAACAGAACGAGCTGGCCGACTTCCGTCATGCTGCACTCCAATCCAGGCCAAGGGAGTCCTGCTCGCCGACCGTGACAAGCCGCGACAAGAGGTCGGCGCGCCACTGGGAGGCGTAGATCAAACAATTGGCGCAGTTCTTGTGCGTGTGGCCGGGTAGCGGCGGGTTACGCCGCGCCTCATAGCTCCAGGCCATCGAGTCGGCCGAGATGAGCTTGTGCCCAAACGACCGCAATCCCTGGGTCTTCACCCCGAACGCGTGCACCGCATACTCGGGGGTCAGGGCCTCGATCAGCATGCTGATCCGCGCGGTCCCCTGCCGCCGGCACACCGACCCGACCCCGACAACCGGATAGTCCGCCAGCTTCACCCCGGCCGCGGCGTACAGGTCAGCGCAGCGGAGGTATTCGCCGATCGTCCAGCCCTGCAACACGGGCATGAACGGGCACTCGCTGTCGCTGTACGCAGGCCAGAGGTTCACGAGCTGGAGGAAGTTCTCAACTGTCCGCCGCTGGTGCTCACCAACGCTCAGGTGGGTACCGGGGCAGCCCGCGCCGCCCTGGATGATCCACGGCTCGCACATCCAGTCCTGCGGCGCTGCCCACTCCAGGTGCCCGATCTCAGTGTCGTAGCGGGCCACGGCCGCGCAGTACTCGGCCGGGGTGGTGCGCCACTCCCCGAACTTGGACAGTTCGGTGAAGCCGCCGCTGTCGAGCGCCCAGCCGTGTGTGGACGGCTGGAAGGTCTTGTAGCGGGACAGCGCGCGGTGGCCAACGAACATCGGGAAGTCGGCGGCGGGGGTCCACAGCCAGTGGGGCTGGTGGGAGCCGAGGTAGAAGTGGCAGGTCACCGCTCAGCCCTCCTGGGTCTCGCGGTGGGCGCGGGCGAGCCGGCGGGCGTCCACGCGGTTGTCTCCCCAGACGACCCAGCCGCACGTGCAGAGCGCAGCGGCGGACTTGTCATGCATGGGCCGCCCGCGCTTGTCGAAGTAGCCGGTCTCAGGCATCGGGCAGAAGGTCCGCGTGTTGTGCTCAACGGCCGGGGCGGCGGGAACAGGCTCAGGGTCGCCGCAGACATGCGATAGGGCCTCCACACTCGCAGGCAGGTCCGCGAGGCAGTCCCCGCAAAACCAGGTGCTGGTGTCCTCGTCGTAGCAGCGCAGGTCCGAGCGGCCGGTGATGACTTCACGGTCGGCGAGCGTGAGGGGGCGGTCGCTGCATTGGCCTTTGCAAGACCAGTGGTTGTGTAGCTGGCCAACCGTCATGTCCGCTCCATCCTTGCGTTGTGTACATACACCATCGTACATTGGTGTAGAGACACCCCACAAGGAGGACAGTTGCACCCCGTCGATACACCTGCCAGCATCGGGCGTATGCCCAACCAGCCGGCGACCAAGAACAAAGCCTTCCGCGCCCACCACTGGGACGAGTTCGGCGACGCCACCGAGGCGATGGGCACCAACAGGTCCGTAGTGCTGAACGCCTACATCGCCTACCACCTCGGCCTGCCCGGCGCGATCCTGCCCGACCTGCCACCCGGCCACCCCGACATGACCGGCGACCAGATACCCCCACCAGTCGAACTCGTCACCGAGCCAGCCATCGAAGCAGGCTTGGAAGCCGTCGAGGGCCAGGCCGCATGGGACACCGCCGCGGCGGACCCGTCCGCCCGCCGGCTGCTCGTGCACCTCGCCTTGCAGGCCGCCGCGCCGCTGATCGGCACCGCAGCCCGGACGGTCGCCAGGGCGCGCCCACGGCGGACGCCTAGCGCCGGCTCCTGACCGGTTCACTGGCGCCCCGTGAGCACGCGCCAGGCTGCCTTTACAGCAGCGGTGATGATCACGCGCCGGGTGTAGGAGTCGTACCGGGCGAGGTGCCAGCCGCGCATCGTCTGGACCTGCTGGACCGCTGCCTCGACCGCCTCGGCCGGGTCCAGGTTGGCCATCAGATTGCCGACCACGGTCTCGGCGACAGCGGCGCCGATCCGCATGTCCACCTCACGCTGCCCGTCGTCGAGTTCGTCCCACAGGGCGAGCCAGGACGGTTTCGGGTCGGGCTGTTCGCTGGCCCAGGTGATCCAGGTGTCGCGGACTAGCCGGCCGAGGGGTTCGCGTGGGTCAGGCACCGGGCATCCCCTCGATACCCGCCTGTCTGGCGGCGACCAGTTCGCGGACCGTCATCAGAGACCGCAGCAACCGCGTGTAAACGACCTCGAGGTCGAACACCGGCAGGCCGGCGTCAGTGAACTCGATGACCATCTGCTTGGTGTAGACCGAGGCGTCTTCCAGTTCCTCGTACAGGTCCCGCAGCCCGTCCCGCCCATTGTGTGCTTGGAGAGGCAGGTCGTAGCGTTCGATGCCGAGGGCTTTGCGGGCGGCCAGGTCGGCCGCGATCAGCGGCACCGTCAGGTTGTCGGGGTAGGCGCGCTGGAGGTCTTCGGTCACCAGGTCGTGCATGACGGGTCCGCTGGTCGGGGTTGGGAGCGGCTGGTCGCCGGGGCGTTGGCGGGTCATCGCCACTCCTCCGTTTCCGCGGCAGCGCCGAGACGGTCGAGGGCGTCACGGGGCGCTCTCCACTTGGGAGCCACATGCAGGGCGATCAGGGTCAGCGCGGCCAGCAGGTCACCCTTGCTGACCTCGGTCTTGACACCACCGGGGCCGGGGCATTCCCCTTGCCGGGCGTCGACGTCGGTCACCCAGGGCTCGACCCGGGTACGGCTGATGGGCTGGCGGCAGTCGGCGCACGCCGCGTTCTGGGTTTCGTCGCTCGGCGGCGCGGCGAACCGGTACGGCACGTGCGGGCGCGTCGGCTGGGGCCACACAAGCACGCGCTCTGGGGCGGCCGCCCCGAACGGCCAGTGGTATTCGACGTTAGGCACGGGTCATCCCTCCCAGACCCAGAGGCACCAGGCGATGGCAGAGCCGATCGCGAGGACGGCACCGCCAGCGATGGAGCCGATCAACGCGAGCCACATCAGCGGATGGCGGTCCCAGCCGTGGACGGTGAACACCGCCTCGGGGATCCACACCGCGGCGAGGGCACCCGTCAGGATCAGGCCGCCGTACCCAGCGCAGCGGAGCCCGTTGGCGTTCCGCCGCCGGCCAGAGTGCTCGACCTGCTGCTCCAGTTCGGGCCCGCACGGGTGCTCGGGACCGCGCGGCAGATCGGAGACGAGCTCGGCGAGCTGGGTCTCAGTCTTGGCCGCCAGCGCGCGGCCGGTTCGCCGGTTGCACTCGTCTTCGTCGAGCAGGCCAAGGCCGGTGCAGGCGGTCAGGTAGTCGGTGTAGACGCGGCGCCGGTCGTCCCCGATGCGGGTCTGGCCGGTGAGGATGTCAGGGTCGCCTGGGCCGCGTGCCGGGAGGGCTGGTGTGGTGTCGGGCATCAGAACGGCGGCTCTCCCTCGTGCCGGTACTCGGACGCGCCGCCTTCGTCATCGACTTCCGGGCCCGGATCGTAGCCGTCGCTGTCGTCGTCCTGGTCGACGGCTTTCCACGGGTCGCCGTCGCTGGACGGCCCAGCGGTGATCGCGCGTGGCGATTCGGGCTCTAGGGGGCGCGGTGGCGTGGCCAGGTGAACGATCCGGCACGCCGGGCCCGGGACCATCTCGGCGATGATCCTGCCGTCCCAGTTGCGGACCACGGCGATTGGGACGCCGAACCGGGTTTCCTCTGTGATCCAGCCGGTGTTGCTGCGGTAGCCAGGCAGCTCGGTTCGGCCGTAGAAGCCGCCAGGCAGGGGCGCGGGCTCAGGATCGGTTTCGGCGGCGGAGGTGTCCCAGGACTCGTAGTCAGCAAGCCACTGCCTTGCGGTCTCAGCCAGTTCACCGGCGACGGGCACGCTGTTTATGTAGGCAGCGGCGGCGCGCAGTAGTCCGGCCTCGGTGCTTTCGGTTGTCGTCATGATCCATTCCAGGTAGTGGAGGTGTTTCCTGGTGCCCCGGGGGGAAGGCCGGGGCACCAGGAGGCTGAGCCGGTTAGGAGTGAGAGCCGGCGAGGATGGACACACCCGAGCCGCTGGTGCACGACCAGCCCTGCGGGAGGGTGTCGCCTGCCTGTTCCATCTGCTGGGTGACGTTGATGCAGTTCTGCTCGACCACCGGCCCAGTGAGGTCGTTCTGCTCGGCCTGGTCGGCGATCCGCTGGTCCTGCGCGGTCTGCTCGTTCTGCGCGGCGACGTTGGTGTTGGCCTTGGCCTTCACGACAGCCGACAACGCAGACTCAACCTGCGGGTCATAGGCGATCTGACCCGACGACAACGACAGGATGTCCGCCACACCCGCGTACGCGGCGCGCATCGAGGTCCGCACCTGGTCAGTGAGCGTCGAGACCGTGACCCCTCCGCGCTGGCCCGCGTTGGTCTCCGACACCAGGTTGACCGGGTTGAACGTCTCGAAAACGTTGTTGTAGTACTGGGTGATCACGGCCCGGCTGAAATACGCGTTGCCCATCCGTGAAAACGTCCGGTACTCGCGGAACTGGGAATCGGCCCCAGACGGCTTGACCTTCCAGAACACGTTCACATCGAGACACGCGGACTGCTGCCCGGCGATGCGGATTTCGAGGCAGTTCTTGCCGGTGAAGCTGGACTGCTGAACGCTGTCGTCCCAGATCGTGACGTCTTTCCAAGGGGCGACGAGGTGGACGCCGGGGGTGAGGTCACCGTCGACGTGGCCGAACGAGGTGGTGATGCCGACCTCGGACGTGCCGACCGTCGTCCACATCTGCCCGAACAGGATCGACAGGCCTGCGACCACGATCAGCAGAGGGCCGAAGACCGCGAACGGCCACCGGTAGACTTCGCCGTCCTTGTCGAGCACGACAGCGGTGACTATCCCTGCTACGCCGATCGCGGCGAGGGCCAGCAGGAAGATGAACAATGCCATCTTTGAGTGGTTCCTTCCTGGGGGTTTCCCGCTGCCCGGATCTGGGCGGCGGTTGTCCCGGCTCGCCAGGGGCGGCCGGGGAGTCTTTAGGCGGTGCGGCGGCTGCTGACGGGGAGGCCATTCGGCAGGAACCGGGCTGGGGAGAAGTCACGCGGCTCGGATCCGGGGGTGTGCGCGAGCTGCACGAGGGAGATCGCGATCTTGCTGTGGACGTGCCCGTTCGTCACGGCCTGGCCGATCACGGCGCGGACTTCCTGCTCGTCCCAGTCGGGGCGTTCGCTACGGACGTAGGCGACGAGGAGATCGGTGGTGCTCGCGGTCGTGGTCTCGCTCATGCCGCTGACCCAACTTCCGGCTCCGGCAGGCGCTCCCCCGACGATGTGACCTCGTACAGCACTTCACAGGAGCGGACCTTGACCTTCGTGTTGTCCAGCACGACCACGTCGGCCAGCGCCACCCGGCAGGCCAGGTAACGCTTTGACGGGGTGTACAGGTAGGACCCGGCGATGCGCGGGTACGGGCTGAGATGAAGGCCGTACCCGCACTCGGTAACCGCACGGAAGTCAGGTGCCGTGACGGTCTCGCCGATCGGGTACCGCATGCCGTGGCCGGAGACCAGGTTCTCGTCCACGGCCTTGAACAAGGTCATGTGACCGTCCTCAACGGGGATGCCCTCGAACTCAGCCCACTCAGCAGGGCTCACGGTCTCGGGCACCCGGATGATCTGGCCACCAGTGATCTTCGGCCGGTTCGTGTGCTGGTAGACGGTCGCGTACTTCGCGGCGGTGACGGTGCCGTCGTAGGCGTGGACGACTGCGGTGCCTACGGCATGCACGCTGCCGGAGCCGGTCACCCGCCCCACGCTGCCGGAGCCGTCCACCCACTCCACGCGGCCGGAGCCGTCCACCCACTCCACGCGGCCGGAGCCGGTCACCCACCCCACGCGGCCGGAGCCGGTCACCCGCCCCACGCGGCCGGAGCTGATTTCCCTGACGTATCCGGTCACGATGTGCAGGCATGCGCCCGGGTCGTTCTTGTGCTGGTCGTACTCGGTTTGGTTGTGGATTTCGATGCAATTCACGCTGAGAGTTCCTTCGTTTTCGAGGGGTGACATTTCGGGCAGGGGCCGAGGTCCCGGCCGTCGTCTTGGGCTTGGCGACGACGGCTTGGTTCGTGGCACTCACCGCACCAAGGCGGCCGGGCCGGGCCGGGGAGCGCGAACCGGGTTACCGGGTCCGCGTCGGCTTCGATCGCTGCGCGGCAGTACGCGGCGGGATCGTTCGGTTTGCGGCGGCCGAGGATAGTCCGGGCGATCTTCGCGGCGGTGTCAGCGTCGATGCTGCGGCCGGTGGTTTCATCGATCGTTTCGATGATCGTTTTCAAAATCAGATCATCATCGGTTGAACCGTTCTCGGCGTAATGGCTGGTGTGAGATCTGACTGATGGATCTGTGGATCTTTTAGGTTCGGATCTGGATCTGGATAGGGCGATTGGCTGGCGATCGGTATGTGACCGCTCGGAGCGATCGGTATCCGATTCACTATCCGATCGCATACCGATAACTGACCGATCACTAGCGGGCGGGCAGTACGGACAGTTCGGGTTGGTGTGGCCGTCCGTATGCCACCTGCGGTGGTTGCCCAGCTTCCCGCCGTCCGATTTGGCTGCTATCGCGTTGGCCTGCGCCGTCGTCGCCTCAGCCTTCGTCGGATGCAACCAGAAGTAGTCGTGGATGACCCACCCGTCCACGTCCACCGGAGCGGGGCAGTCCGGTGACGGGCATTCGTGCCGGGCGTCATGCCACACCCCGCGTTGTGGTCGCGCGCACTCGGCCGCGAGCTTCGCAGGCTGACGTAGCCGGGGCACCACCAGGGCCACGTCGTCGCGTGGGATGACACCATCGGTGCCGTTGGCGCGGCACCAGAAGATCGCGGTCGTGTGCAGGCGGAACGCGGCGTCCGACAGCCCGGCAACCTTCCGGTTGAACGGGAACTGGTCATCGAACGGGACCCAGGACATGGCCGCTACCAGCCTCCGTTCCGGGTCCGGATCGCGCCGGTCATTGGTGCTCCGCTCGTGTCAGTGGGTGACCCGGTGGCCCCACCCAGGAGGGCGGGCCACCGGCTGGTCAGGCTGGGATCGGGGAGGGCAGGTACTTGTCGATCCAGGCGAGGCCCTGGCGGCCGAGGACGAGCTGGGCGCGGGTGACCGTGACGTAGGCCAACATCGCGTCCTCACGGGCTACCTCGCCGTTTGAGCCGTCGTCGTTCGGCTTCGGCTCGCGGAAGTCGCTGGCGACGAGGACCCGCTTCCATTCGCGGCCCTTGGCCTTGTGAGCGGTGGAGACCACCGCATCGGGGTCGTTCTCCGCGTGGTCTTGGACCTCACCCCAGGTGCGGAACGCGAACAATTCGGGGTGCTGGGTGCCGATACCGGCCTTGAGGTCGATCGCAGCCTCGGCCATCCGCAGCATCTCGTCGCCGCCACCGACCAGCGCGACCCGGCGGCCCGCGGCGAGTTCGGTCATGACCTGCTCGACGGCTTTTGCGTTGGTGCGGCACAGCACGGCGTCAGGGGCGGTCAGGTCGCCGTCCACGACGACAGAGTTCAGCTGCTCGAACCCGGTCACCCGTAGTTCGGCGCCCAGGATGGTGAGCCACTTGTTGGCCTCGGCGGCGACGGCCGGGCCGAACCGGAACGACTTCGACAGGTGCAGGCGGATGTCGGTGGGGAACTTGTCCATCGCGTCGATCGCGCCCCGCCACCCGTAGATCGCCTGGCACGGGTCGCCGACCGCGACGATCTGCGCGGACTGCTGGGCGAGGATCACGGCCAGCACCGCCGGGTTAGCATCCTGCGCCTCGTCGAACAGGATGAAGTCGTACGGGAGTTGGGGGCTGCTCAGGGACCAGATTTTGAGGTAGACGTCATGGTCGAACTTGAGCTGCCCGTCCAGGCGTACGAGGTCGTCCCAGGCGCGGCAGGCGTAGGGGTGGATCGCGTCCTGGATCACGCTGCGTTCGCTGGGGGTGTCGAACCCGGGGATGTGCGGGACGTGCTTGAGCAGAACCTGGGTGTCGGCGCTGTGGCAGAAATTCGAGACGGTTTTGAGGGCGAGGCGGGCGATCTGGTTGGGCTGGATCATGCCTTCGCTGGACACCCGGAGCGCGTCGTTGATCTTGAGGATGCGGGCGGCCTGGGTGGCCGGGACGCGGGGGCCGTGGAGGCGGGCCCGGTACTTGTGCCCGTAGGCGCGGTAGGCGATGGAGTGAGCGGTCGCGCAGAGCGTTCCTGATGGGAATGAGTTGGCCGCGTCGTTGGCGATGGCCCTGTTGTAGGCGAGGTAGAGGCCACGGCGTCGGCCAGCGGCCTCGGCCAGCATGCGGAGGCTGGTGGTCTTGCCTGATCCGGCCGCAGCAACGATCGTGACCGACAACTCGGCCAGGAACGCATCGCGGATCTTCGTTTGCTCGCCGGTTGGGGTGGGGGTGCTCATCTGGTCCTGCCTTCCATGAACCCGACGTGGTGTATATACACCACTCTAGTCAGGTGTAGTGACACCATGCAAGCCGGGAGCATATACACCACGTCGGCCCGGATCATGCGGCGACCGCCGCCCGTTGCCCCGTGCGCCGCAACGCAGCCTGGAACGCGTTCTTGCCGACCCTCAGCCGTTCCCGGGCCTGATCCCGCGTGTATCCCTGCGCCAGCAGCTCGGCGGCGTCCTCGGCCACGTCAGCCGCCCGGCGGGTGCGCCGGCCTGTCGGCTTCCAGCCTTCGGCCGGCCCGGCCGAGGGGTCATCGATGGTGTCGTCGTCCCACGCGAGCGGCGGCACCCACCCCCGCGCAGCCGCGTAGTTCCGCGCGTAGGACATCGCTGTCCGCTCGGCTCGTGTCCGCTGCGGCGGCGGCTGATCCCACAGCCGGTCGTAGAGCTCACGGACAGCTCGTGCCAGGGAGGCGGTGACGATGCCGCTCCGAACCGATCCACGGAGCCGTTCTTCCGGGCGACCCAGATACGCCGCTAGGACGGACTGGGGGTAGCCGACCGCTACGAGGGCCTGGATACGGCGGACGGTACCGGCCGGTTCGACCCGCGCCCGGTAGCCGTAGGCGTTCAGCGTCGGCTTGACCGCGAGGATTCTGGTGGCAGTCTCGACGCGGACCCGCTTAGCCGGGCCCATGATGTAGATAAGGCTGGACTGGGATAGTCCGGTCAGGGCGGACAGGCGCCCTTGGCTGATGCCAGCGGCGTCCAAGGCCAGGACGTGGTCGCGGACTGGTCCCGCGTCCGTGTAGGTGTTCCACCGGCCGTACGCCTTGGCTCGAATCCGCCGGTCCCGGGCGGCAGCCTGAGCGGCCCTGCACGGATCGCAGCGGCACCCGCGGCCTCGGATCCGGCCCGGTTCGGGGCCCCACGTGTAGCAACCGGTAGTGCCGTGCTGGCGGTAGGTGGGAGGCGCGCTCATGCGGTGGCCTCCGGGGTGTGGAGTATGGCCCGCAGCCGTGCCCCGATCCACTGGCCGACCTGCGGTGTGACGCCGTTGCCGTATCCGTCGACCTGGTCCCGCGCGCTGCCCCATACGACGAAGGAGCCTTTGTAGCCGTAGCCGGGGAAGTCGACGTCGAAGCCGCAGCCCCGGCCGACCTCGTGGGGACCCAGCATCTTGAAGTACCAGTCCTCGAGTGGCAGGTCCCTGAGGGCTGCGGTGAGCAGCGCGGTAGTGTCGCGGCTGGTGAGCGTGCCGAACGGGTCGCTGACCGGGTGTGGCGCGGTGGCGTCGCTGCTGCGGCCGTTCTGTTTGAACCAGCCGGAGAACAGCGCCCCCTGCGTGATGGCCGAACCGACCACGGTGCCCAGCGGGTCGCTGAGCGGGTGGGTCCGGTACTTCGCCTCGTCGATCGAGCCGTTGTTCTTGATGGTGCCGCCCGCCGTGAGCAGGCCGAGCGTTTGACTGGCGGTTACCGCAGGCATTGGGTCGGCCGGGCCGACTGGAGCGCTGGCCCGGCGAAGCGGGACAACGCCAGACGACAGGACACCGAGGCCGCCCGAGCCAGCGCCGCCGACGAGGGTCTGCATGGGCTCGGTCACGCTGCGGCTTGTGCCGTTGGTGCGGTTCGGCAGAATCCGCGCGGTCAGCAGGCCGAGGGTTTCCGAGCCGCCTTGCGTTGGCAGGGGCTCGTCTGCGCCGCGGGGGGAACCTTGGTAGTTGTCCACGGCAACTGCGATGGGGGGCGTCATCAGGCCTGTGGAGTTGGTTCCGGTTTGTGCCCACAGCGGCTGGTCGAGGCCGCGTGAGCGGCAGTTCGAGCCGGGCCGTTCGAAGGTGTGCCCGGCGGCGCCCATGATGACGCCAGTCGAGGCGATGAGGGCGGCCTTTTCGTGGGTGGTCGTCACGGTGTCCATCGGCCGGGTGATGTGCTGGCCGTCGCCGTTGTGACGGTGCGCGGGGACGACCGAGCCAGTCATGGCGACACCGGCAGTCTGGGATGTCATCGGCTGCCACGGGTGTCCGCCCGGGCCGGTCACGGCCGAAGCGGGCATCAGGACGAGAGGGAACTCGGCGGCCCGCTGGCGGCACCGTTCGGCACGCTCCATCGTCGAGGCGGCCAGCGGCTTGGCCCGGTCACCGATCCGGGTGCCGAGGTTGGTCAGGTCCAGCGCGTCCAGCGACGGGGACATGGGGGGGATGACCTCGGCGCGGCACCTCGGGCAGCGGTAGTCGTACTGTTCGCCGTAGCACACCTTCCCTGTGGCCGGGATGCCTGTACGCCAGGTCCAGACGGCTTCGACGACCTGATCGCAGCGGCTGCACCACGAGGGGGGCCGGTGTTCAAGGTCGGGCTTGGGCAGGCGCCGGTCCCAGAAGACGCCGAACCACCGGTTCCGGGACTGGGGCACTCCAAAGAACATCGAGTTCAGGTACAGGATCTTGTAGTCGTAATTGAGTTTGGTGAACTGCTTGAGCCACCAGCGGTAGGTGGAGCCGTCGCCGACCTTCCGCCGGCCGGGGATCGCTGGGCCCCAGGACTGGATCTGGGTGGTGCACTCGACGAGGATCAGCCGCGGGTGGTGGCGTTCGGCGTAGTGCAGGACGCAGTTATGAACGATCAGCCCATCGGCGACGAAGCTGTGATCCTCCTCCACCTCGATGTCGAAAACCTGGGCTTGGCGATTCTCGTCAATCACCTCGCGAACGACACCTACACACCGGCCGTTGATCGTGGCGATGGTTGATGTGCGGCGCTGCTGGGCCATCCACTGCAAGATCCACGCCGGGCGGGTGATGCCGGATCGGCCTTCGATGGTCCACTGCTCAGGCTTCCGGCAGCGGAGCGTCGGCCGGTACCCGAGACCCTGCAGGAGAAGTTTCATCCCGATCGCGAGTTTCCGGCTGACCGTGGCGCACGATCCTCGCCGACCGCCGAGGCCGGTCGCGCCATCGGCGGACAGATAACCTTCGACTAGCGCCTTCCGGTATTCCTCGTCCATGCTCAGCGCCCACGCGGGAATCGTCTTACCGTGGGCTAGTTCGCCGAAGTGCTCCATCAGCCACCGGGCGAACGGCCCGCTGCCACGCAGTTCGTAGCGGATTATGGTGGGGTCCTCATGGACCCGCGCAGCGGCCCACATGCCGTCGAGTTCCGCGCGCTCGGCGTGGCCGCAGCAGATGCCAACCATTACTCCGGACGGAGAGCAATGCCGGATCCATCCGTCGCCGAGCCACCGGCCGACAGTCCACCAGAAGTGATGGTCGTAAGCCCACCCGTTAGGAGCAGGCGGAACGGCGCACTCCGGGAATTCGGTCGGCGACTGCCATGCATGGCCAATCAGATCGGCGGCGGCCGTCCAGTCCTCGGCACCGCTGAACACCCAGCCACGCCGGGTTAGCTCAGATGCCCGGGTCAGGAACTGGTGATCGGCAGTCACCTCGAGGGCGGTGTGCCCACGGCCCTTGACAGTGATCACGCGGGAGCGGCGAGACATCGTGGCTGTCACTCGCCGCCACCGGTTCCGATGTGTTAGAACTTCGTCCCCGGCCGCCAGCTCCTCGATGGGGACCATGCCACGTCGCGCCACCACGATGGTTCCTGCCGGGAAGCAGTTGGCGGTGGCCCGGTCCCGCTCGGAGCGGGTCACCCGCGCGTCGAAGTCCGGATCGTCGAGGTCGAACAGTGACAGCCTCTGCTCGTACGCCTTGATCGTGTTCGCCTGGGAATGGTTGACGCAGCTGACACCTGCGACCAAGAGATCGGCGGCGGGCAGATCGCGAGCGGAGTGGTAATCCGACGAGTCAGGGTCAACGAGGTCTGCGATCCAGTGTTCGGCGTGCGGGTGGTTGGCCTCGTGCACCTCGACTTTGTACGCGTTGTGGTTGGCCGCCATGATCGTTGTGAAGCCGGCCATCTCGATGCCGCGAGTCAATCCACCGAAACCGGAGAAAAGATCAACGGCGATCAGGTCATCGTGGGCGAACCTGCGACGGCGAGCGGCCGGCCGGTGCTCAGCAGTTCGCGTCATGCCCGGTCTCCTTTGACCCGGCTGACGCGTGAGTCGGCGGCGTCGTAGCCGCCGAACGGAGTCCGGTTGGGGACATGCCGGTTACCCGGCGACTCCCGGTGGGTGCGGATCGGGCCACCGGCTTCCAGCCACCCAGGCGGGTAGACCGCGGTGACCGTCTCGACCCAGTGGGCGAGAGCCTTCGCCCCCTGCCTGCCGGCCGTGTCCCTGGGCAAACTCGCGACGACCGGCAGGTCCCGCCAGCCGGGCCACGCGTGGTCGAGCCCGGCGGCGGCGGCTTCGCTCTCGTCTCCTACGGGGTCGCCTTCCCAGTTACAGGCCGGATGGAGGCAGCAGCCCCGGTAGCGCTCGTACCTGCCGATCTCGTGGGTGCAGCCGACAGGCGGGTCGCCCCGGTAGGGGTTGGCGGTGTCTGCGGAGAGGACGGTCACCTGGCATCGGTCAGTGGGCTTGTCCGGGCAGGTGATGTAGACGGTCCAGGCGTGCGCCCTGGCCGCCGCGCTGCTAGTGCCGTACTCGGCCGCCCACGCTTCCAACTCAGCCGCCCGGGCGGCCAGGCCACGGGCAGGCGATGCGTACAGGCACGGCGCGGGCTTGTCTTGTTTGGCCAGCTCGAGTGCTTCGAACAGGTCGATCTGGCCGTCTAGCTGGGCGGTCATCGGTTCTCACTCCAGATGTTCGAGGGGCCTGCCGAGCGCTCGTCATCGATCCGGCCCCACTTCCGGTAGGTGCGGACCGCCTGGACGACAGCGAGAGCCGCTGCGGCACCGACCAGGTAGCGGGTCACTGGGTCGCCGCCGATCCGGCCAGCGCGGCGCGGCCGGCTTCCATCAGTTCGTTGCCGCGTTTACAACTCGTGGCGTGGAGGATCATGTTGAGCAGGCCGAGTTCGGTGGCGTCCGGGCCGAGGTTGGGCATCGGCGGTGCGGCGCGCATGCCGCGTAGCTTGCTGCCGACGCCCTTGCGCAGGGTTGAGGCTTCGGCGCCGCACCGGCACCGGATACCAGGGGTGCCGTGCTTGTCGCGGACGATCAGCAGCGGAAGGACGGTGAAGTCGCTCACGGCACCCTCACCGGCCTTGTAGCTGCCGACTTGGCGTGCCGGTCATGCAGCAGGATTGAGCCCGCGCATGCGACGTTCATTGACTGCGAGACGACCGTCTCGACCTGGGTCAGGTAGTGACACTGGTCGAGTACCGAAACAGGCAGCCCGTGGTCTTCCGCGCCGAGTAGGTAGCACGCCCGTTCCGGGTGCACGAACGACGCGAGGTGTTCGGCGCGCGGGTCGAGTTCGACGCCGACGAGCGGGCACGACCACGGCAGGTGCGTGACCAGGTCGTCCAAGTCGGTGAAGTGGAACATCGGGGTGCGCTGCGGGGTGTCGATCGTGTCGCTGGCCTGCCTGGTATAGCGGTGGCCGACCGTGAACACGAACGCGCAGTCGAACAGGAACGCTGACCGCCACAGCGACCCGACGTTGATCTTGGTCTTCGGATGCCAGATGCCGATCGCGGCGAAGCCCCGGCCAGCTCGGGCGTAGGTGCGGCGGGTCACGCGGCCTCACCGACCCGGGGGAACTCGCGGATGCGGAGGTCTGCTGGCCAGCGGTCCCAGTCGCCGCCTTTCGGACCCGCGTCGAACTCGCGGCCGAGGACCCGGCCCATCTGCTTAACGAACACGGGCGTGCCGGTGACCTGGCACTCCTCGACGATCCACCGCGCCCAGTTCGGCCGCATCTCCCGGGCGCCTGGTCCTGACTCGCCGCCGACGATCACCCAGTCCAGCGTCGGCCCAGGTTCGGCCCACGGTTCGGCCAGGTTGACGCGGGGCCCGCCACCGAGCGGTGGCAGCCACTCGCCCGGCCGGAACCCGATCGGGCCGAGCAACGGTTCGGCGCTGACCCCGCGCACCGCGGCGGGGGTGGCGAGCAACGCGGGGATCCGAATGTCGGCCCACTTCTGGTTTTCGGCCGAGACGAGCAGCCAAACGTTCGGCAGTGGCCATCCTGGCCAGGAGCGGGAGTCACCAGGGATGTTCCGGTCAAGCAGCCAGTACAGGTAAGCGGCCTTGATGAAGGAATCCTGGTTGAGCAGGCTCCGCATCCGGCCGTGCCGTTTGGTCAGCACGATGAAGATGTGTTGCGGGCAGGCGGCCATCACCGCGAACACGCGGGCGATGAACCGCCAGTCGATCTGGTCGTGGAACAGGTCGCTCATCGAGTTGACGAAGATGCCCCGGGGCTGCGTCCACCGGAGCGGGATAGTCAGTCGGTCGGGCCACAACCGGACGTCGAACCCTTGCTCGAAGTGGTGGCCGGGGGTTCCGCGCCACCGCTCAGCGAACGTCTTTGCGTAACAGTTGTCACAGCCCTCGGAAGTCTCTTTGCAGCCGGTTGCCGGGTTCCATGTCGCTCCGGTACGGCCGGGGAGGCTGGTCCATTCGATCTTGCTCTTATCCGCCACCGTCGCCCCCTTGGGCTTGCTGACGAAGCACCTTGACCGTGGTCGGGCTCAACCGGACCCCGTACTCGCCGGCGAACCAGTCGGCGACCTTGTACGCGGACCCGCGGGCCAGCAGGATCGCGGTCCGCTGCTCGTCGTCCAGGGCGGCGAGCTGCCGGTGCCAGCGGCGGGTGTCCTCGGCGGCGACCAGGTTCCGCACAGACGCTGCGTGCCGCTTGGCTTTGCGGAGTTCCCGGGTGGCTCCCCGCCCGGCCGGGCCGCTGAACCTGGGTGGCTTGGCCGGGTTCACGCCGGGGCTCCCCTGCGGGCGAGTGGGGACCGGGAGCCGATCCGGGCGCGGGCCCGGGCGGCGTACGCCATCGCTTCGGCCCGCTCGGCCCAGCCGGGAGTGTCGTGGTCGAGCGGTGCCGTGTGCATCCGGCAGGCGGGGTTACGGCTCAGGAGGTACCAGGGCTGCCCGGCTTCGAGGAAGTCCCATTCGCATCGGCACTGCGCCGGGCCGGGGACGTCCCGCCAGTTGACGGCAATCAACGGCGGTGGCGTGGCCGCTAGGCGTTCGGGTGCGGTGAGCAGTGCCGCGGTCACTTGGTCCTCCGTGTGCGTCCGGTGAGCAGGTACTCGGCGTCAGGCCACATCCGCACGGCCAGCCGGCCCAACTCGGCTTCCTGGTCGGCGGGCAGGGGGGTAGTGAGCCATTCCGGGTGTCCGGACGGCATGCCGGTGTTCTTACGGGCGGTGTCTTCGGCTGGGTTGCCGGTGCTGACAAACGCCCGGTGGCGGGCCGTCCAGGCGAGCAGCACGACCAGGGCGGCGAACACCGCGCCGAAGGTGTAGAAGTTCCGGTAGTCGCAGAACACGCCACCGGTCACGCTGAGCAGCGGATAAGGCCAGTAGCGGGCGACCACCCGGCGGGCCCGTCTCACGCTGCCTCCCACGAGTGGACGAGCAGCCCGAGGGCGTACGCCCAGCCGAGTTCGCTATCGGGGTCGTCCGTGAGCGTGGTGTGGCACGGCCGGCACGGCGGGGCCTGGTTGTTCTCGTCGGTGATGGAGCCGCCGCGGGCGCGGGTCAACGGCTCGTGCACGTCGTCGGCCCACCGGCCGCACGCCGCCAGCACCTTGGCCGGGATGCCTTCGGCCCCGCCCGCGGCGAGTTCGTAGACGATGCACAGCGGCCGCTCGGGGTAGAGCTCGGCGACCATCGCGCGGCGGGCCCGGTTCTCGGCGGCGCGTTTCTTGCTGACCGGGTTGATCCGGCCCGTTCGCTGGAGTCCCTTACCGGGCTGGAACCCGGCCGACCGCTGTAGCGGCCGGCCGGGGGCTAGTGGTGTCCGCTTCATGCCGCCACCAAGACTGCGGGCATCGACACGGGCAGTTCGGTTTTGATGTGGTAGTGGCCGCCGTGCCTGACCGCGTGCATCTGGACGCCCAGGTAAGCCCACTTAGCGATCTTGCGGTTGGCGGCTTTCTTCGTCGAGTAGGCGCGTTTGCCGCCGTCCGGGCACCATTGAGCGCGGGCCATCACGACTCACCACCGGTACAAACCCGGTCGAAGATGTCGCGGGCGAGACGGGCATCACCGAGGGCGGTGTGGGCCTCGTAGACGTCCGGGTTAAGGCCGACTAGCGCGGCGGCCATGGTCAGCTTCAGCGGCCACGGCAGTGGGTAGTTGCCGTCAACCTGGCCGTGGATGTAGCCGCGCACCAGCGAGCCGATGTCGGTGTAGTGGTAGTCGGCGTCGAAGGGCCGGCCGTGATTCTCCAGCAAGGCGATGAGGTGTGCCGCGTCGAACCACGGATTGGTGCCAATCAGGTGCGCGCCAGCCAGCAGCGAGGCGATGTCGAAGGCGACCGCCCAGTCCGTGACAGGCTCGCGGCCACCCCTTAGTTCGTCGCGTGCCATGCCGGGGCGCTCGTAGCGGACAGAGCACCGCTCGTGGTAGCCGCCGATCTTGAGTGATTCGGGGTCCATCGGGCCTGAGGGCCGCAGGTGCCACAGGTACTCGGTGTCGCCTGGCCGGCCGAGGGCGGGGTCGCGGACGATCAGCGCGATCTCCCACGCCTCGCTGCCGCGATCAACGCGGATTCCGCTGGTCTCGCAGTCTGCGAACACGAGGCGGTCGTTCATGATGCCACCTCAGGCCCGGCGGCCGGGAGGGCCAGCAGGTCACCCACGGGGATCGCGCCGGCCCGCCACGCCTCAGCGACGATCTGCTGAGCCTCGCTGGTGAGCGTGACGGTGGGAGTCGGGTCGTCGGCTTCGGGCAGCTCGATGCCGGGGATGTCGTCCTTGGTGAGCCGTTCCCCGGCGGCGGTCACGTAGTAGCCGGGTTTCTTCAGCGACTTGATGAGGTCGTCCACCCAGTACGGGTCCGGTTCGCTGCCGGTCTCCAGTGCCCCGGGCCAGTGCTCGATGAGGTGGACGATCAGCTCGTCCTGGGGGGCGACGATCTTCACGGTGTCGCGCAGCTTCTCCGGGTAGTTCTTCCTGGTCCAGGCGAGCAGCGCGGCGGGGTCCTTCACGTAGGCGCTTTTCTGCGCAGGCTTGGGCATGGCCACCCAGGCGGCTGTCTTGCCGCCGAACTTCACGGCGTGCCGCTCGCCGGATTCCAGTTCCCTGCGGGCGGCCGGGATCATCTCGCTGGTGCGCAGCGCGGCCAGGATCTCGGTGAGCACCTTGGCCACGGTGAGCCGCTGCACGAGGCTCAGGGCCGGGGCGGTCACGCCACTGCCTCAGCGGTGTCAGCGACACGGGCGAGGATCGCCGCGCGAATCTGGCCCGCCCGGGTCTCGTCGATGTTCCCGGCCGCGAACTCGGCCTCCAGTTCAGCGATGGCCGCGTCAGCGTCGGCGTGGCATTCGACGCATTCGACCTTGGGTGCCCACGGGTCCTCGGGGTCGAGCGGCGCGGGAGCCTCCTGGGCCGCTGCGGCGAGATCGGCGGCCCGGGCCTTGAGCAGTTCCGCGATGGCCAGCGCGGTCTCGGCGGTGATCTCGCGCGCGTTCCGCTTGGCCGCCGTCTGGCGCCATAGCGCCTGGCCTGCTTCCTCTGTGCCGAAGCACGCCGCGTGTTCCTTCATCGCGTCCACCCAGGCGGGGTCTTCCTCGATGACCTCGGCGTCCACAGGCGCGCTCGCCGGCTGCTGCCGGGAACTGGACCACGCAGCCTCTTCCACGATCTCGCCACCGACGACGTTGCCGTCCCCGTCCACTTCGGCGCCCAGTTCCTCGGGCGTGTAGTGCAGGCCGAACAGGGCTTCCTCACAGGCGTCGCGGGCGCACTGGGTGATGGCGCGGCTCTTGAGCATCGCGGCCGGGTACTTGATCCAGACGTCCTTGCCCAGCAGCTTCGCCATCTCGGCACTGGGGTTGTCGTCAGCGTTCTTGCGCAGCGTCCAGGTCACCTGGAAGGTGAAGCCGGGGTCGTCGCAGCGGACGATCTGGCAGGTGGCTGACTTACTGTCGCCGAACACGCGGAGCTTGTGCCCGGCCCGCCGCACCAGCGCGGAGATCAGCCCGGCGCTCGCGGACGGCTTGCCCTCGATCACATGCACGCCGGTCATCGCGGCCATCGGGGCCAGGCGCAGCATCTCGCCGTACTCCAGCGCCCACAGCACGTTCGCGGGCTGATTGCGGTACTGGGCAGGCAGCAGGCCAGAATCGGCCAGCAGTTCGCAGTACTGGATTTTCGCGGGCAGAGATTGCTGCTGACGGACAGCAGGCAGGTTCGGGGCCTCCAGCGCCGCCGCAGCCGCTGCTGCGACCTCGGGGCTCTCGGGAACCGGGGCGGTGGTGTCGTCGGGGGTTTCGTCCGGCCGAGGATCTGCGTTTGTATCGGCGATGACGGTCATTACTTCTCTCCGTAGGTCAGGGCGGCCAGCAGCGCTCGCGCAGCGGAACGGCGGCCGGGAAGGTGCGGGAGGTTCCGGCGGGGGCGCACAGGCGCACTCAGCGCAGACGCGCCGGGAAGCTGGCTGTCGTACAGGCGGGCGAACAGCACCTCACGCCTGTGGGCCAGCAGACTCTGGTGAGCCCAGCGGTCAAGGTGCTCGGACACCTCGTGCAAGGCCAGGGTGTCGGCGGACCGGGCCAGCCATTCGAGGTTGCGGGCACGCTCGGCGTCGGTCAGGGGACGGTGGCAGGGCACGGGGCCGAGAGTCACGGTGGTCATGACTGGCGGCCGTCCCACTCGGCGGCCTGCTCACCGATGCCGAACAGGATGCGCTCAGCCCTGGCCAGCAAGGGCGAGGAGCTGATGATCTGCTCCTGGAGGGTGGCCAGCACGGAACTCGCGGGACGCCGCGGCACGAAGGCCACGGGCGCGGCAGCGGGAACAGGTGTCTCGGGTTCGTCGACCGCACGGCGGCTGAGCAGGACGACGATGACGGCCAGCGCCAGCAGGGTCAGGGCGACGATCAGCGCGGTCACCGGGGGTCACCCCACCGGGATTGCGCGAGGACACCTGCGGCGATGATCACAGCCAGCGCGGCGGCAACGATGACCACCAGGACAGCCGGGGGCATCAGGCGGCGCGCCGGTCGGTATGGCCGATGACGAGCACGATCTGGCACGGGGAGAACACCATGGACCCGCGCTGGTGGCCGATGCGGTAGTCGAGAACGGCGTGCGCCGGATCGGCCAGGTGAACGGCCTCGACCTCGACATCGAATGGGTCACGTCCGACACGGCGCTGGTCCACCATGTGGGGCTGGAGGTGAGCGAGCGCGCCAGGCTTCAAGTCGCGGGCGGTGACCCGGCGGCCGGTGATGTAGGTGTTCATTGAGCTGGTCTCCCTTCGTGTTACCTTTGGTTCCGGCAGGTCGGGTCTCCCTTCCCTGCCGTCCCGCCCCGCCGGTTGCATCGGCGGGGCGAAGCTTTTTCAGGCCGCGTCACTTTCCTTCCGCGAGGCGGCGTCGGTGTTGTGCTGGCGGGCGCGGGCCGCGACCCGTTCGATCTCGTCTCGGGTGAGAGCAGGCGCCGGGTCAGCGGCTTCGTCAGCGACGCCGGCGGCGAACGCCTGCTCGGCCGTGACGATCCGGTCGGTGCTCATGACTGGCTCGGCACGCTGAGGGGGCGCCGCGCCGCGCTTCCGTCCCGGCTCGTGCCGGTCAGGGCACCGTGCAGAGATGTGCCGGGCTTGACGATGGCCACCAGCGGGACATCCAACTCGCGGGCGATCGCGGTGAGCGTCTCCAGACCTGCGCCGCGGTTTCCGTTCTCGATGTTCTTGAGTGACGACGATGCGATGCCGACCCGCGCGGCGAACTCGTCCGGCTTCAGGTCGCGGTCCCGGCGCAGGCGCCTGATCTCGGCACCGTCCTGGTACCCACTGCTGACATCCACAAGGACACTCTAGGATTCACGAGGAATCAGCGTCAAGTCCTCTGGAGCATCTTTTGCCACATCAGAGACCTAGTGAATCATCCTGAACCTTAGTAGACGCACGAGAAACCCTTATGGTTTACCGGCTGACTTGACAGATTCGGGCGTGCTGGGAGACTCTAGGCCGGGAGCGGATTCCCCCTGAATCCCTAGGCCGCCGCCTGGGCCACACGGAGGCACACCCCTGATGGCAGCAGACCCGCGCTGGGTGCACCTGGGTACCCTCCTGGTACGCAGGCGCGTCGAGATGAACCCCAGGTTCCGCAACCGGCGCACCTTCGCAGCCGAGCGCAAGATCGAGTACCGCTACGTCAGCGACATCGAGCGCGCAGCCCGCTCCAACTTCGAGGCACAGACCATCGCCCAGTTCGAGATCGCCTACGACCTGCCCGCGGGCGCGATTGAGCGCGCCATCGCCACGGGAGTACTTGTCACCGGCGATGACGTGCCCGAGCCGGTGCCAGCCCCAGAACCAGAGAACACGGACCTGGCGTATGTGCGGAAGTCGCTCCCGCATCTAGAGCCGGCGCACCTCGCCGTCCTGGCCGGCCTCGTGAAGTCCTGGATCGAGCCGATTCCACCGGCCGTGGACCAGCGGCACACCGCCTAACTGGCGCAGACCCTCACCCGGATTCCAAGTAGTCCGATCTTCACGATGCACTGCACCTGATGCCCGGGTGGTGTCGTCCCCGGCGGCGTCGTGACGGGCTGTGTCGGCGTGATCGTGACCGGCGGCGGTGAAGGCCCCCGAGAGGACGACGGGCCGGACGGGAGCGCCAGGCGCGTGTGAGCGGCCAGGACCGCCGCAGGGCTGCCAGCCTCATGCTGCGGCGTGGTCCTGGCCGCGACCTCTCGCCGCGGACGATCCGTGCGTGGTGGTGGAGGAACGGTCGCTGTTGTGGTCGCGGCGGGAGGGGTGCTCTGCGGCTCCCCCGCGGGGTGCGGGACCGCAGACGCTACGAGGGCCAGCCCGGCCGCGGTGCCTGCTGCAACGACAGCTGAGGCGGCGGCGGGGATGCCGGGATGCCGGTGCGCCGCTTCAGCGGCCCCAGCAGCGAACAACGCGGCGGGCACGAGTACCAGATCGCGGCGGTCAGTGCCCAGCAGGCGCTTGGCTTCGCGGACGGCTTCGGTTCTTTCGTGCCGCGATAGACCTCGCCAGATGAGGAAGACGGGCTGTCCGTCCTCCATTTTCACGACGACGGGGCCTTCGGGGGGAAGGTCGTCAACGTAACGGTAACCGCGGATCATGAGAGATTCCGGGCGATGTGCTGCCATGCCTCCCCAGCGGACCTATTCCCGATTGCGTCACGGGAAATAACAACGACTGCGCCGCCGGGCAGGCGGATCGCCTGGAATGCGCGCGTGCAGGAATGATAGGCGGCGACAAACTGGGGCGGGGGGTCCGACCATTGCGGGCGCCCGAGGTTCGCGCATGCGGCGTTGAGAGCTGCCTGGGCGGCGGCTGCGCGGGCCTCGGCTTGGTCCGCGCGGTCGCGTTCCTGCTTGATCTGGGCACGCAGGCCGCCGCTGTCGATGTCTCTCACTGCACGCTCAGGGGTTGTCATCTCCGCCTTCCCTAGCCGCTGGCTGACTCGGGGTGTGGCGCAGGATCGCTGTCCAGGCGGGTGGGCAGGATGGTGCGTCGCGAAAGCGATAATAGGTCCGCCGTTTCCCGTTTTGCAACATGCCGTTTCCCGCGAGGTCAGCGAAAGTTTTGCACGTCATTCCATGTAAACCGCTGCCCGTCGGTGGGCGTCTCATGCGTCATCATCAGGACATTCTTGTCCATGCGAATTAACTGCGTTCTGGGGCAAACAGCCAACTTTACCTTCACGTTACTTTCACCACCTATTTACGGACGCAGGTAAATAACCGGCTGTGGTTCCTCGTGCGCAGCCGGTCCTCTCCACTGGCAGCCCCCAGTTGCCGGGGACGCTGCCAGACAGTCATGTCCCGGCAGCCCCGCAGGCTACTCCTGCCCGGCAACCTACTCCCGGCGCAGAGGGGGTGTCCAGGGTGACCGGGTTATCCCCGGTGATCGGGCTGATCCAGGTACTCGCTAAGAACTGGTGGATCATGGAAATCGACCGGTTCGGGCCCGAGCCCGCCTACGTGCAGATAGCCAACTGGCTCAGGCAGCGGATCACCAGCGGCGATCTGCCACCAGGCACCCCCATCCCCAGCAAGAAGCAGATACGCCAGGAACTCGGCGTCGCCGGCCAGACAGTGGACAAAGCTGTCCAGATACTCAAAGACGAAGGCCTCGTGGCCACCGCCCGCGGCCTCGGCATCTACGTCATCGACACCAAGAAGCCCCGCCAGCCATAAGCGCTGGCGGGGCCATGCGGCACCAGACGTGCGGTAACCCTACCCGGCGGTATTCGCGTCCTCCCACTTACCGCTCAGCGGGTCCTGCACGATCTCACACGACGCAATGTTGTAGCTCCCGGTCGCCGTCGCGGCCGAGACCAGCTTGCCGTCCACCAGGATCCGGCAGTGCACCGCCCCGCCGCCATTCAACTGGGCCTCGATGGAGTAGTCGTCGGCGTGCTCGAGCTTCCCGGTCACCTTCATCGGCACGTGGCCGGTCAGCGATGATCCCTGCGCGCCGTAGGTCACGTCCGCGGCCGAGCCGGTGACTTCGTAGGTGACCGTGCTCGGCACCGCGGCTGCGGCGCTGGCCGGGTGGCTCGCGGGCGCACTCGACGGTGTGCCCGCGGCGGGAGTGGTGGCCGCGGCGGGGGTTTTCTTGCCGCTAGCCGATCCCGCAACCGCGGCAATGATGAAGACCACGACCGCAGCGGCGCAGATCAGCACGATGTTCCGCGTGGTGTGCTTACGCTTTGGCGGCCTCGGCGGCGGCTGGTATCGCTGTGGCGGCAGGTAGCCAGGATCCTGCGGCGGCGGGTAGCCCTGGCCAGGAGGCTTGTACTGCTGCTGGGGTGGCGGCTGGCGCCCCAGCATATGTGCAGGCGGCGGCCGGTCGCCTTGCTCCCAGGGTTGCGGAGGGCGGCCGGAACGCTGTGGAGGTAATCCGTACTGATCGCTCATGCCCGGTAAGACGCACCACCGGGCTCCGTGGTTTACCCTGGCCGTGGTTTCCCCGCAGCCCAGCGAACTGGCTCATATGATCAGATCCCGCGCGGCCCTGGTCAGCAGTTCCCGCGCACCGGCGCCCGTTTCGGCCGCGGCGAGCAGATCGTCCATGATGTTGCCGTACCGCGAAGCCTCGGCGAGTTCCGGCTTCACCTCGGACGTGTAGGTCTCCATGATCACGAGGTCGTCCACCATCAGGAACCCGAGGATGGGCACCACGGCTAGTTCCCGGCCCGGTGGGATGACCCCGAACGTCACGTTGGCCAGCCCCGTCACCGTGAGCAGCCGGTCGATCTGCGCAGACATCACTGGCACCGGGCACGTCAGGTAGCGGACCGCGGCCTCGCAGATCACGAACTCGAACGTCTTACCCGAGTCGTACAGCACTTCCTGCCGGCGCGCCCGCGCGGCGACCGCTTCCTCAACACCATCCGGGCTTTCCCCGAACCGGCGTGCCGATATCTCCATCTGGGAGCGGGCGTAGTCCGGGGTCTGGAGCAGGCCCGGGACTAGCAGCGTCTCGAAGTTACGGATGCGGGATGCCCCGCGCACGATCGTGTCGTACTCGGCTTGGAGCGCGGCGTGGCCGCTCCGCAGCCGCAGCCGCCATTCCCGGTACACGGACTGTGCCTCGTCCAGCAGCGCCAGCAGGTCAGCACGTTCGTCTGGCTGGCCGCAGGCAGTGACCCAGCCTGTGATGTCGGCCTCGGTGGGCATCTGGCGGCCGTTCTCCAGCTTGGGCACCTTGCTGCGGGGCCACCCCAGCTGGGCGGCAAGTTCGACACCAGTGAGCCCGGCGGTCTTGCGGATGCGCACCAGGCGCTCCGCGAGGCCGCCGGGCTGATTGAGCCATACTCCAGTCGGCTGCACGGTCATCCCTGTTGATCAGGCGGCGGCTGACGCCCCCGCCGGCGTGGCGTAACGGACTGCCAGGTCCCGCCATCGCTGGTACCGGGCAACCTCACCCGGCTCATTGATCAGCGTTTTACCATCGATCTCACCTGTGGCCGTGAACCGCATCACGATCACGGCCGCGTCGTCGAGCAGCCACCAGTCATGCTCCAGCGGCAACCCGGCCTCCCGCGCGCGGGAGCGTGCCAGGTAGCTGATCCGCTCCCCCGCCTCGGCGTGCCAGGGATCGGCTGCCATAAGCCACCGCTGGTAGTCGCTCGGCGGCTCGGCGAGGATGCGGACACGGCTCATCACGCGGCCTTCGCGGGTGAGCTGGGCCACCTGGTCGAGCCACGGCCGCCACCAGTCCACCTCGAGCGGGTTGACTGTCCCGGTGGCGAGGAAGCTTTCGAAGTCGGCCCGTTCGTAGTCCAGGGCGTAGGCGTCGAGAGTTTCAAGCCGGAACGCTGAGCGGCTGTACCCGGCCAGGAGCCGGTTGAACTCTTCTTCGGTGACCGGGGTGCCGGACGTCACGAGGTCAGGCCGTCGATCACGTCGGCGGGCACCCAAACACCGTCCTCGTCGTTGCCGAGGTCGCGCAGCTGGGCTCGTACCTCGTCGGTCAGGCGCTTGCCTTGGATGACGTAGCCGCCTTCGGCGCTGGTCACCTTGTAGCGGGCTGGGCAATTGCCGGTCGCCGAGCTTGCCGTCTTCCACTGGAACTGGATCTTCATCGCTGGACTCCTCCGATGTTCTCGGGTGCCTGGTTCCGTTCTCGATTGTTCTTCATAACCCCCCACCGCGTCCAGCCTGCGGTGGGGGGCCGGAACCTGGCTATCTCAGTGTAGAACATTGGCGAATGTTCTTGACTGTTCTCCACCACGGACTTACGGTATGTCCAGATCGGCAGAACCGCCGAGAACACCCAATACGGCGAGATGGGCAGAAGCCTTGGACACTCCCCAGCAGGTCGAGGACGAGCTGCTGCCGCCTGCTGCGGTAGCCAAACGCTTCGGCGTGGATCCGCGCACGCTGCGCGGCTGGGCGGCGGCAGGGAAGATCAACGCCCGCCGCACGCTCGGCGGCCACCGCCGCTACCGGGCATCCGAGGTCAGCGCGTTGCTCGCCGCTACAGAAGCGGCCACATCATGACTGGCCGCGCAAACAACAGCGGCCCAGGTGTGTCACCACCTGAGCCGCTCACAACCAGAACCCCTGCTCGAAAGGGACTAGCCGATGGCAACGGTAGCAATTCACCGCCCCCCAGCCAAGCATCATGTCGCCCGTGTGACCGCCGTCATGCTCCGGCGCCGGTTCAGGGAGGGCGACCGAGCCCCCTGCCACCGTACGGAACGGCTGGCCGACGACCCGCGGGAGCCCGCGAAGGTGTTCTGCCCCGAGGGCGGCGAACTGTACCTGCGGACGGCCTGATTACCCGAACCTCCCGATCGTCCCTGCCGGGCACCCGGCAGGGACCCGGAAGCCGTCAGGCGCGCGGACGCTGGGGCTTCGCCCCCGTCGCCCTGGCCGTGGCATCCACTCCCCGGGGTGCCTGCCGCGCGCCTGACGGCCGAAGGAGAACCGCCTGATGGCCGGCAAGAACGGCGCAGGGAAGGCCCTGTTCGCAGCGTTCATCGTCGCCGGACTGGCCTCCGGAGCGCACGCTGGCGCAAGCACCGGCAGCCACAACGGAGGCGATCCCGACTCGATGGCGGCCACTCCCGCTGGTGCCGCCAACGCGACGAGCGCCGTCGCCTACGCCAAAGCGCAACTCGGTTGCCCGTACACGTGGGGTGGCACCGGGCCGTGCTCGGCCGGGTACGACTGCTCGGGCCTGGTGCAGCAGGCATGGGCGGCAGCTGGTGTGAGCATCGAGCGCACCGCTGACGAGCAGTGGAACTCGCTGCGTCACATCCCGGCCAGTCAGCGCGCGGTGGGGATGCTCGTGTTCGCGCCTGGGGCGGACGGTACATGGTCTGCACCGGGCCACGTCGGGATGCTTCTCGGCCGCTGGAGCGTGATCGAGGCTTACGCCACCGGCTACCCGATCAAGATCGTCTCGCTCAGCACCTTCGGCGCGAAAGCAGGCGGGATCATCGGCTACGCGGAGGTACAGCAATGACCCGCCTGCGCGGGGCCGCCGCCGCGGCCGTCGTCGGGATCACGCTGGCCGCAGTGTCGCAAAGCCACGGCGGCCACCAGGTCTTGACGCACGTCGCCGCGGCCATGCAGCAACCGGGCACCAGTTCCACCAGCCCGGCCGCGAACAAGGCTCTCGCGGACCGGATGGCGGCCGCGGCCGGGTGGGACAGCCGGGAGATCGGCTGCCTGAACGAGGTCTGGCAGCGCGAGTCCGGGTTCCGGGTCACGGTGTGGAACTACCAGGGCGCGGACGCTTACGGCATCCCGCAGGCGAACCCCGCCGACAAGATGGCCAGCGCCGGCCCGGACTGGCGCACTGATCCCGCGACCCAGATCAAGTGGGGCCTCGGCTACATCAAGGATCTCTACGGCTCGCCCTGCGGGGCCTGGTCGCACGAAAAATCGCACGGCTGGTATTAGGCCAGCCGGCACCAACCAAGGAAGGGAACCACCCGCCATGTCTGGCACCACCACCGCAGTTGCACAAAAGCTGCATCCGGTCGTCCTGACCGCGCACAAGGTCACGCTCACCGCGCTGGCCCCGGCTAAGCACGCCGTGACCAACGCGTGGGCCGACCAGCCTGGCCACCCGCACATGACCCCGAACGAGGGGGCCGTTCTCGCCGGCGTGATCCTGCTCCTCATCGTGATCGGGGTCATCTTCGCCATCTCCACCGCCATCTCCACCGCCATCGACTCTCGCCGCTGATCTTCGAAGGAACACCTGATGGCTACCAGTGCTGCCGACCGCGCGGCCAACCGCGCCGAGTCGGTCGAGGTTGCCGTCAGGAGGCTCCTGGCCGAGGGCAACCCGCACGCGGCGCTGAACCTGGCGGTCGGGACATTCCAATCCGAGGCCGCCAAGGTCCGCCGCCGCCGCCCAGCCGACGCGGCGCTCATCGACGCCGAGCTGGCCGGGTCGCTCCTCGCGCTCGCGGCCCAACTCCACACCTACAAGCCGACCCGGCCAGCCGGACGCTCTCGGGTACCGGGCCCGGCTGACCTGCTCGCGATGCTCGACTCAAGCCTGGGAAAGGGGCAGACTCATGGGTGACCAGCTACCAGCCCTGCTGAGTTTCCTTCACGATGGGGAGACCTCTCCTGAGCCTGCCGCCCCGGCCGCGCCGGCCACAGACCCGGCGCCGCAGGCCACGCCCGCGGTGGCGTTGCGGGGTGGCCAGTTGAGCACGGGCGAGCAGGCGCGGGCGATCATGGAGCTGGCGTGGCGTAGCAGTCGCCGCCGCTGGCTGGACACCGTACGCCGGCAGGGCGGCGTCGTGAACTGGCTGATGTCCACTCAGCCGCCGAGCGTCCTCGACCAATGCGAGTACGCGCAGTCGCGGGCATGGGTTCCAGCCGGCCACGAAGGCAAGTTCGCCGAGAAAGAGGGCGTGATCTTCCACGCCACGATCGGCAGGGGCGGTGTCGCGCTCGGCAACGCCATCTCGGCTATCTGCTCGCGCCAAACCTCCTTCTGGATCGCGTTCTTCGCGTTCCTCCTCCTCGCGGTGACTGTGACCGCACTCATTCTGTTCGCCTGACCAGCGGACCACCTCATCGTCTTAAGGACTCGTGTTTGCCATGACCCCTGTGGCTTTTCTCGGCATAGGCGCAGCCGCCTTCGGCATCTGGACGTGGGCGTACCAGAAGATGCCCCGGTTCACCTGCGTGATGCTGCTCCTGGCCGGGTTCCTGCTCACGATCGGCGTTCCTGTCCTCCTGGACGCGCTCGCCCGCGCAATCGCCGGTAACGCCGGCACCATCGTTCTCGGCATCGTTGATCTGTGCGGCCTGTGGAGTTTCTGGCACGAGGTCGTCCGCAGGCACCTGCACCACCGGATCCGGACCCCGGCTCTGTCGCTGGTGCTCGGGGTGGCGCTCGTGTTGTCGTGGGCCAGCCTGACCAGCCTGCTCAGCGAGGCCGTGCACAGCCCCGTCCAGGCGGGGAGCGCGCTCAGCCACGCCACCACTGCGGTACGTTCCGGCCACGCCGCCGCAGCGGTAACCCCGGACAAGCAAATGATCGTCCTGGTCGCCGCGGCTGTGTTGCTGGCTCTGCTGGTGATCGGCGGGTTCCGGGCCGAACGTGGCGGCCGTGGCCGCAGTTCCGCCCGCGGCGGTGCTAGCCGGGGCGGCAGCCCGGTCGCGAGCAGGATCCCGGTCGCTCCGAGCGGTGGCCGCCGGCCCGCCGCGCTGCCCGGGGGGAAGCGCCGGTAGATGAACAGCCGCTGGCACGACCACGACAACGATCAAGACGACGATCAGGCTGAGCCGCTGCCGCCGCCGCGGAGCGAGCTTCGGGCGCTCGTCGACCAGCACCGCGCCATCCTCACCCCGTTCGCGTGGATGGCCGCGGCCGAGCTGGTCGCGCTGACCGCCTGGGGGGTCCTGCACGGACTCGGCAGCCTCCTCCAGGTGATCATCGCTGCCGTGGTCGCGCGGCTGATCATCTGGCGGCGGACCCGGAGCCGCAGGAAGGGACACGGCAGCCGGACTCTCGTCTGGGCTCTCGGGTCGGCGTGGATGCTGATCGCGACGGTGGTCGGCCCGAGCCTGGTCGGCCAGCTCGTCCTGCTCGTCCTGCTCGTGTTCGGTGGCTCTATCGCGTCGGCGAAGCACTGGCTCAACAACCGGGTGCACCACACCGGACCGCGCACCCTCCGCGGCGACACCATCGACGACGAGGTCCCACCCGCTGACGATGACGTACCCGGTCGGCCTGTGCTGCATGTGGTCGCCGGGGAGCCGTACTCGAACCCGGTCGTACCCGCCGCCGGACCTGTACCCGCGAGCGCACCTGCGGGTGCACCCGGGACCGTACCCGCACCCGAACCTCCCTCGGGTGCGGGTACGGTCCAGACGGCCGGGTACACCGCACCCGGGACGGGTGCGCTCAAGCCAGGTACGGCCCCGAAAGCACGCACATCGGCGTCGGACAGCATCCGCGAAGCGATCCAGACCGTACTCGACGACTTCCAGGTGTCCGCCGACGTGTCGGGGTACGTCCGCGGCCCGGCGGTCACCCGGTACGAGATCGTCCCGGCTCCGGGGGTCAAGGTCGAGAAGGTCACCGCCTTGTCCAAAAACATCTCGCTCGCGGTGAAAAGCGGCGCCGTGCGGATCCTGTCCCCGATCCCGGGGAAGTCCGCGATCGGGATCGAGATCCCCAACACTGACCGTGAAGTAGTCAGCCTCGGTGACATCCTCCGCTCTCCCCTCGCGGCCTCTGACCATCACCCGCTGCTGGTCGGGCTAGGCAAAGACGTCGAAGGGCACGTGGTGGTGGCCAACCTCGGGAAGATGCCGCACATCCTGATCGCCGGCGCGACCGGCGCGGGCAAGTCCACCTGCATAAACACGTTGATCGTTTCCCTGCTGGCCAGGGCCACACCTGAGGAGTTGCGGCTGATCCTGATCGACCCGAAGCGGGTCGAGCTGGCCGCCTACCAGGGTGTGCCGCACCTGCTGACCCCGATCGTCACCAACCCGAAGAAGGCCGCTGAGGCGCTGGAGTGGGTAGTCGGCGAGATGGAACGCCGCTACGACGCGATGGCCAGGCACGGGGTACGGAACATCACCGAATTCAACGTCAACGCGGGCAAGGGCATCCTGGTCGACCGCGAGACGCACAAGCCGGTCAGCCCGTACCCGTATCTGCTGGTGATCGTGGACGAACTCGCCGACCTGATGATGGTCGCGCCGCGGGACGTGGAGGATTCGGTCGTCCGGATCACCCAGCTCGCCCGGGCGGCCGGCATCCACCTGGTGCTGGCCACCCAGCGGCCCAGCGTGGACGTGGTGACCGGCCTGATCAAGGCGAACGTGCCGTCGCGGCTGGCGTTCACCACTTCCAGCCTGGCGGACTCCCGCGTGATCCTGGACCAGCCCGGCGCGGAGAAACTTGGCGGCCAGGGCGACGCGCTGTTCCTTCCGATGGGTGCCAGCCGGGCGATCCGGCTGCAAGGCGCGTTCGTGAGCGACGACGAGATCGCGGCGGTTGTGCGCCAGTGCATCGCCCATGCGCCCCGGATGCCGCAACTCGAGCTCGTACCCGAGCCGGTACCAGTCAGCGGCCCGGCTGAGGCGCCGGTGGATGACACCGAGGTGGAGTTGCTGGCCACGGCGGCCGAACTGATCATCAGTACGCAGTTCGGTTCGACGTCGATGTTGCAACGGAAACTGCGGGTCGGGTTCGCGAAGGCTGGGCGGCTGATGGACCTGCTGGAGTCGCGGGGGATCGTCGGCCCGAGCGAAGGCTCCAAAGCTCGCGACGTACTCAAACTGGCCGAGGAAGCTGCCGAGGTGGCTGATCGCATCCGGGCCGGCGAACCCGAGGTCAGGAGCGCAGGATGACCCCGGCAGAGCTGATGGCCGCTGGCGTGCTGGCCGTGTTCATCCTGGTGGCCGGCTCGCGCCGGGTCCGGCACAGCGGCGCGGGCGCTGTCGCGTTCCTCGGCGCGGTCGCCTTGGTCGCGGTCGAGATCGCGAAGCACCAGCAGCCGGCCGCGGCCCGGCCGGTCGTCGTGACCCGCACAGTCGTCGAACACACCACGGCGAGTCACCCGGTGCTGTCGGGCTGGCCGCTGGTGGTGGTCATCGGCGTGGCCCTGGTGGTCGCGCTCGTCATCATGCTCAACATTCGATCAGGAGAATAGGCAAGATCATCATGGGACTGTTCGGCCGACGAACCCGCAGTAACCCGGCCGCCGAAGCCGCGCAATGGCAGCCAGAAGAGTGGATCGGGACTTCCTTGCGGTACCTGAACGCTGCCCTGCCCGGGGCATCGGTCGATATCACCGCCGAGCCTGTCAACTACGAAGGCCCGTGGCGCGTGGAAATCCGGGCCGTCTGGACGGCTCCCGGGTGGCAGCACGAGCAGGGGGAACTCCTGGCCCTTGTCTACGACACCGACGAAGACGCAGAAGCGGACGCTGCCACGATCATGAAGTGGCTGGGCGAAGGCTGCGCCCCCGCCGAGTTGCTGCCGGACCTGCATAACGATCAGATGCTTGCACTCATCTGCGGGTGGGACGGTCAGCCGTTCTCCGTGGCCGAAGCCGGAATGATCTGATGGGACTGTTCAGCAGGAACCGCAGCGCCGCACCCCAGTGGAGGCCGGTGATTGGCGCCAGCGTGGATGTGACCGGTTACGAAGCGGACATGAACGATGAAGGGCAAGTGCCCGACCGCGCCTACCTGGTGATGTTCGGGATGGTTCATCCCGACGGTGCAGTGATCACTATCTGGACGTACGCCAGCTACACGGGCGACGGCCGTTACTGTGTCAGGCTGCGTTACCGGTACACCTCCGAAGCTCACCCTGACTGGTCATTCACAGGGCACGCAGGTGACCCGCTGGAGGAGACCTATCCTGACCCAGCCACCGCGGAATACGAAGCGGCAGCGTGGTCCGACAGCCTCGCAAGCGGGAGCCAGCCCACCATGGCCAACCTTCCGGAGGTCTTCGACTGGGACGGTCAGCCGTTCTCGGCGGCCCCGGCCGAGGTGATCTGATGGGCCTGTTCGGGCGCACCCGCCAGGTCCAGGTGCAGACGGAGACCTGGCAGCCCCAGCCGGGGATGGGCCAGATCGCCAAGTCCTACGACATGGACGACGACCGCACCGAAGGCGGCAGCGCCTATGGGGTCACATTCGCCTTGGATGGCTCACCGGGCGCCCAGATCACCGTCTGGACCTACATCACCCGGGCGCCGAGTCACTGGCCAGGCAAGTACACGGTCGGCTACCGGTGGGATCACATCTACCGAGGCCAGTCTGTGCAGACGTTCTACGGCGCGGACGAGCAGCCGTACAGGCGCTGGTCCGATTGTGATGAGGCTGCCCGCGCCGCCGCGCGTCAACTCGCCGAGACTGTCCGCACCGTCCCGGCCGACGATGACCTGCCGTTTTTTGAGTGGGACGGGAGGCCGTTCTGATGGGGTTGTTCAACAGGCAACGGTCGGTGGCCGTCGAAACTGATTGCGCTGTATGGCAGCCGGTCAGCAGCCAGATCGACACGGTGCCCGGCTGCGAGATGGACGATCAGGGCTGCGCCGGCGACTACGCCTACGGTGCCAGATTCGCCCTAGCCAGCGCCCCAGGCGCCACGATCACTGTCTGGTGTTATCCGGTCTACGGACCGCTGGACATGCTCGGGACCTATCAGATCGGCTACCGGCGCGACTACCACTTCGACCCCGGCGCTGGCCTTCCGTGGCACGCATCAGATTACGACGGAGACGCCGAGTTCTACGAGAGCCTGGATGAGTGCGCTGCGGTTGCTAGAGAGTGCGCGGTAACGCTCGCGGTGACACGCCGAGATGGCCTCACCTCGGACCCTGACGACAACAACCTGTTCTTCGAGTGGGATGGGGTGCCGTTCTGATGGGAGCGGGTGTGGTGTCGAATACGTTTGCGACGACACGCCGGCGGGGGAGCCCGCCGGGGTGGTCTGCCCTGTTTGACTGGCCGGGTGGCCGCAGCAACCCCTCCCCTGCCGACCCCGATCGGCCCCTCTCGGGGCTTCTACGCGCGGGTATACGCACACCCGCACACCCGCACACGCGTATGCGCGCGTAGCACCGACCGACCGCGATTTTCAAGCATCCCCGCCCTGTAGAACCGAGGAGACCCCGGTGGACACCGGCAAGTTCATCTCTTTCATCTCTCGGCACGTCGGCCGCGAGCGCCTGGCGGCCATCTGGAAGCGGCGCCCGCAGCGGACCCGGCCCGCGCCGGGCACCATTTCTCCTGGTGCGAAGAAGGCGATCCTTGCGGCCACCGCCGGCGTGGTGACCGCGGTGGCGTCGTTCGCGGGGATCCAGTCGTACAGCCATATCTACTGGCTGGCCGCGACTCACCGGCAGGACCGGTTGGACTCTGCCCTGGCGCCTCTGTCGGTGGACGGCCTGATCGTGGCGTTCTCGCTGGTGATCTTGTTCTTCTCCGTCACCGGCCGCCCAGTGCCGTTCCTGGCTCGCTGCGCCCTGTGGCTCGGCGTCGGTGTCACCGTCGCCGCGAACGTCGCGTTCGGAATCCCGGCCGGGATCATCGGCGCGCTGGTGTCGGCGTGGCCAGCGGTCGCGTTCGTGCTCTCAGCCGAGGGCCTGATGATCCTTGTACGCGCGGCGACGGGTACGCGCATCGCACCCGCGCACTCGAGTGCACCCGAACCGGGGTACGATTCGGCCGCACCTGTACCCGTACCCGTACCCGGAGGCGCGCTCCGCACTTTCGAACCCGCACCCGCTGCACCCGTACTCGACACCACCGCCGAACCCGCGTCTGTACTCGCCAGCGCACCCGCTCAGCGTGGCCGCACTCAGCGAACTCGACAGGTGCAGCGCACCCCGAACGGAGACTCGGCCGTACCCGACTGGGCGACGACCTACCCGGGGGCGTACGCCAACCGCCACATCCCGTCAATCCGCGTGATCCGCGACAAGATGGGTGTCGGCCAGTCCACGGCGCAGGTCCACCAGGCCCATTACCGCGCCCAACTCGACGCAGAAAGGGGTCGCGGCGACGACGCGGAACAGGAGGGCGAGCCGGCGATGGGCGCCGCCTCGTAGGAACAACAAAGACGGCCCCGGCCGCTCCTCCCGCGAAGGGAAGGGCGGCCGGGGCTGTTCTATTGCCGGGGCTGGCCCGGCGGCGCATCGTGCGTCCGGTCAGGCCGGATCGGGCTTGCTCGGCAACTTGGCCTCGATCAGAGCCAGGATGCGGGCGGTCTCGGTGCCCGCTTTCTTGACCGCGGCGACCGCCGCTACGACAGCCGGGGTCGCGGCCGGGTCGAGGGTCTTGGCCAGATTCTCCAGCGTGTCCGCGACCGCGGCCGCGCGGGTCTCGTTCGCCTTCGCGTACTCGCCGACGTGCTCGAGTACATCCTTGACGGCGACCAGGCTGTCGATGACCTCGGGTACGAGGTGCTCCTCCACTCGTTCGCGCAGGCTCTCGATGATGGCGTCGATGTGCAGCATGGTTGTGGTTCCTTCCGGGTTGGGGTGCGGGCGTCCCGCAGGGGGTGTACTCGGGGTTCGGACAGGGGTCAGGCCGCGATCTGGTCCAGGTCGGCCACGAGCGCGTCGTAGGCCACGCCGCGGCCGTCTCCGTGGTCGAGCTCGCCGGTCATCACGGCCCACGCCTCGGTGGCCATGAAGAACCACGCCGGGTAGGTGATCCGCTGCACCTTCCCCCACGTGACCGCGTACAGGTGGTGGTCGTCGTAGCCGACAACCGGGATGCAGTGGCCACCAGCGACGGGGCTCAGCAGGTCTTCCAGCGTCCACGCGCCACCGGCCGCGAACTTCTGCTGCATCGCCTGCGTGACCTTGATGCCGGTGTAGGAGAAGTCGTACAGGTTCACCACCGACTGGAGGGTGGCGATGTCCTGCGGGCTGAAGTGGGTGAACGCGCCCACGGTGTGCCCGTAGTAGCCGTGCTGGCGGACGTAGCCCAGGAAGGCGGACAGGACGACACCGACGTCCTGGCCCTTGTTGTAGGCCAGGTAGTAGCTCACGGCCTGCTCGGCGGTGGCGAAGCTTTCCTGCTCGGCGGTGACCGCGGCACCGGCCATGAAACCGTGCTCCAGGCCAGCGACGCCACAGTCGCCGTACTGGTCGTTGCCGAGCATTTCCCAGTCGGCGACCGGGGGGGCCGCGATGCTGGTGGGTGGCTTGGGTAGCGAACCGGCGACGTAGTGGCTGAGCGGCTTGAGGCCGACTGGTATCTGGCCGGGCAGGCAGCCGAGTTTGAGCGACGCGATTTCAGGCATGGGTGTACTCCCGGGTCGAGGGGCGAGGTTGAATACGCAGCAGGCCTGGTCGGGCCGGCGCGTGAAGGTGGAGCGGGAGAAGAAAGGGTTCAGGCGGTGATGGCCAGCGGCACCATGCCGGGCTGGCGGGCGAGGTCGGACGGCCGCACCTGGCACGGCTGGCCGCGGTCGCACAGCCAGTTGAGCCCGGCTGCGGCCCCGCACTCGGTGGCGTACTGCGAGCAGATCAGCGCGTGATCAGCCCGGGAGTAGTGCAGCAGCCACTTCCAGTGGATGCCGAGGTCTTCCAGGCCGAGGTCGGCGAGGTCGGGGAAGTTGTAGACCGTGCCGACACGGTGTAGTGCAGCTGCGGTGACCTGCCCGCGTTGCTTGCTGGTCATCGGCTGGAGCGTGTTGATCATGGCCCGGCAGCCGGCGTACTCGCTGAGTGCGGCGACCCGCACCCCTGCAGAGGGGACAGCCTCAGCGATCTGGCCGTTCCCGAGCGAGATGGCCACGTGGTCGTAGGGGCTGTGGGTGGCCCACTGGATGAGCTTCCCGCACCAGCCGGGGACCTGGATGACGATGTAGCGGCCGGCCTCGACGTCCACCGGCTCAGGCCGCCTCTGGCTGCTCGGCCGCGGCCTGAGCGAGGCGGGCGGCGGTCGCGGCCTTGGTCTCGGTGTAGACGGTCGCGGCGACGTAGTGCGTGCCGGTGTCTTCCCGGTACACGCAGGCGCCTTCGACGCCGGCCGGGATGGTGAGCACGGGCCAGGTCCCCTGCGGGTCCACGGTGACCGCGACCGGGTCGAGGTCGGTGCCGTGCCAGTTCACCGACAGCGACGCGGACGGGAACGTGCCCGAGGAGCCGAACACGGTCGTGAACCGGATCGCGTTGGCGCCGTCTGGGATGGCGATGGGCGTGGGGGTGCCCTTGGGCAGTAGCAGCATGGTTGGCTCCTCCTGGTCGAGCACGGCAAACGGAATGGACGGCGGCGGTGGCGGGTCGGTGTGGGTCTCCGTGTAGGTGGCGAGCCAGGCGCGCAGGTCGTCGACGGTGCCGTTGAACACGTCGAGATCGACGGGGCCGCTGATCGAGTACTGCCAGAACCGCCACGTCTTCCACGGCCCGACCGGGCCTGGTGGGACGTCACCTGGCCACGTGGCCCACAGGTCATATCCGCCGCAGGACCACAGGCCCTTGGCGACCGACAGGTCGGTGTAGACGAGGACTGGGCAGTGTGGACCGGCCAGGTACGCGGTCCGGTCGCAGAACGCCTTGACGGAGGTGTCGGTGACTCCCGGGTAGTCCGACGCGACGACCGCGAGCATGTCACCCGGGCGCAGGCCCCGGGCTTTGACCGTGGCGACGAAGAAATCCGCCTGGGCTTCGGCTGACGCGTCGGTGAGTTCGTGGTAGGCGCCGCGGGGGATGTTGGCGCGGGCGATACCGGCCCAGTTGTCGGTGAACTTCTCGTCGACGTAGTCGGGTCCGTTGGTGGCCTTGCACCATCCGAAGTTCTCGCCGGCCCAGGTGGTGACTGCCTGGTAGTCGGACCGGTCTTGACCGTGTGCGCTGGTCATGGGCACCTCCTCGGGGGTCACGCGGAGCATTGGGCGCCGACCGACTGGAGCGCGGCCAGCGCGGCGGCAGGAGGCGGGAAGACGTATTCGTGTTGGCTGCCTTCACCGCCTTGCCCCCAGAACGTGGCGATCAAGGTCCCGTTGCGGCTGGTCAGCCAGTCCCAGCAGGAGGTGAACCAGCCGCCGGTCGGGTCAATGCTGTTGGTTTCGCTGATGGCCGGGCGGGCGTCCGGGGCGACGGTCAGGATGTCTTGCCACGCCTGCCCGAACACGGCCTCGGGGGTCGAGTTGCCGTCCGGGTCGTAGCCGTCCATCGAGTACCAGCCCAGCCCAGGGCAAATCCACGGCGTGACGTCCTGACCAGCCCGGACCGGACTCGTCGAGATGCATTCGCCGTACAGCACGCCCGGGTTGACCTGCTGCACCAGGTTGTGCAGGTACCCGTGCAGGTCGGTGAGCTGGGCAGCGGACGAACCGGACAGCGATTGGTACGGGCCACCTGGCCGGTTCGCTTCCTGCCAGCCGGTCAGCCACGACCCTTCCGGGGCCTGCTCGATGTAGGCGCTCAACTGCGACTTGAGCGTCCCGGCCAGGGTCATGGCCGGGTCCGGGTCGAAACACACCAGCGCGGTAGCCCCGGCCGGGACCGGGTTAGCCGGGTTACCAGGCCATTTCACGGGGACGCCGTTGCCGCTGCTGTCGGCGAACACCTTCACCCAGGTCAAGCCGTCCAGCGACGGGGAAACCGCGGCGTAGGCGGTCAGGTTCACCCCGAACGGGACCCGGACGCTCGCCGACGCTTCCGCGGTCGAGGAGGTGCCGGCGGCCGGGTCGTCGACCTGGACTGGGACGGTGAGGATCACGGCTCCGCCGGATGCGGCTCAGGCCACTCCGGGGTGCCGTCGCCACCGCCAGCGAAGACGCGGCGATGGCCGAGGCCGAGCGGGTTACGGGGCTGGCTGTAGCGTTCGTTCGCGATGTCGGACCGCTGGATCTGGAAGTCGATGGGGAGCCCGGTCCGGTCGCGCAGGTGGGTGCTGATGGCCATGCACAGCAGTTCCCACCGCTCCAGGGTCGGGCACACGGCGGCGAACTCGGCTTCGTCGAGCATCATCCGCACGTCCACATCGCGGTAACTGTCGGCTGTCCCGTGACCTGCCGTGCCGACCAGGTAGGGCGGCCGCCCGCCGAACGCCCGGGTGATCGGCTGGCAGGCCACGTCGAGGTTGTGCAGCTCGCTGGTGGTCAGGCGTGTTGAGCGCGGCGTGGTGGTCATCAGGCCGGCACTAGCCCTCAGGCTTCCGCCGTCAGCTCGCACGACCATTCGCCGGTGGAAGCGTTGAACGTCGGCGTGCCCACGGCCCAGGTGCGGCCAGTCGCGTCTTTGATCGATCCGGCGAGCTGGTTGAACGCCGCGAGCGCGGCCGTGGCGGTGGTGGTGCTCGTCGCCGCGGGCACCACCGCGTCAGCGACGGTGACCGGCACTGAGTACGGGGTGTTGGTCGTGTTCAGGGATTTGGCCACGGCGGTGATGACCATCTGCTCGCCGGACCCGGACAGGTAGCTGCCGGACGCGGGGATGTTGGTGAACTCGGCGCTGACGATCGTGGGGTTCTGCGCGGCCATGACGCCTCCGGGTAGGTGCAGGAAGGTGAGCAGCCGCTTCCACACCGGCGGCTGCGGAGAGGGAAGGACCCGAACAGGGCCCGCTGAGATGACCCGAAGGTCAGGCGGCGGGGTCATCAGCACCCGGCCGGGTCGCACACGGCGTAGCTGTTCACCTGCGCGCCTTTGCCGCCCCGCCAGAGCTCGAACCCGGCCTCGACGTCGGCGAGCGCCCACCCGGCGGGCAGGAACCCGAGGTTTTCGGTGTAGGCCACGAACGGCCCGTAGCCCAGGCCGGTGACGCTCGTCCGGTGCGCGGTGAGCACGTAGATGACGAGCGCGACTGTGTGGGCCGCGTTCGTCCAGGAGCCGTAGACGTCGAAGGTGTGGCTGCCGATCCGCACGTCCGTGGCCAGTTCGCTGCCTGGGGTGACGCCCCGTGAGTCCAGGAACACCATGATCTCTGTCTGCGGTCCCGGCCTGCTCGCGCCCGGGGGCGTGAAGAACGTGTCGAAGTCCAGGTCCCAGACGCCAGCGCGTGGCAAGGTGGCCGACATGCTCAGGTGAACCGGGTCGCGGGTGCTGGTGAAGTCCGCCGCCGGGATGGGCAGCCCGGACCGGGGTGAGATCGCCGCGCCATAGCCGTGGTTGCCCCGGTAAATCGAGGCGTACGCCGCCGGGGCGCTGCCGGTCGGGGTGTCCAGGGAGCTGGACTCGACGGTGAAGCTGGTGCCGCCGTCGCTGCACACCTTGTAGGGGGCGTTCGAGTTGTACTCGTTCCCCGAGAACTCGTAGACGTGGCCATTCGGTGAGGTGACCGGGTAGATCTGGGACTGGTTGCCGTTGCTGGTGCAAACCTGCGAGGTCGCCGGGGTGACGCTGGCCTGCGCAGGCGCGGCGAGGGGCAGGATTGCCAAGGCAGCACAAAGTGCCGCCACGAGGCGGGTACGCATAGCGGGGGTGCTCCGATCGGATGGGGAGGGGCGACGGTGGTTCAGCCGGTGCCGCCGGGCATCAGCACGGCAGCCGCGATCGACACGGCCAGCACGACACCGAGGACAGCAGCGGTTTCGAGGTAGGGGTGCGCGCGGTGGGCCCGCAGGCGGGCGACCACGAACGCGACGACACCGAGCATCAGCATCGACGCGGCCAGGGCATGCCAGCCGCGTAGGAACGCGTACGGCAGCGCGGGGAGCACGGAGCCGGTGAGGGTGGCCGCGCCCATCACCAGGGCGGCGCGGGGGCCACGACCAGACCGGCTCAACCATTCGTTACCGGCCATGCTCGCTGCGGCGGACAGGCCACCAGACAGGGCCAGCCACAGCACGAGGCCGCTGTGTCCGGTGGCGTAGGCGATGACGCCGATGATCGACATGGCCCCGTCGCCGAGGCCCATGATCGCGGCCGGGGTCAACCGGTCGTCGTCGCTCACCTGGTGGCCCCGGCCGGGCGGGCGAACGCCATCATGGCGACCGGGTGGTCGGCGTCGAGGACGTGCACCAGGCCGGCAGCGAGCGCGTCGGCGTGCTCGCGGTGCAGCTGCGATCCGGGGGTGGCGTAAAGCACCTGCACCCGGCCGTCCAGCTCGCGGGTGGGCACGACCGCGGCCGGCTGCCCTTCACCGTCCACGACCCACAGGTTGAAGTCGTCCCGCTTGGTGAGCTGGATGTCCCAGATCGATTTCGGGTAGTGGTGCCAGCCGCCGACCTGCGCCCGTTCGGACACGATCCCCTGATGCAGCTCCGGGCTCAGGAGCACGCAGGCGTTGAACAGGCTGTCGGTCCACCTGGCGACGGCCGCGGCGTCGGTGATCGGGGTGTCGAGGATCGCGCGGGCCTCGGTGTAGCCGAACTTCTCGAGTTCGGTCAGGGTCTCGGGGAACCGGGCGTACAGCCGTTTGGCGTTCTGCCGCAGCAGGTCCACCTTGGCCGGGTCGGCGGACCATTGCGCGGACCATTCGACGCCGGCGACGTTGAGGACGAGGAACCAGCCGTCGCCGTCGAACAGCATCAGCGACCCGGCGTGGTGTGCCTGCACCCCCTGGACGGCGGTCACCGCAGGCCCCCGTCCGCCAGCGCGACCAGGAGCGCGGCGGACTGGTCGCGGCGGGCCGCGGCGAGGATCTTGTGTGCGGTGGTTTTGGCCCGCCGGAACCCCGTGCTCTCTGTGCGGCCCGGGTGGTCGGGGATATCTACGGTCCAGGAGTGGTCTTCGTGTTCGGTGTGCACGCCGCCGCCCGGCTTGTGGCTGGCCGGGCCGCCTGGGCACCGGCAGGTCGCATCATTCATTCGGATGCCTTTCCTAGGCTCTGCTCGACGTGGTGAAGTCGCCGGTCGTGGTCACGGAGCTGTCCGGCATGCTCGTGTAGGGCGGTGTTGGTTTCGCCTTGAAACCGGTCGAGCTGCCGGCCAAGGGCACCGATCGCCTTGGTGTTGGCCTCGGCAGCCTTGGTGTTGGCTTCCATCGCCTCGGTGTGCTTGCGTTGCCGCTCGCCCTCAGCGGTCCACTTCTGCCGCTGGCCGGTGAACCAGCGGCGCACACCCCAGACGCCGCCGAGAGACACGACAACGGCCGAGACGATGCCGGTCAGGTAGTAGGCCGGGATCAGGTTGTCTCCCGGGCTTGACTGGGCAGCCGCGGCGATCAGGGTGAGCGCAGTCAGCATCCGAGGTCCCCCGGCAGCTCCCCGAGGATCGCGTACTGGTTTTGGTCGTAGCGGCGGCTCGGATTCTTGAGGGGGTTCCCGGCAGGCGGCTTGTTCTGGTGCAGTTTGGTGAAGGTGACGCAAATCTTCGCTTCGGCGCGGGCGCCTTCCTCCTGTCCGAGGCGGATCGCGTGGGCGGTTTCCTGCTGGCCCACCTGGATCGCGTGAGCGTTCTGGTGTTTGGCCTGATTGATCGCGTAGGTGGTGTAACCCCAGTTCAGGACCGCAGACAGGATCACTCCGATAGCGAACGCCACGATCGCCACCGCGAGCCGCCGTCCGTCTGGTGGCTTCGACCTGGGTTCGGGTTCGGGAGTGGGCAGGTCGGCAAGCGACGGTTCGGACATGACGGGGACTCCTCCCGGGGCGGGGATGGTCAGAGTTGGACCCAGGCGATCTGGATCAGGCACCGCTGCCCGACAGCTGTGCTGGCGCTGCCTGCGCTGTTGCCGTTCCACCACGCGTACGCGGACACGGCGTCCTGCCCGCCGGCGAGCGAGACCTCTGTTGACCCGCTGGCGATACCAGGCTGGGTTTGCGGCACCCACGTGTTATCGGCCGTGTAGACCAGCGACCCGTTCAACGCGATCGCCGGCTGGAGCGTCGAAACGGCGTCGGTGGCGTGGTTCGCCGCGGCGGTGACCGAGATGCGGTAGGTACCGGACATCCCCTGCGGGCACAGCCACGAGCTCGTGGCAGCGTCCCACCCGCCGTAGACGTCTTCGAAGATGCCGTTGTACGGGATCAGCGTGTTCTCGCCCGCCGGGAACGCGAGCGCGGTGGTGAGTTGCGCCCGGAACACAACCTTCCTGGTCAGGAAGGTGAGGGGCGCTTGAATCCAGGTGTCGAAATCGGAGTCGGCCGGGTCGTAACCAGGGGGGAAGTACGGGGCCATGACCGGCTGGTTGCCGCCGTCCGGCGGCTGCGGCGGCGGTGAAGGCGCGCCGTACAGGAATGTCGTCACCGACGCCGACCAGGTGGCGCTTGTGATCATCGCCGAAGCGGTGACTGGTGACACGGCGTCGGTGATCTCGTCGAACACGGTCAGGTAGTTGCCAGGGTTGATGGTCTCGGCGGTGCCGAACGACACGTCGGCGGGTGCGCCGCCGTTGGAGTTGTTGCCGATCACCCCGATGACCCACTCCTGGAGCTGGGCCAGGCCTTGGGTCGGTCCGGAGCTCGGGGACCCGTTCGACGCGTGGGCGACGACTGCCTGATCGGGGGTCGCCGAGAGGATGTCCGAGCAGCCGCGGGCGATCAGGCCCTTGGAGCCGGTCGAGAGAGCGAACGTGACGGTGATGACGTCCAGACCCGAGATCAACGGCACGTCGGTCAGGGACACCCACAGCCAATGGTTTTGCGCGGACCCGCCGCTGTATCCGTTGACCGGGTAGTACTGGTTCCCCTGGCTGTCGAACACCGATACGACCGACTGGCCGGCAGCGGCAGCGTTCAGCGCGACGGCCACCAGGTCGCCGCCGCTGGTGCTCCGCGGCGAACCTTCTGCCCCAGTCCCTACAGTGACCTGGAAGACCGCCGACCCGGCCGCCTGGGTGCCGTTGCACACGTCGTACGGGGCTGCGGCGGCTGTGCTGGTGAGCGTGTCGTAGAGCTGCTGGAGGTAGGGGACTTTCCAGTCGCTCGGGGGCGCCCGGTCGTCGTCTGGGGCGTATCCGACGACGCAGGTGTAGGTGTCGTCGCCAAGGTTCGTGTTCCAGAAGATCACCGCGTAGTTCGGCAGGCCCGCAGCTTCCCGGCTGGTGAATAGGCCGGTCAGGTAGCTGATGAACGCCGCCCAGTCAGCTTCGGTCAGGGAGACGTGGTTGTTACCGAACTCGGTGACCCCGAACTTTTTGCCCTCGGTGGTGGCGAGGCTGGCGAGGTCGTCGACGCGGCCACCTGACTGGTAGTCGTGGTCGTAGAAGTCGCAGCAGATCGCATACCAGGTGTAATCAGCGCCGTTGTACCCGTCGCCCGGGTAGTAGGCGATACAGGAATCCATGTCGGACGCGCCGCCGACATACACCAGATTGAGGCCGGCCGCGGTGACCGCGGGGGCGTAAAACGCGACGTAATCCCAGTACGCTTCCGCTGAGGGGAAGAACCCGTCGTTCGGTTCTTGCCACAGGCACACGTCCGGGTAGATGCCGTTGGCTTTGAGGGTGGCCAGGCAGGCCGCGAACTCGGCGAACTGGGTGTTGGTGTAGGTGTCGTGGCCGTAGGAGCCGGTCGGGTCGGGGGTGCCGGAGAACCCCGCCCTGCCTGGTTTCATGCAGGCCAGCGCCCGCCAGCCGGTGCCCGCGCCGGCGAGTTGCGCCATGCCGGTCGGCACCCCGCCGAATACGCCTTCCTGGAAGAAAAACTTCCCGAACGTCTGCGCCATCGGCCGCAGCGTGCCGTCATCGCTGGACAGGTAGGTGTCGAGTTGCTGCGCGGTCTGCACCCACTGGGATTCGGTGAGGCCGTAGTCGTTGTAGTTGATCGTCGCGCCGACGACGGTAGCCATTACGACGATTCCCAGACGACGATCATTTTGGTCACCGGGTCGCCGCTTCCTGCGACTTTCAGGCCCGAGCCGGTGGACTGGGCACCCATCAGCGTGATCGTCTGCCCGGCCGCGACCCGCAACGGCTGGCACACCGGGACGCACACACCTTGCGAACACGGCCCCGACTGGACGGCCTTACCCCAGACGGTCGGGCCGCCGCCGATGCTGAACCCGGCGCAGAACGCACCCGAGGAGGAGTTCGGCGCGAACGCCACCTGGCCGTAGCAGTAGTACGACCCGGGGACCGGGGCGACGTAGCTGCCTGAGGCGGTGCTGAAGCCGTTGTAGTTGTCCACCGTGGGTGTGTCCAACGGCACCGGGGTCCCGCCGGACGAGAACGTTCCGGAGGCCATCGAGAACGTCCCGGCCCGGTACGTGTAGCGCAGGATCGGGGGGTAGGCGAGGAACCGGATCGCGTCCCGCACGTTCGCGTCCCCGAACGCGGCGGTGATGTAGTCGGGTGGCACCGGCCACGGCGGGTTCGGCGGCACCGGCAACGGCGCGGTGCCCGACAGGGCGCTGACCCACCGGATCGACATCCGCGGGACCAGGTTGCCGGACGGGCCGTCCAGGTTCACCGACGAGCCGCTGTACTGCGCAGCGCCCAGGCACACGGTGTCACCGCCGCCGATGCCCGGCGCGGCGGTGCGCTCGAGCTGGCACAGTTCGGCGGTGTAGCAGCCGGGGTTTTTGCCGCTGGCGATGGCGGACTGCTCACCGGTCCACACGCTGACCCCGCCGGCCAGGCTTTGCCGGATCGCCGCCCCGAACGTCGCGTTCGCTGTGGAGGTGTAGGCGTACGGGATGTACCCCTCGGCCAGGTGCCAGCCGGGCGCCTGGCAGTTGTAGAACGCCGGGTAGGTGGCGGTCCAGTGCCCGCCCCAGGTGTCGAACACTTCGGTGTCGAGGCCGACCTCGAGAAGTGTCCCGCTGCCAGACACTGCGGGTGTGCCGGTGCAGTACCCCTCGAAACTCGGCCGGTTCGCGAGGAACAGGACGTCGTTGGTCATGTCGTCGCGGAGCTGGCCGACGAGCAGGGGCCCGTCCGCCCAGGTAGCCGGCGCGGGAAGGTTCGGGTATGGGGGGAAAGACATGCCCGCTCCTCCCTGGCCACAGATCGGGGTGAAGCGGGCGGTTGTTTTACCAGGCGAGCGGGTGCGTGCCGTCGAGTTGCCCCTTGACCGGGTCGCCGACCGTCAGCACGTTGCCTTCGGGGAACGAGTCGGTGACCACTTTCGCGGACGCTTTCCCGGCTCCGAAGTTGAACGTCTTCACGACCTGGCACGCGACCGCTTGCACGGGCCCGACTGGTTCGCTGGCCGTGATCGGCCGGCGGATGAGCTGGCAGGGGTCTGCCGGGTTGACACCGAGAACGAACGGCCAGTTCGCCGCGTTAGGGCCTGCGTCGACGGTTGCCTGCTCGGCGTGGTTGGACGGTTCACCGCGGGTGTTCACGATCCAGTTCGCCTGGTCTTCGATCTGGTCGATGTCGTCTTGGTAGGCGGTGGCGGTGTAGATGACCGCCGAGTGCTGGTTGACGCTGGCCGAGTCCTGCGCGTTGACTGGTGTGCCCGACCCGATGGACGGGGTGAGTTGGGCGACGTTGTAGAGCTTGGTCTTGTCGTTCGCGATCGTCACATCGGCCAGGTAGGAGTACTCGCCGTCGTCCACGAGCTCGCCGAGCAGCCACATCGGGCCTCGCCCGTACTGGTCACCCCGGGACAGGTAGCACAGGACGCCGTTGCCGTCGACGTTGCACCAGCCGCTGTCGCTGGTGACGATGTTCGTGATCGCCTGCGACCCGGCCTGCCCGCCGCCTTGGGTGATCACCCCGGACGCGGAGATCGACCCGGATTGGCCTTGGATGTCGCTGATCGGGGCCATGAGGGTGCTCGACTGGGTGGAGATGGCGCGTGGGCCGGCCCACCCGGTGTAGCCGGCGAGTCGTTCGATCCGCAGGTTCGGATCTTCTGGGAACTGGCCGCCGATCGTGGTCGGGTATCCGGCGACGACGATCTGGTTGATCGCGTCTTGCGGTAGCAGGCCTGGGTAGACGCCGATGTCCTGGACTCCGGCGTTGCACATGCCGCCGGTGTACCAGCGGTCCGCTGATCCCAGGAAGGTGAGCCATTGCAGGTCAGCGGGCAGGTTGCAGGTCCCCGAAGCGCCGGTGAACGCGCCCGCGTCGATGATCACTTCCCATGTGGTCTGGGTGAGCAGGATCGTGATGTGGGTGTTGCCGCCTTCTTCCCAGTCGTAGGTGATGTTGACGGGGGTGTCGGTCGGCTGGCGGGTCACCCGGTCGTAGGTGCGGAAGTAGATGCCGCCTGTGTCGTAGCCGGACCGGTTGCCGAGGAACAGGGCGAACGCGTCACCGGTCGCGTTGTTGGAGCCTTTGGCGAGGTACAGGTTGAGGCCGGCGGGCTGCGCGCCGCTGGACGGGTTCTCCGGGTTGAACCAGCCCATGATCGTGATGCCGTCTGCCAGGGTCGGGTAGTTGTCGTCCTGGCACAGCAGGCAGTAGCCGAGGCTGCCGTTCGTCAGCCCGGTCTGCGCCCATGTGGTCGCGTCCGGGTCGCCCGGGTTGACGCCGCTGTTCTGCCCGAACCCGGCCGTGGCGCTCCCCGCGCCGCCTTTGGACTCGATCATCAGCAGCGTGTTGCTGTTACCGGGCGCAGCGTTCTGCGCCGCGGTCGCCCCGGACGCGTCGTCGCACGCCCACAACGCATACGGTGCGCGGGTCAGCATCTCCTCCTGCTGGCAGGAGTTGAGTTGGTTGGTCAACAGCGACCAGGCGTCGGCGAGCTGGATCTGGGCGACACCGCGGCGGGTGTCGGACGTCCACGCCTGCGGGATCCGGGAGACGTACTGGTTGAACACTGAGTAGGTGCGGCCAAGCCAGGTCATCAGCATCCGGACCGGTGTGTCAGCGACCATCAGGCCGGCCCACGGGTTCGCAGGGGCGGTGTTTTCCGGGTCGAGGAAGCCGTCTTTGTTGTCCATGGTGAGGGTGACGGACCCGGCTTGCGGCTGCCCGAGTTCGTAAGGCTGGCCGTACGTGACGGTCAGGTCGGCGTCGCCGTTCAGCCGGGACGTCATATCCGTCCAGGTGATCTGATCCGGTGGCGTCGACGCGCCGCTGCCGAACCCGAACTGAAGTTGCGTCACCGGCCAGTTCGGGTTCGGTTGCGCGGGGCCGGTGTTGCTGACCAGGATCATCGCGACACAGCAGGACAGGTCCGATCCTTCGGTGACCGTCCAGGCGGCGGTGGCGTCCCCGGTGGATACCTGCCATCCGACAGAGGTCCAGTGGATGACCGGTGAGCCTTCGTCGATCCCGACACCAGGCAGCACTTCCCACCCGGGCCCGGCGCTGGCCGGCAACTGGGCGTTGTCGCTGGCGGCGACCGCGAGCAGCAACGCTTGCGACGTTGGGGTGCCCGGATCGGCGGTGATGCTGTCGGCGTCTGCGAGGCTGGCGGTGGCCACAGCCGGGATCCCGGCGTACGGGCTCATCCCTTCGACTTCGATCACCGTGACCCCGATCGCGGCCGGGTAGATCGGGCCGGGTTCACCGGTCGGGTACACGTATACGTGGCTGCCGCCTGGGACCGGGTTGTCCGGGCCGCCTCCGGGCCGCGCCCAGATCGCGCAGGTCGTGAGCCCGGACAAGGCACTCGTGCCGTTCGGGATGCCGAGCGGTATCCAGTGCCCGTGCACGTCGTCGCAGACACCGAGCGTGCTTCCGGCGTAGGCGGCGAGCTGGGTTTGGGTGGCGTAGGCGATCAGCCAGTTCCCGTCAGCGGGCGCGACCTCGCAGTCCACCGAACCGATCGTTGAAGCACCGGGGACGAGGGATGTGCTGGTGATCGCCCTGCTGGCGGTCCACGACCCGACGACCTGGACGCCGCTGTTGTTGATCGCGGCCGGGCGGCCGGACATGGTGACGCCGCGGCGCAGCCGCCGTAGCAGGCTGACCGGTTCGGTGACCGGACGGTCGAGCGTCTTCGTCTTGGCTGTGACGACACCAGTCCGCAACCCGGCCGTGACCGCGCCGGCACGCATCTTCCGCAGGGTCCGCGCGACCGGGTGGCCGAGGGTCCGTGCTGGTACAGAGGCCAGCGGCGCGCGGGCCCCGGCCATGACACCGGCCCGCACCTTCCGCAGCGTCCGGGCGACTGGCCGGCCGAGGGACACCGCTGGCACGCTGGCCAGCGGCGTCCGCCTGGTCTCGGTGACACCCGGGCGGGTGCGGCGGTGCGGCATCGTCGAGGGCTGCTGGGCGCCCTGCGGCGGCACGAACGGCGGGATGACCGGAACTGCCGCGTTGCTGATGACGCCACGGCGGCGTTTGCGGCCGGGCGGGCTGGCAGCCGGCTGGCCACCAGCCGAAGGCAGAACCGGAGGCTGGATGACCGGTACAGCGGTACCCTGCACGGTTCCGCGTCGTGCGCGGCGGTGCGGGGCTGTGACCGGTTCACCTGGCGCGATGACCGGGACCGGCGGCGGCGGCGCGGTGTAGGGGGTGCCGGTCAGGGCTTGGACCTTGCCGCGGCGGCGGTAGAACAGGTCAGCCAGCCGGCGGACCGGGTTCTGCGGCGCGGTGACCAGTTCTGGGATCGCGCCGATGCGGATCGGCAGGATCACCGCTGACCAGCCAGGCGTCCCAGCGATCGTGGCCGACAGGGTAACCGGTGTGGCCGCGGTGGCCACGTAGAACGCGACCGCTGTCCATTCCTGGGTGCCGGTGCGGAACGGCGCGCACAGGGGCACCCATCCGGACGCGTAGCCGATGGTCGCGCCGCCCTGGTTGCCGTACGACACGACACCGAGTACGACCTCACCAGGGCCGGCGAGTTGCCCGGACGTGACCGAAGGCGTGCCGCTGGTCCCTGACGCCGCAGCGACCGCGCCAGAGTCCACCGCGCCGGCACCAGGGATGCCGACCGCGACAGCGTTCTTGGATCCCGCGTTGGCCGAGTACGCGACGGCGATCGTGTCCCCGGCCGCGAGCAGCGCAGGTTGGAGGCAGTCGGCGAAGCTGGACGTCGGGTCACCAGCGACAGATTCGGTTGCCGCAACCACGTAGGTGTTGCCTACGGTGTCGGTGGTCCCGGTGGCGAGTACCGCGCCGCTTCCGCCGCCCGCGATGAAGATCGCGTCCCCGGGCCCGGGTGCGGTGGTGACCGGGACGTCGAGGACGCTCGATCCGGACGCCTCGGTGGCGGTGCCGATCAGGTAGGCCAGTACCGGCGGGTTACCGCGCTGCGACTGGACCGTGCCCTGCCGTTTGCGCCTGTGCGGCGTCACCGAAGGCTGGTCGATCCCTTCGGGGGCGAGGGTGGCCAGCGGCGGCGGTTCGGGTGGCTGTATCTGGCTGACGCCCTGGCGGGTCCGCCGATGCGGCGTCGCGGCCGGCTGGTCGGTCCCCTCGGGGGCGACGGGCTGCAAAGGCGTCGCGGCAGGCGCGGGTTGCGGCTGGACAGCGCCGGGGCGCCTGCGGCGGTGCGGCATCGCGGCGGGCTGCTGACGGCCCTCCGGGGGCACGGTGAGCGGGAACGTCGCGACGACAGCGGCCCACACGGAACCGGAGGTGGTCGCGGCGGCCTCGACCGCTGCGTCGGTCGTGAAGATCGCGTCGATCTCGGACAGGTACGAACCCTGCAAGATCGTCTCTAGGTTGCCCCATGACGGGCTGGTGGGTGCGCCTCCGGTCGAGGTGTTCGCCAGGCCACCCACAGCGAGTTGCGGGGCGCTGTCGAGGGTGGGCGTGTACCCGGAGGCTGGTGACCCGCTGGGGTTGGCGTTGTTCGCGGTCTTGTCCGCGGTGGCGGACGCCACGCCGGTGCACGCGCGGGCGATGAACGACTTCGCGCCGCTGTTGCTCGCGTAACTGATCTTGATCCAGTCGGTGCCCGCGACCAGGGGCTTGGTGGTCATCGTGGTCAAGATCGCGACCGAGTTCGCGTTCGACCCGTTGTCCACCTGGACCGTGTAGACGTGCCCTTGCGAGTCGATCCCACCAGTCGGCAGGTTGCTGGAACCGCGGGCGACGACCCACACCATGTCCCCGGCAGCGGTGCCCTGCGGGCTGCCGATCGAACCGCTGCCGACCGTGACCTGGAGGTAGTTGTTGGTGGTGCTGGCGGTGCTGCCGTCGAGGACGTCATACGCAGCGGACATGACTCACCCCGTCCGCCGGTCCAGTCCTCACCTGCACTTCCTGCCGTGGTCCCCATGCACCCCCAGTCCGGAGGCGCAGGGGGACCCGGCGGGGCTTACTCTGCGAAGTTGGCGGTCGTCGAGAACGCCATCCCAGAGCCGTAACCGGCCGCCGCCGAGTAGCAGATAGCGATCAGGGTCGAGGGGGCGCACGGGATCTCGAACGAGTCAGGGAACCACTCGCCCCACCCGGAACCGCCACCGGTGCCGATCGGCTGTTCCCACAGCTCGGCGCCCAGTGTCAGGCCTGTGATCGCCGCCGACGACGCCGACGTCCACGTGGACTTGGCCCCCAGCGTGTTACCGCCGAGCTGCTGCGGGGTCACGCTTGCGCCGCCGGCGAGGGTGCCGGTGACGACGTACACGGCGCCCAGGATCGATCCGTTGTTCTGCGGGCTCGGGCTCGACACGGCCTGGCTGGCGACCCGCAGGCCGACGAGGTTGAAGTCAGCGGTTGAGGGAGCCGACCCGACCAGGACCGGGATCATGGACGTCGAGTTGAGGGTGACCGCACCGGACTTGACGAAGTAGGTACGCCTGCTGGCCATGTGCTCTCCAGGGTTGGTTGAGGGCACGCGGGCGCGCGCCAGTGATGGATGGGAGGGAGGCCCGCGCGCCCTGGCGCGGAGAAGTGGCGGTGCTAGTGGGCCGGGGTGGTCCCGGTGTTGGCGTTCAGCCGCCAGTACTGGAGGAGGAGTTTCTGCACGACCGGCGTGAGCAGGTTCACCAGTTCCTGCGGCGACCCGACGAACCCGCCGGGCACCTCGACCTTGAGGTTGACCTGCGTTGTGCCGCCGCCACCCGCGGCCGGGGCCGCGAGCGCAGCCACACCCGCGACACCAGGCAGGGACGCCAGCCGAGTACCCGACGACGGGGCGAACGCGCCTGTGGCCGCTTGGGCGAGACGTTGCGACGCGGAGACGACCAGGCTTCGGCCGTCGTTCATGGCGTTGACCAGCCCAAGGACGATGTTCCGGCCGTGCTGGTAGAACACCCGCGACGGGGAGAAGATCCCCAGCACCTTCGAAAACGCCCCGGCTACGTCAGAGCCCAGGTGCTCGACACTGCTGACCGCCCCGCTGACCATCGACTCGACCCCGTGAATCAGCCCGAGGACCAGGTTCCGGCCTGCGTCGTACAGCATCGTGCCGAAGTCGGAAACCGCCCCACGGATCATGGAGGAGATTTCGCCGAGAAGCGCCTTACCGGTGGACAGCAGCTCGTGCCAGGCCGCTGACCAGTGCCCTTCTAGCAGGTCAACGAAGATCTCGAAGATGCCCGAGATCGTGGTCCAGGCCTCACGGATCGCACCGACGATGACGTCGAGGATGACCTCGACGGTCCCGCGCATCAGGTCCCAGGCCGCCTCGAACACCCCGGCGATGACGTCCCAGATTCCGCGCAGGAACCCGAACAGGCCGTCGAGTTCAGCGACGATGTACGTGACGATGAAGTGCAGGATCGGCAGGACGATTCCGCGGATGTGCTGCCACACGAACTCGAACGCGTGCTCGATCGCGGTCAGGTGAAGCAGTACCTCGGTGACAATGATCCCGAGCGGGCCGAGGAAGATCGCGGGCAGCAGCCGCCAGTTCTTTTCGATCCACCGGATTGCGGTATCGACGATCCGGGTGACGTCATGCCACAGATCTATCCAAAAATCCCTAAAAGCTTTGCAATGGTCCCAAAGCAGGATGAAACCGGCAACGAGGGCGGCGACAGCGACGATGACGAGCCCGATCGGGTTGAGCTCCATCGCCACGTCGAGGCCTTCTTGCGCCTCAGTGGCCGCCTCGGTCGCTGCGGTCTGCGCCTCGGTCGCGGCGGTTTGCAGCTCCTCCGCTGCGGTCTGCGCCTCGGTCGCGGCGGTGGTCTTGACGAACAAGCCAGCCAGCCCGGACCAGGCCGATTGCAGCATCGACCAGGCGTTCTTGCCGACGTCACCGACCTTGGTGATCATCTGCGAGAAGTCGGACGCCTCGTCCTTGCTGGACTGGAAGAACTTGATCACGTCGCCGCCGGTGTCGGCCATGTCCTTCAGGCCCTTGGTGGCGAACGACAGGCCCTTGACCAGCGTCTTCTCTAGCGCGCCAGCGAGGAGGACCCCGACAACGACCGCGAGGGCTTTGCAGGCGATCGTGTGCCGGGCGATCATCGACGCGAACGACGCCAGCCCGTGCATGACGACCGATACCGCGGGCAGAAGCGCTTGGCCGAAACTGACGGCCATCGCCTGAGCGGCTTTACCGGCCTGCCCCAACTGGAAATTGAAGTTCTTCTGGATCAGGCCCCAGTTGTTGACGTTCGAGCCGGCGTGCTGCGCGCTGTCGCCGACCGCTTTCACGTTGGCTGCGAAGACGCTCGCGTGGGCGCCGCCGAGCATCAGCGCTACCTGGGCGCTGGTAAGACCACCGGTCGCTTTCGACAACGCGGCGTTGAACGTCTGCGCGTCGCTTCCGCCTGCGTCGAGCTGGCTGTTGAACCCGTGCGCGGCGTTGGTCGTCGCGGCGAACTGCTTGAGCAGATTGACCTGCTCGGCGGGCAGCGACCCCTTGTACATGATCTGCTGCCACTGGGCGACGGAGATTTTGCCCTGCTGGTAGGCCTCAGCGAGCTTCGCCAGGGACGGCGGCATCGCCGCGATCTGCTCTTGCGCCGACTGGGCGGCGAGTTTGCTCTTGTTGAAGGCCGACAGCAGGACCGTCCCGGCCGGCCCCATGTGCTGGAGGATCGCCTGCTCAAGCTGCTGGAGCGTGCCGGTCAGGCCGTTTTTGCCCAGGTTCTTCGCCAGGTCGATGCTGTTGATCCCGAGCTGGCCGAGTTCCTGAGACTGGACCTCGGTCGGGTTCTGCAACGACTGGATCGCGTGCCGCAGGTCGAGGCTGGCCTGCTGCGCGGACATGCCCTGGCTGGTCATCGTCGCGATCGCGCCGGTCACCTGCGCGAGGCTCAGCCCGGCCTTGGCCGCGACCGGCAACACCGTCGAGATCGACGACGCCAGGTCTTGCATGGTCATCTTGCCGCGGCCGACCGCGGTCACCAGTTCGTCGGTGACAGCGGTCGCGGACCCGGCCTTGAGGCCGTAGGCATTCAACGCGCTGGTGACCGCGTTCGCGACGGTCGCCAGGTCGGCACCTTCGGCCTGGGCGCCTTCGGCGGCGGCCTTGAGGACGGTCAGCCCGTTCGCCCCGTGGAACCCGGCCGATTCGACGTAGTACATGCCGGAGGCGAGTTGCGACATGCTGGTGTTGGTCGCGACGGACATCTGCTCGATGCCCTGCGACACCATCGCCAGGTTCCGCTGGCTCTCGCCCGCGCTGGTCACCAGACGCGTCATGGACTGCTGGAAATTCGCGGCCATCTTGATCGAGATCGCGGCGCCAGCGACCAGCGCGAGACCGAGCAGGTGGAATTTGCCGCCTGCGGTTTCGGCCTTGTCCCCTGACTCTTCGGTCTTGTTCCCGGTGGTCTCGGCGGCGTCCCCAGCGGCGGTTTCGCTGGCCACGAACCGGCCGTTAGCGGCCCGCAGCCGGCCTTGGGCGTCGGTGTAGACACCCGCTGCATCAGCGGCGCGGCCCAGCCCGGCGGCGGCCTCGTCGCTCGCTCCAGCGGTCGCCTGAAGCCCTTCAGCGGCGCCCGCTGCGGTGTCGGTGATCCGCTGCTGGGCGTCCGCGACACCGGTCGCCGCGTCCGCGTTTTCCTTCGCGACCGCCGCCGCATCGGACTGGGCTTCTGTGACCCCAGCGATAGCGTCGGTTGCGATCTTGGCCGACTCGGCGATGGCGTCCGAGGATTCGGCGGCGACCTCTCCAGTCCGCGTGATCGCTTCGGCGAGGTTGTCCTCAGCGCCGGTGACTTCTTCGAGGCCGGCGAGGAACTTTTCCGCGAACTCCTCACCAGCCGTGGCGCTTTCGTCCAGCCCGGACATGAGCGGGGCGTTCTGAAGCGACAGGATGACGTACAGATCAGAGAGGGCGTCCGCCATGACCGGCCCCCTCGCGCAGGATCAGAACGTCGGCCAGGGGGCGTTGAACACCTCACGCAAGATCACCGGGGCGGCGACAGCGCGGCAGAACTCCAGCGCCGGACCCATGAACGGGTATGTCCGCCCCCAGTCCCCGGTCTCGAGGTAGAACGCGTATTTCGCCGAGTCCGCAGGCGGCTTGGGATGCGGCTTGTAGTGGTGTTTCGGGAACGCGTACGGCGGCCAGAACCCGGGCACCATCCCGACCATCGCCGTGTACCCACCCAGGAACGCGACGGTGGGAGTGTGCGAGATGGTGCGCCGCAGCGTCCCTGACACCACTGCTGGCCCTTGGCCCGGGATCGCTGGTGTCGGCGTGTTCACCGCGTGCGAGCCGTTGGACGCGTTGATCTTCGCTTGCCGTTCGGTGACGAGCGTCATCATCGTCACGGCACGCTGAGACCGGACCTGCGCCTCAGCGGCCACCGCGTCGAATATCTCGGTGAAAACCCCGGGTTCGAGTTTGGGCATGGGTCACCCCCGGTTAGCTCGGGCCCGTGCCTCCGCTCGCATGAGGAGGAAGTCGATGCAGTACCGCCTGACGTAAGCAGGGGTTTCCTGGAGGTCGCGGAACGTCCAGCCCATTTCGCGCATCAACTCGAAGTCGGTCAGTTCGGCCGGCGCGGCTTCGTTACCCGACCACGTGCCGTCGTAGATGCTCGTGGCCGGGGCGTAAACCTCCTCGAAGTACTCCTCGCCCGGGGTTATTGAGGGTTTGTGGCCCCCGAGATCTTCTTGGTGATCTCGGTGATGATCGCAGTCGGCAGTTTGGCGCTGTTCGCCGCGGTGAACGCCGACTTCTCGTTCGGCAGCAGCCTTGGGACGGTGACGTCGTTACCGGCGGCGTCGAGCTCGACGTCCTGGGTGGCGTCGTAGACATGCCAGCCGACGATCAGTTTGGCCAGGATGCGGTGCATCGAGTCGACGGCAGCCTCCGGGTTCGCGGGCATGCCGTCCACGATCGGGGTGTCCTGGTCCGGGGTCAGCTCACCGGGAGGGACGAGCTTCGGGTTCCGGATGGTGATCCAGATCAGGTCGCCATCCGGGTCGTCGGACAACTCAGGGAACGGGAGGGTGAGGACACGCTGGGCGTAACCGGACATGGTTCTGCTCCTGGATGAGGGTGACAGGGTGGTGAGGGGTGGACATGCCACAGGCGCGGTCCCGATAGGGCCGCGCCTGTGAGGGGAAAAGGGGATGCGGTCAGTAGCCGGCGGTGACCCAGTTTTGGAGGGACACCTGCGCGACGCCGCCGAGGCTGGAGTCGGTCGCGTTCGTGATGCCGGACAGGTCGAAACTGGCCTGGACGTACTCGCCGCCGAGTTCGCGCTTGCCGGTCGTGTAACCCGAGCTGGTCAGGGTGATCGCCAGGACAGCGCCGCCGGAAAGGACCGGCTGCGTGACGGTGCACACGGTCGGTTCCTGGGTCGCCTGCTCGTACAAGTTCATGTCGAGCTGGTTCTCGAAGATGGCCTTGTAGGAGGCGTCGCATTCCAACGCGCCGGGGAAGATTTCGCGGGGCGCCTGGGTGCCGGTGGACGCGGGGATCGCCTCGACAGCCCGCTTGAGGCTGATGTCCATCGTCATGCCGCGGGTCGAGCTCGCCCCGGCGTTCTGGACGGTCCAGCCCCAGCCGACGAGCGACTGCGCGTTGCTCGCCGCGTAGGAGAACGTCGATTCGGACTGGGCCGGGAAGCCGAGGAACTTCGGCGCGATGGTGACGTACGCCTTCGGGTCCAGCTTGATCGACAGGTCGCTGCACACCTGCCCAGGCCAGCCGAGCTGGTCACCCGTGGGGCCGTCATCGGTGGTGAGCGAGTACGTCGGCCATACTGTGCTGAACGTCCTGTTCTGCTGGAACAGGTGAGTAGTCGGAGTGGTCACGCTGCCACCCGCGGCGGTGTGCGCGTACTTGGTGCTGGTGCCCCCGGTGCCACCGCCGACCACGACCGGCGCGACGTAAGGGTTGCTACCGGTGATGGTGCCGATCTGGACGTACTCCGAATTCACGCCGGCCGCGTCGGCGATCTTGACGGTGGCGTTCGACCCGGGCGACGCGGTGAACGACAGCGACGTCGCGTTGGCCGCCGAGTTGACGGACAAGGTGGTCGAGATCCCGGCGGTCACGCTGTCCGGGCCGATCATGGCGCGGAACCAGTAGCCCATCAGGTCCGGGTAGCCGTTCGACTCGATCTCCCACGCGGAGAACCGCACGCCCTGCTGTATCGCCTGGAGTACGGTGTCGGTCGCGCGGAACGAGGTGTCCTTGAGCGGGTCGACGGTGTTGGTGTACTGGGCCGTGTTGAACGGGATCGAGAATGTCGGCGCCGCGTAGGTGGCGACACCGTTCGCGGGGGGTGTGCCTTCTTTCGCGCCGCCGAGCTTGGCGAGCCGGGACAGGTAGGTCATGATGCGTCTCCGTCCTGGCCCGCCCCGCGCCTGCGGCGGCTGGCCTTCGGTGGATTGGCCACGGCCGGGTCGTCGTCTTCCTGGCCGTCGTCGCTCTGCTGGCCCTGGTCGCCGTCGTCGCCTTCTTCGCCGCTGCCCGCATCCCGGCCGGCGTCGGGGACCTCGCTGTCTTCGGCGTAGAGCTGCGTGCAGCCGGTGACTCGATCGGGGTGCTCGAACTTTTCGCCGTCGCCGATCACGCGGCCGACGTCGTGGGAGAAGACCGGGTATCCGTGGTCGTTGCGCTGCCGCATAGGGGCCTCCTGGGCGGGCTAGTGCGGGGATGGGATCGCCGGGAGGCGGTGGGGCGGCAGGTCAGCCGTTGAACTCGAGGTCGTCGGCGTAGTAAGTGGCCGACGCGCGCAGCGTGGGGTCCCGTTGCAGGGACACCTCCGGGTCTTCCTTGCGGAACCGGAGTGCCGCACCCCTCGGCACCTGGCCAACGCTGAGGAACCGGCCGCCGTGGGACTTGTCGATCTCGGGGCCGTCGATCCGCTGCCGCAGCAACTCGAGCGCGATGTCGAGGTTCTGCTGCTCGGTTTCGGCGATCGGCGCAGCGGTGGCTTTGATCGGCCAGTAGACCTTGACCGTGAAGACGTACTGCGGCCGGAGGCGGACGTTGGCGACCTTCGGGTCGGACCAGTCGCCGTGATCCACGTACACGCCGGTCGCGCGGGCCCGGAACTTCGAACCTGGCCAGTACGCCTGCACGACCTCAAACGGTCCGCCGTCGCTGGCCAGGAGCGCAGGCAGGCCGTCACCGGAGGTTTGGAGCCACGCGGCTTCGCGGGCTACTGCGTCGGCGGTGAACGGCGGGTCGGGCATGGTGAGGCTCATGCCGCGCACCTCGCAAGCGACGGAGGGGCGGCCGGTGGCCGCGGTAGCGCGGGAACGCCGGCGGGCGGCGGGTCGTCAGGTGATTCCGGAGGCGGCCAGGTCCAGCTCATCGTCTGAGCGATGGGCCAACTGGATGAATCGAGCAGGTAGGTCACGACGCTGTGTTCCATGTGGCTCCTCACCAGTCGATCGACCACGCCTCGACGGCGTGCTCGAGTAGCCGGGCCGGCCAGAGCGCGCCCCAGGAGACGGGCCCGGCGGGGGCGATGGCGACGGCGTGCGGTGCCCAGCCGGGGACGAGCACGACGGCTACCGCCCCTGCGGGCAGCGGCCGGTCGACTGGCCACGCGCTGATCGACCGGGGCCGGAAGCCGGCCAGCCCGCGGCCGGCCAGCACGTCCAGGACGTCACCCAGGGCCGCGCCGGCCGTGTCAGTGCCACCAGCGGCGAAGTGCAACCGGGCCACGTCGTCGCCGCCGGGCCGCCAATACTGAGGAAATTCCTCAGCATTGATCGCGGCCAGCAGCGAGTTCGCGACCGCTGCGGCACCGCACGCGGGGATCTGATCGTTGCCGCCGAGCAGCCAGCCGTCCGCGGCCGTGCCAGGCCGGGCCCAGCCGACTTGATGGGCCTTCAGGACTTCCTTGGCTGCCTTGGCCAGTTGGTGTTTGGCCTTGGCCACGTCATGCGCGGCGGTTGTGGTGTGGCCGAGGGTTCGCTCGGCTGCGGCGATCTGGTCGTACGCTCTCGCCTTGGTGGTGTCTTTCCGGGCGCTGGCCAGGTCGCGGGCGACTTTCTGCGCGTTCGTCAGCGTCGGCCCGGTGATCGACCCCGAGGACGTTTTCGACGACTTGGGTTTCTTCACCTAGTCGTCCTGGACGAATGGTGCGAGCCGGATCAGCGCGTCGGCGTGAAGCTGGTCCGGGTCATGCTGGGTGGTCGCGTCCGGGTCCAGGTCCCGCACGCAGAAGTAGGCGGCCATGAACCGGCACGCCCGCACCAGTCCCGCGGGGACGGTCTGGTAGCCACCGGAGTAGGTGACCCGCAGCCGGGAGCCGAGGGGGATGAACTGGCCGAGCTGGAACCAGATGTGCCCTTGGTCGTCGGGGCCGTCGAGAATCTGCGCGGCGCTGAGTGTCTGCGGGGTGCCACCGTAGGACAGGATCACCTCGACCGTGACGTCGCTGTACGCCCACAGGTCCGCGTACTTCGACCCCGGGTACTGCTCGACCCACATGTGGCGGACCAGGTTGGTTGCGCCGATCGACGTGGCGAACGACCAGCCGAGCGTGCCCTGGATCGGCATCGGCAGGCCGGCGGCGTCGGCGTATTCGTCGGCGTCGGTGGAGTCGGCCCGGTGGGTTTCCTGGAGGCCGGTGAATGGGGCGAGCCTGCGGTGTACCTCGTCTTCGCAGGCGCGGGTGGCCTCGATCATGATGTCGTTGAGGGCTTCGGTGGTGTACTGGCTGGCCAAGTCCTGGTAGGGGCCTTCGTTGAACTGGTCGGCGGTGCAGAGCGGGGTTACGGTGTCGGCGTCGGGCACGGCCATCACCTCCCGGACCTGGTGAGATGATGGGTGGCATGGACGATCAGGTGGTGACGCTCGACTGCGAACCGTTCGACCCGGCCACCATCAGCGCAACCGCGTGGGTGTGTCCCGGGGACGGCTGGTACGAGTTCCGGCCGGGCCACGCGCCCCGCAAGGTCGGTGATCTAGGCGCGCAGCCAGTCAGGCGTGAACGCCTCAGCGATTGAGTGGCGGCCGTCCTGCGGGATGGGTGAGCAGCACGCCGGGCAGGGCATCCCGGCGCCGCCACAGTGCCCGCTGTGACCTTCGACGGTGATGCCCCACGGGTATTGCGGGTGGTCTTCGCACACCAGCCCGTCGTCGAGGCAGTGCAGGCAGCGTGGCGTGGTCACGGAGGCTGTTCCGGCCTACCCGGCCGCCTTCGCGGTGGCGCGGCCCCGGCCGCGAGTGGTGGTCTTGGCCTTGGTCTCGGTCTCGGTTTCCGCTGCCGGGTCCTGGTCGCCGTCCTGGGCGTCCGGGTCGGCCTCGGCCACCTTCTCGCTGTCGCCGGGGTCCGGTTCGGTGACCTTGGTCTTCTTGGCCGGCGCAGGCTCCCCTTCGCTGTAGCCGCCACCCTGGATGGCCAGCAGTGCCATGCCCAGATCGTCGGGGACCTCCACGATGTCGCCGTCGTGTTCCCACGTGTAGGAGACGCGCATGTGGGTGATCGAGCAACCACCCTGGTCCTTGCGTAGCAGCATCACGGTTTCCCTTGCTCGGGGCGGAAGTGGGAGGGGTGGAACTGGCCGCCCCGGCAGGGAGCAGTGACTGTCGGGGCGGCCAGGCTCAGGAGGCCGGGTTAGGCGGAGACGCTGCACCGGTAGCCGCGGCCGACAAACTTGGGCGTGCGGACCGCGAGGCAGCAGTCGCCCATGATCGCGAACGGCAGCGAGTCGGGCGAGCTGGCCGTCGGGTAAATGTCCAGCGGCCGGGCTTCCCTGACGTACGGGCGGACGATGTTGCCGGGGTCGCGGGACATCAGGTAGATGTTCTCCTCACCCGCGCCGGGAGGCAGCATGTTCGCGTTCTGGCCGATGTAGGCGGCCGGCAGCGGGTTCGGCACCACGGAACCCACAGACTGCTGCGGGATCAGCGCCGACCCCGTGTCGACGATCTGGTTGGTGTAGATCGGGGTCACGCCATCGGTGTTCAGGCCCACCGTCGCGTCCACGTAGCCGAGGAGCGTCTCCGAGCCTGGGGCGCCGTTCGCGGCGGTCCGCCACACCTTGTACAGCTGCGCCGACGCGCCGTCCTGGCCGGTGGGCGGGGTGAACGACAGGGTGATCGTGTTCGCGTTCCCGCCGGAACCGACCGTCTCCGACACCTCAGCGGAGGGCAGGATCTCTCCCTGCCGGGCGATGATCGGGCTGATCATGTACCGGTAGGTGGTGGACGCGGCGATCGACCCGCCCGTCGTGGCGGTGGCCGCGGTGACCGCATCCATGCTGTAGCCGCGCGTGGACAGGAACGAGGACGCGACGATCGGCACCCGCTTGTAGGTGGGGACGATCAGCCCGGCCGCGACCTCGACATCGTTGTACCGCTGCTGCGCCGTGAGCAGTTGCCCGATCCTCGCCTCGACGGTGGTCGAGCACACGAACATCCACGACGGGTCCGACACCGGCTCAGCGGCGTTACCCGACACCATGTCGATCAGCTCGTCGAGGGTGGCGAGGCTGAACGACCGGCCGGCGTAGTCGATGACGTTCTGGCTGCCGCCGGGGCCGAACGCGTTGATCTGGGTGTCCAGACCGTCGAACTGAGGCTGCGCACCATTCGCGGTCGAGGCGCTGTTGCCCCAGCCCATGAACGTTTCGCAGTCCCAGTAGTAGCCCTTGATCGCGCCGTTGATTTCAGTGGCACGCAGGTCTTCGATGACCTCCTGCGTGACCTCCTGCGCGTAACCGGTGACGGAGCCCACGGCCTGGATGTGGGCCATCTGGAACTCGTTCTGGTTGTACGTGCTGGTGGACACCGGCCGGGCGCCACCGTCAGGGACGGCACCGCCCTGGACCACGACGGTCCGGGTGTTGAAGAAGTAGGTCGTGCTGTTCCACTTCTTGGTGGGGATGGACCGGCACCAGGGCGCGAAACGCCGCTGGTACTCCACCAGAACCGGGTCGATGATCTTGGGGACGAATGGGGCTGCACCGGCAGCGGTCAGCGCCTCGCGAAGCTCAGACATGAGCGTGTTCCCTTCCGGGCGGGGTCTGGGGTTTGGGCATGCGAAAGCCCCGGCCATGTGGGTTGGCCGGGGCCTGGCGACCGTCTCCGCCGGAAGGGGCACCAGCGCGCGGGGCGCTGGCGGTCAGGTGATGCTTGCGGGGGTGTTCAGGTCAGCGGTGGGTGCCCTTCGGGCCGAACGCGCGGCCCGCGGCCTCCTTCAGCTCGTCGTTGGTCGCCTTGGCGAGCGCCTCCGGGGTGGCCGCCTCGACGAGCTTGTCCGCGGCTTCCTGCGCGGACAGGCCCTTGCGCTGGACACCGCCGCCCTCGGCTGCGGCCTGGCGCAGCGGGACGAGCTTCTTCTCGAGCAGCCGGGCCACGATCTGCTCGTCGGACTCGTCCACGGCCAGCCCTTCCTTGGCGGCGGCTTCGGCGACCCGCTGGTCAACCAGGGCCGCCAGGCGCGCCTCGCGCGCTTCCCTGGTCTCGGCGACGGGTGCGGTCTCGGCAGCCGGGGCCGCGGGAGCGGCTGGGGCGGCAGCGGCCGGGGCCGCGGCAGCCGGGGCGGTCTCCGTCGCCGGAGCGCCGGTACCCGCGTTGAAGGCTTCACGCGCGGCCTTCTTCGCCAGCTTCCTCGTCTCCTTCTCCAGGAGCCGCTTGTACAGCTCCGGGTCGACGCCAGCAGGGGTGCTTTCGGCTGCCGGGGTCGTCCCGGCCGCCGGGGTGTTGGTGGCTCCGCTCACGGCGGGTACCTCCTCCTGTGTTGCGGCAGCCGGGTCGGATGCCGGGTCTGTGCTGGTCTCGGTCACGTCGGGCTCGTCGTCGTCGGCCTCGTCCGGGGTGTCGTCGTCGGGGTCGCTGTTGGGGCCGACACCGGGGACATCGACATCACCGTCCATGTCCGGATCAAGCTGGGCGAGCGCATCCCCTGCGGCCTTGCCGGCCGCGAGGAGGATGACCCGCAGGTCAGCCGGGTCCATGCAGTACGAGGAGATGTAGATGGACACGGGGCCGTTGCTGGCGCTGATGCCCCACGACCCGGACCGCCGGGCGTCCTCACCTGGGGACATCCACTCGACGACCGACTCGCCGACCTGGCGGGCGGGTTCGAACGTCCAGCCGCGGCACTCGTTGGAGACCGAGACCCCGAACTTCGTGAGCGCCTTCCGGATCCGGCCCTTGATCCGCTTGAGCTGGTCACGGCTGTAAGGCTTCGCCTTGTCGGCCTGGTGGATGTACGACCAGGCCGCTTTGGCGTTGTCCTTGGTCGAGATGTCGTACCGCTGCTTGCCGTCTTCCTGGTAGCCCGGGTCAGCCCACTGCCGGCCCGCGCCAGACAAGCCCTTGCCGCGCTTGCCCATCGGCGCTGTCGCCTCGTCGGCGTCGGCGTCCAGGTCGCCGTCTGGCCAGCAGGTGACACACAGGCCGTCTTCGAGCACATGCGAAGGCGGGTGCAGGATGCCTTCCAGGAGAGCCCGCACGTCAGCCGGTGCGGCTTCGGTGGTTTCCTCAGTGATCACGGTTACCTGCGCCTCCTGCACGCTCTCGGTGATGGCGACCCGCTCTGTGGTCTCGGTCTGGCCTGGCCGTTTCACCCACGCGAAGGTGTCCACCCCTGCGCCGGGCACCCCCGGCGACTTGGTGTAATCGAGCCCGGCGAGTTCGAGCCCGTCAGCGGTGACGGCCTGCTTGCCATCGGGGCCTTTGACCTCACGGACGGTGCCCTTGAAGAAACCGCGGATCGACACGCCCTTGAGGAACGGCTGCTGGCCATCGGTGGTGTCGAGCAGGGCGGCGATCGTCCGGCCAGCGTCGGTGTCGGCCAGGTCGGCGGTGAACCTGGCCGCCCCGTCCTCGGCCACGCTCATCGACGTCAGCCGGCCGACGATCTGGGTTGAGTCGTCTTCGGCGGCGTGGTGAGTGAGCTGGGACAGTGGGTATTGCCGGTCGGTGATGTCGATTCCCGCGCCTGAGCCGATCCGTTCCTGCGCGTCTTTGACCGCCGTGGCGATCATCTCGGCGGTGTACCAGCGGCGGTTCAGGGATACGCCTGGCCGCAGCGCGACCCCGCTGACGGTTGCGATGACTCCAGCCACGGCGCGCGCCTCCTTACGTGCGGCAGCGCGCCGCGGTCAGACGGACAGGGACGAGAGGGAGGCGGGCCGGCTAGTTGTAGCCGAGGGTGAACGCTGGGCCGGAGGCGACGTTGACGACGACGATGCTGTTCGCGGCGGGCATCTGGATCGTGATCTGCGTGCCCACGGCGGCGCTGCCGAGGATCACGGCCAGCACGGTGCCGGACGCGCCATCGGTGATGGTGGCGTTGTCGCCGCCGGTGCCCGCGGTGGTGACCAGCGCGTTGACCACGCGGCCGGGGGCGTTCTTGACGGTGTAGGTACCGGCGCCAGCGGCGATCGCGTAGGACGCCTCGGCGTAGATCGAGTTGCCGTGGTCGTCCAACTGAGCGAACCAGGTGACTGGGGAACGTTGCGGCATGGCGGAGCCCCTCTCGTGGGCGTGGGGATGGCGAACAGGGACAGGCAGGAGGAAAGCGGGCGGCTTACCGGCCGTACAAGACGATCTGGGCGCCCGTGACCGTGCCGCCGGTCAGCGTCCACGACACGCGACCCCAGTCAGGGAGAACGAGGTACGTGGACGCTGACCCGCCGTGCAGGCCACCCGCGGCGGACTTCGACCCGGCCCCGGTCAGGGCTGCGGTGGACAGGACCGCGGGGAACAGGTTGCCGAGGTTGTCGTAGACGTCGAGGTTCACCACCAGCGACGGGCTACCCGTGATCCCCGCGGCGGTGACGTAGAGGGCGACGTCGGGGATTTCCCGCAGGTCAACGTTCGTCTCGGCGTTGTTGCTGTTCGGCCAGCCTCCGGTGACGCCTTGCCAGCCGCCGGAGTTCCCAGCTTCGGTGAGGGTGTCGCCGATGTTGGTGGCCGCGAGGGACCAGACGATCTTGGAGCGTGGCTGTAGGTTGCCCACGGTGACCTCCTGGTCAGGCGACGGCTTTGAGGAACATGGAGAACGCGCTGAACGGGAGCGCCTTCATCGCTGCGGCGACAGCGCAGCGGCACAGCGGGTGAGCAGGCACAATCGGCTCAGCACCAGGCGCCAGGTCATGGGGGTTGTCTTCCTGCGCCTGCTCACAGAACGGGCACACCCGCCCGTCACCAGCGGTCATCACGTCGTACGCTTCGACACCTTCGGAGGCGTAAAGGGCGAGCGCGCCGGCGTTCGCCGACCCGGACATGGCGTAGTCGATCAGCGTTGTCACGGCGCGGATACTGTCGCCGCTGGTCAGCGCCTCGACAGCCGAGACCATCTCGTCGTAGGTGCCGCCGTTCGCTGCGAGCGAAGCCAGCGTGCGGCCAATGTCGGCGGCGTTGCCGGCGATCAGCGCCTCAACCCACGGGTCGGCCATGCCGGGCAGGTCTTCCAGGTGGGTGAGGGGTTCGTACATGTGCGCGAACGCGGTGTCCCAGTCGAACCCTGTATGTCCCGCCTCGGCGGCAGCGACCGCGAGCGCACCGGTTTTCCCTTCGGCGGTGGCCGCGGCGATCGCGACCTCGATCGCGAGGGTCAGCTGTTCGTGTTCGGGGCTGTACCGGATCGCGGCCAGCATCCCGGCCGCGAGCATTTTCGCCTGGGCGCGGACCTCATCGGTCCAGGCGTCTTCGGTGAGCATGCCGGTGAGGCGGCGGAACGACTTGACCATGCGGGGGACGCTGATGTGTTTCACCGCGGCCCGCCACGCGGTTTCGACCTTGGCGACGTGCTCACGGATCAGGTCGTCGCGGCGCTGATGCACGCTGGCCCAGGTGCCGTCGATGTGGCCGACCTCGAGCAGTGCCTCCAGGACCCGCGGGTCATCGGAGTGTTCGAGCGCAGCGGTTACCGCCGTGGTGCACCGCTGGTCGAGTTGGGGTGTGGCGGGCCCGCCGGATAGGGCGTAGCCGGTGAGGTATGCCTCGGCTGCGTCGTCGGCCAGGCCGCCGGTGAGCTCGTAGTCGCTGCGGTCGGTGCCGTGCACCGCGGAGATGCGGTCGAACACGAAGGTGATCGGGGCGATCCGCTGCACGGGGCTGGCTGTGTCTCGGTACAGGTAGATCAGGGAGATGTGGGCGAGGTAGCCGTGTTCGGACGCCACGTGCAGGCCGTGTTCGGCGAGGGCGGCTTCGGCGTCGCGGCGGAGTTGGTCCAGGTCGGGTGAATCGACGAGGGCTACCACGATGTCGGCGTCTTCGCTGCCGGTAAGGCGGGCGTGGCCGGCGATCGTGGCGGTGATGGGCCCGCGGTCGGCCAGGGCCTCGGCGACGGCGTTGAGTGCGCTGATGTCGACGTGGTCGGCTTTGCCGGTGTAGGCGAGGGTGAGGTGCAGGTCGGCGGGGTTGAGGCCGTCGTCGATGGCGAGTGCCTTGGCCAGGGCGGGGGGCGGGTAGAGGGCGATCATGCTGTGCCCGCTGTGTTCTGGCTGGGCGCTCATGTCACCGCCTGGCCGTAGGTCCCGAATTGCCCGAGGTGTATATACGAAAACCTTGCGAGGTGTAAGTACACCCGAGTATGATGGTGTCTATACACCAGACAAGGAGCCGAAAGACATGGCCATCGACCAGCCCCTCGCAGACCTCGACGAGCAGACCGCTTTCGACGGCATCACCACATGGTTCGCCGAAGCCCCCCGAGGCTCATTTGCGTGGGTGATCACCTGGTTCCCCACTACCGGCAACATCGCCGCATGGCAGGCCGGCACCAAGGGCCGCACAGGCTACCGGGCAACCGCAGCGGACCTCGGCACCGCACGTGCCGAAGCCCAGCGGATCGCGGACCTGATCGCAGCCGGAAAGAAGGCGTGACGATGACCATCGCAGAAACCCTGATCACCACCGCACTCCAGCTCCGCTGCGTCTGGTGCGCCACCACACAGCCCGCCGCGGCAATGCAGCCGGTCAACGCGACCAGCACAGCGTCCCAGTGCCGCGACAGCGAAGCCTGCTACGAACGGTCCGCCGCCGCCATGGGCAACCTCGGCCACGACCAGGCCGCCCGGTGGCTGCCCGCGCCGTCCGCGACCGCGTACGCGATGCGGCTGCTGGACACGACCCAAGACGCTGACGTTGCGGTGATCCCGATGGTGATGCCCGGTAAGGTCCCCGGCCGGTGGGCAACCGACCAGGAAGTCGAGACGGTGGCTGGGGCGGTGTTCCTGGCCACCGACCCCGACTCACCGGGATCGTGCCTGCTGCCAGGATTTGAGACGGCTCGCGATCTGGCGCTTGCGCTGGCCCGTGCGGCGCTCGGTGAGCGGCCCGGGATGATCGGGTGGGCGACGGTGGAGCGAGACGGGACGGTCAGTGCAACCGAGGAAGCATGATCGGACAGCCAGCCTTGACGCTGGCCGGCCGAAGCCCCGCAGGACCGAGGAAGGAAACGAGTAGCGATGGCAGGACGCGCATATCGGTCTCGACACCGATCGGGCCGTTCCGGGCCCGGATCAGTGCTCCGCTGAACGGCCGGGGCAACGTGTGGGGATCGCTCGGAACGTGGATCGGCCGGGACTGGGTCAGCATCGGTCGGCCACTGACCCAGCGGGGACGGCGGTCCCGATGAACGCATACCGGGCCGTGGCCGGGCTGTGGGACACGATCAAGTGGGCGATCGCCCGCCGGACAGGCCTGTACCGGCTCGACGTCGCCGCGATGCGGCGGTCCGCGCGCCGGCTGGAAGAGGTCGCCACGCTCGCCCGTAGCGTCGGCCTCGACGATCGGGCGGCCGAAGCAGCTGCGTCAGCCGCTGGGCGCCGGGCGACCGCTACAGCCATGATTCAGGCCGCGCGTCAACCGTGACCGCTGTCCAGGCGTCTAAGGATGCGTGAAGAGACTCGCCGCAGCATTAGTCGTTCTCGCCGCCGCCGTTGCCCTGTCCGGGTGCGGTGGCGGTGGTCATCTCACCGCGACCCAGCAGTGCACCGCCGACTATCAGGTGCTTGTCACAGACGGCCTGTACGGTGATTCACCAGCTGAGGTCCGGGCGGATGGCACTTCCGCGCAGGTGCAGGCGTACGACACCGCGATGCGGGTGTGTGATTCGCTTACTCCTGCTCAGGCGAAACAGGCCGCCCTGGCTGTGCATCCGTAGGTTTGCAGCTCCCCGCCGTGGATTCGAATCACGACAACCGGCACCAGAAACCGGGGCCCTGCCGTTAGGTGAACGGGGGATCGGCAGAGAGGCGCACCCGGTGGCTGGCACGGCTCGGCTTCACCGACCGGACGCAGGTCAAAGCCGTAGAAGGCCCTGCTGTGCGCCTCTCTGGCTATTACGAGACGTCCCGCTCAGGCTCGGACGTCTTGTCGTCGGGGTGGGTGCAAGCGCAGTCGACGACCTCACAGCCGTCACAATCACCGGCCAGGCAAGCCCGGCAGAACCAGATCACAGGTCGCCTTCCACGTGCGGCGGCTCGCGCTGGTCGAGCTCGTAATCGACGCCGGACTTGATCGTGATCCTGGACATCGGACTGATCGGTCGTTCCGTGCTGGTGCCGTCGCTGAACTCGACCCGCAGCACAGTCCGGACCGGCACCCTCGGGCCAATCCGGCGAAGCTGCCGGCCGAACGCGGCGGCGAACACGCCGAGGAGGGCGAGGCCACCGACCACGAGAGCGCCGTTGAACGCGTCGTTGGCTGCTGCGACCGTGGCCTGCCAATGGGAGCGGCCCCATGGCGTCCAGGCGACGGCCACACTGGCCGCGACCATGGCCCAGGCGATGGCGACGGACAGCCACAGCGCCCTCGGCAGCGGTGTCGTCTCGCGGGGTGGCCGCTCGGCGAACAGCCAGTGCAGCGCGCCATGCAGGTGGCGGCGGTCGAACTCGGCCAGGTTCGCCGCGGCCCACGCGCAGGTGTGAACGATGGCGAGGGTTCGGCGGTTCATCAGGCGGGCTTAGCCACGACCACAGGCTTATCGGCCAGGCGGATTTCCTCGGGGAGATGACTGCCATAGTCCGGCTGCAAAGTTCTCGTGACCACATACCTGTGCTCGGTACCGTCCGCGAACTTGAAGTCCACCTGGCAGGCCATCCCGTCAAGCGACCCGCGATGGATGCGGATTTGCCTAGCGGTGGTCGGCTGCTCGGCCTCTGCGGACTTCCGCTCGATGCTGAGCACGTCGCTGGCCTTGACCGCTGTCACCATCACGTGGTCCTGGTCTACGAAAACCGTGAAGCCGGGCAGATCATCGTCGGTGGTCCAGCCGTTGGCGGTGAACTCCTGCGGCGAACGGCCCGGGTCGATGAATGTGACGCGGTAGTGGTGGCTCTTGGACGGCATGTGGGCGTTCATGGTTCCCTCGGTCGGGGTGGCGTCTTCACAGGGCCAGTAGCAGCCGCCAGCGGCAAGCGGCCTGGGGGTCAAGCTCTCGACCATCACGTCAGCGAGCGTCCGATACCGCACGTTCACACCGCTTCGGTGCTCAGGCCGGTACGCTTCACCAGGGCCGACGTGGGTTCGAAGACGACACCAGAGCCGGCCGGTCCTCCTGTGGCAATACCCACGCCCAGTTTCAGGCAGCGGACGTTACCCAGGGCACACCCTGAGTCATCCGTGACCGCGTAGTAGTGCTTCGACCCGTCCGCCAAGTCGATCTGCACCTCACAGAGGCGTCCACCCCCGGGGGCGGACGACAGCGCTATCGCTGTCGCGGGTGTCGCGGGTGTCGCGGAGGGCTCGGCAGGCTGCTCGGCTGCGGTCTTGAGCAGTTCGAGGCATGGATTGCCGTGAACCTCTTCGCCAGGATTGATCACGTACAGCTCGTCCGCTGGCGGTGTCCAGCCCATCGCGATCAGCGCCTCGCGAGTCTCCTCAACGACACCCATCTTCGGGTCGGTCAGCGTGATGACCGCGCCGTCCCAGACAGGGAGTTTCACGGTCAGCAGCGGGAGCGTGTCCTCGCCTTGGTGCACGCTGACCTCGTTGTAGGGCAGCAGATGCCCGTCGATGGTGAGCTTCCCGTTGTACGGCTGACTGGACAGTTCAACGCGCATGGGTTAGCCGATCTCCTTCGGGACGAACGGTGCGGCCTTGGCCGCGGTGAGGTCAGGGACAGGCGGGTTCGGCGCGGGCTGCGTGTCGGGCAGCTCGTACGGCTCCTCGCCTTCCGGATCGGGCTCAGTCACGGGTACCTCCAGCCGCCAGGGGTCTTCCGCCACCCGCGGCGACGTTTCCGCCAGTCCTCGAATGGGCGTCGCAGACGGCGAGCGATCCGTTCCGGCAGCGGCCACGGCTGACGGCCGCCTTTGTCGCCGTACATGACCCGGCTCGCGGCCGATTCGATAGGCCACGCCGGGTCACCGGTCGCGCTGGTGGGCTTGTTCCCGCCCCAGCGGCGGTGATCCGCTGGCGAACCAGCCGGGCGGGCTGCGTCGGCCGGGCACGGGAGCTGGCCGAAGTACGGCGGGTGGCCGGTGAAGGCGATACCCATGCGACGGCGGGCAGCCTGCTTGTCCGGGTACAGGTCGCAGAACTCGCACTCGCCGGGGCCGTGGAGCACCCGCTCGTCACAGTGCGGGAAGGGGGCGCGTGGACGAGGATCGGGCTCGGTCATCGCGGTGGCCAGTGCCAGCCGTAACGGCGGCAGACGGTCGTGAGCGCATGAACGACAGCGCGCTCGATCTCGGCGTGGCTGATGCTGTGGTGGACGTGGGAATGCGTGTCTGGCGGGGGTGATATCCCGGCCGGTGGCAGCCCCATGGCGGCACGGAGTTCATTGAATGTCGGGTAGTTGCACGCCGGAGGCCGCTCGTCGGCCGCCGCGACCAGCCAGTCATCGGCCAGCAGGTCCGTGCCGGTGGCTGACCAGGGTGCACAAGACCCGTCCGCGGTCCGCAGGTCGATGTGCGGCAGGTATCTGATCTCTGTGCCCTCGGGGTAGATGCCGAGCAGCGGCGGCCGGTTGACCTCGAACGTGCTGCCGGGCACGAGGTACAGGAACTGGCCCTTGCCGTTCCAGCCGGCCCGGGTGACGCGCTTGCCGTCCTTCAGGGCTGCCAGTGCCTGGCCGAAGTCCATCAGTCGTCGTCCTCGCTGTCGTCGGGGGTGAACGGGGTGTAGGTGCGGGTCCGGGCGACCCACTCGCCAGCGGCTGGGAGCACGTAGCCGTGGCGGGTCTCGACGATGCCGTGGCGCAACCTCACCTTCAGGCCGGCCCGGGCGCAGGCGTTGAGCGCGTCGGCCACGCGAGCCAGCGCGTCGGCCGCTGCCGTCGCGGACGTGGCGACCTGGCGCATCGTGTCGGCGGTCAGCTCAGCCACGCTGGATGACCAGCTCGTCAGCTCTCACCACGACAACATGGGCGGCGGGGGCGTGTGACTGCACCATCAGGCGCATGTTCTCCCGGTCCTGCGGGGTGAAGTTCCGGTCTGGGCTGATCCGGATAATCAGGGTGTCGCCTGGGCGGAGGACCCTCGTCTCTTCTGCCAGCAGTTCGCTGAGCGGCCGCGGTCCGGTTTCCACGATGGTCAGCGGGTCGGGCTCGGTCATGCTGCTGTCCGATCTTGGTAGTCGTGCAGGTTGTCCCAGTCGCCCGCCTTGGCCTTGGCCACGCCCGTGTACGCCCACACCGGCAGCTCTTCCTTCATCGCTGCGAGGGCGTGGTGGTGGCCGTCCACGATCACGTACTTCGCGGACCCGGCCGGGCGCACCAGCACCACGGGCTTCAGATGCAGGCCCTCAGCAGCGCGCTTCTTGGCCTTCTTGCGCAGCCGCGCAATGTCCGGCCCGTCGTGGTCAGCGGCCCAGTCTTCGAGGTGGTCGGTGTCGATCTCGTCCGCATCGACCTCCGCGGGCCCGTGCCATTCCACCGTGTCGGCATCCTTGACCCACCCGAGTTTGCTGGCGGGGAAGCATCCTGCGAGGCGGCGGTACACAAGCTGGGTGACCGAGACAACCTCCAGAAGCGGGCTGCCGTGGAGGCGTTCGTTGAGACGGCGCCGGTAGTTGGCCAGTTGCACGACACGCACGCTCTCCCGCGAGCCCTTCTTCCCGGCCAGCTGCTTGCCCTTCCCCGCGGGCAGGGCAGGCGGTGCGGGTGCTCCTGGCTTCTGCTGAGGCAGATCGTCGTCATCGTCGTCTTGCATCGGCTCGTCACCGGGAGGCTGCTCACCGGCGGCGACCGCGGGTGCGCCCTTGGACGCGATCATCGCCTTCGACATGTCTGACATGTCCGACCAGAGCACGAGGTTCTGCCGGTCCACCAGCACCGCATCATCGCCGCCAGGAACCGGAGGCTCACCGATGCTGGCGCGGTACTTGTTGAGCGTCCAGGAGCCGTTCCGCAGCCTCGTGTCGCGGATTTCCTCCACGGTCTTGGAATCGCGGTAGTCGACCTCGCCGAACTTCGACTTCCAGCCCTTGACGCCGAACCCTTCGACAGCGATGTGGAAGTTCAGCTTCTCCAGGAGGATCGCGCCGATCGGGTCACACGTGTTGATCATGAACGAGCGGTGCTGGCTATCACCAGTACCGCCGCCCAGGTTGCCCGACTCGATGATGTTCGCCTCAGCCGGCGGGACACCGTACCCGGCGACGATCGTGTCCCGTTCCTTGTCTTTCGCCTCCAGCACGTCAGACAACTTCCCGGCTTGCAACTCGGTCAGCTTCCCACCGCCGACCGTGATCCACGGGTTGCCGATGTTGCGGGCGCCCAGGTTCTGCGCCATCACCTTGTCCCGCCACCTGGTCCGCTCCGCGGACGGCGGCAGGTCAGCATGGATCGTCGGGGGCAAGCCCTTCCGCAGCATCTCCTTCTCGGTGGCCGCGGCGAACAGCCAGGACGTGATCGGCTGCATCATCGCCTGCGTCGGCGACACCCCGTACACGCCCGGCCGGGCGGAGTCCAGCGAGATGTGGATGACTTCGCGGGTTTCGAACGTCGCGCGCTGCCCGAACTCGGTCACCTGCACATAGCCGGTGATTTTCCCGTGCTCGTCCGCTACTGGTGTGGTGGTCACCACGTCGAGGTTCCACAACGCGACTGGTGTCGGCCCAGACCAGGTGACCTCAAGCAGCGCGTCGCCGAAGACGAGCAGGTCCGCGATCGCGTTCCGCAGCACCTGGCGGATGTCTTGGGTGGGGTTGCAGAACCCGTAGAACCGTTCCAAGGCGATGACCTCGGCCGGCTTGTCGGGTTCCTCCTCACCTTCGCCGCTGTCCGCATCCCAGTCGGAGATCAGGCCACCCGCGGTGATGGTGCGGGCGATCACCTGCACGCACGTCCACGACCACGGGCACGTCAGGTAGGCGTCGTTCAGTTCCTGCATCAACGTCTGCCGGTCAGTGCCGGTCGAGGCGCCGATAGCGGACTGGTACTCGTTCAGGCCGCCCTGCGGGACACCTGGAACATACCCGGCGCGTTCGAGATCGGCGGCGCTGGTCGCGACCTGGGCGGCGACCCGGTCCTTTTTCTTCTCGGTGACGCCGCGGCGGAACGCGGGCGGGATCCAGCCTGGGAGCGGCAACGCAACCTCCAGGCTGGGTGTCAGGTGAAGGGAGACTTCGCGACCGTCCCGGGTGGTGGCCGGTCGTCGTCGTCGTCATCAGGGGGCCGGTTCCAGGGGGCGCCCGGCTCGTCGGGCCGGACCGCGTACTGGCCCCTCGGCTGCAACAGATTCTCGGAGCCCTCCGCGGGCACGTCGTCGTCGACGGGGAACTGGGGGCCGCCACCAAGGTTGATCAGCAAGTACCGGGAGCCGTCCATCGCGTGGTCAGCGGCGTTGGTGTCGGCGTCCTCAACGTTGCCGGTCTTCGCGTGCGGCAACGCGGGAAGCTCCATGATCAGGCTCTTGACGGTCCGGAAGATGTGGACCATCGGGCACGTTTCCCACCCGAGCGCGCGGTGGTGCGGGCACGCAGGCCCTTCCTTCAGGTAGGAGTGCCACCGCTGCCAGCCCGCGACCCGGGAACCGGGGCCTTTCCCCGCTTCGGTCAGATAGACGCCGTTCTCGGCGTACACCTCGGAGATCGGTTTCGCGTCACCGCGGGTGGCCCACATGGCGTCGTCAGCCCACCGGACCAGCACCCGCTCGTCATCGGCCTCAGCCGCGAGTATCCGCTTGGCCTGGTCAGCTTCACCGACCTGCGTTTCGTACAGGTCGCGGTAGAACCACACCCGGCCGTCCTCGTCGACCGCGGCCCACACCACCGCCCACGGCTTCGCGAACCCCCAGTCGATGCCCTGGTAGCGACGCCACCCGGCAGGCAACGTGATCGGGTCGAGGGTGTGACGGTCATACCGGTACTCGGTGAACATCTGGCCCGCGAACTGATCCCAGTCACCGTCGCGCATCGCTGCCCGGCGGGCCGGGTCGGGGATCGCGTCGAGCTGCCGGAAGTAACCGGCGTTCAGGTGAGGGTTATCGGTGGCCTTCGCCGGGATGAACCGGCGGGTCAGCCCGAAATCGTCGGTGACCACCTGCGCGCCGTAGACGGTGGGCTTGATGTACCGCTCTTTAACCTCACCGTGGCCAGGGCCACCCGGGTTCGACGACGACCGGATACCCAGCACGGGAACACCATGCGCGGCCCGGAGCCGTTCCAACGCGATCACGTCCACGATCCCCGGCGCCAGCAACGTCCGCTCGTCCACCAGGAGCAGCTGATACTCGCCGCCTTGCCGGCGGGACGCGTCGTCAAACGACTCCATGTACCGGAGCCGGATCACCGACCCGTTAGGAAACGTGACCTCTTTATCGGTCTTGTTCCAATGGCCGCCGACCTTGGCACCCCACTGGTACCGCTGAAACTCCGGGTAGATCGACTCCGCGAGCTCGTCATACGAGCGGCGCAGCATCAGCACCCGGATCCCGGGATACCGGACCGCCGCCCGGATCGCCTCCATGACCAGGCCGACTGTTTTCCCGCCACCGGCCGCGCCGCCGTACAGCACGTCGTACTCGGTCGCAGCGTGGAACAGCTCCTGCGGGCAGTTCCCGCACGGCGCCGGTAGCCTGCCGGCCGCGGCCTCGGTCACCCGCTCGTCGAACGGGGACTCGACCCCGATCTCCGCGGCTACCTGCTTACGGACCGCGACCCGCGGGAGGCACGTCGGCTCATACCCCAGCTCGGCGAAGACGTCGATCTTGGCGAGGCGTTCCGCCTCGCGGCGTTCATGTTCCTGGTGGAGGCGCTGGAGGTAGCGCAAGCGGTCCAGTTTCAGATCCGCCAGGGAGCCGGCCAATCTGGGCCTCCATCTGCGCTATGGCGGCCTCGATCCAGCCCAGGGTGATGACCTCATGCTTGGTGGGGGCGTCCAGGCCGTGGAGTTTCGCCCGCCGCTCCGACACCCGCAGCAACGCGAGCACAGCCTGGATCACCGGCCCGTCATCAAGAAGCGGCTCCTCCGTCTCCGGGTGCAGCACCACAATCCCTGACGACGACACGCAGTAGTGCTTCCTGCCCAGCACTTCCTGCAACCTCTGCATCAGGTCGTCCAGCCGCGCATCCTCAAGCTGCCGCAACTCCTCAACAGCCTCACGAGCGCTATCGGCCAGGGCCCGCTGCACCGCCTCATACGCCGACGACGACGACCGCCACGACATCGCGGCAGCGATCTGCTCGTACGACTTCCCCTCACGCCGCAGCTTGAGAGCCTCGATATCCCGTTCCCGGGTGGCGACAGACCGGCGACGACCAGCCAATGGGTCACCGCCTCAGGTTCGGGTGTCCATGCGTTCGGCGAATGAGCCCAGCTAGTTGGCGTTCTGGCGGAGGATCAGGAACCGGCGGGTCTCGGCCGCGATGTGGTGGTGGGCCCACTTCGCATACTTGGGGTCTTGGTGGCCGTGGGCCGCGGCGATGTCCCGCCAGGTCGCACCGGCCTGGGTGGCCAGGTCGGTAAGGTGAGTTATCGCGACCGCGACGCCCATCACGGACTGGCGGGACACGTCGGGGATTTCCTTGAGGTGGGCCAGCTGGGCGAGGGCTGTCACGACCTCCTGCTGCGACGGGCCGGCCGGGCTGCTCACCGGAGCTGGCTCAGCATCTCGTGCGTGACGGGGCCGCTCACCACAAGGAACGGTCGCCGGCCGGTGGCCTCGGGTACCAGGTGGTCGACGCACTTCGACTCGCCCTGGTGGATGGCGACCGAGTCGTACATTGCGGGCATCGCGGTCGGCGAGTCAGTGCCAGGGCGCAGGTGCTCGGGGAGGAACCCGGTCGCGTCGATCTGGGCGGCGCGGGGATCGTCCGGAGCGATACCGCTGGCCGCGCAGGCGGCCTCGTGGGCGGCCTCAGCGTCGGCGCCGTACTTCTTGCTCCACATCACCCGCGTCCGGACACACTCGGCGCATTTGTCTCTGCGGGGTGTCACGGCGCGCAGGGCACTGGTCAGGGTGTCGCCCAGGATCGCGGGAAGCATCTGGGTCAGCACCGGCACGAGCGCGCCGTTGACCGCCTGGGCGATCGCCGCGGCGAGCGGGTCGATCCGGGGCGGCTGGCCCGGGTCGCCGGTTGTGGTGGGCTCGCTGGCCGTGGCGGCCTGGGCGGGCTGGGCCTTGGCCAGGAGACCGGCCGGGACTTGCTGCTGCACTGGGCTCCTATACGGGGGTGTTTTCAGAGTCGGAATCGGCCGACTCTGCGGCGGTGTCGATCGCGCTAGGGTCATCCGCCCACGCTTGGAACGGGTTGCGGGGCAGCACTTGCACGAGCTGGCGGCGGCGGCCGACCAGCGGCTCGATCTGCTCTTGCACAGCGGACCGGCCGGCGGGGGTTCGGCAGCGGCGGGCGACCTTGACCAGCTCGGCGACCTGGGCGTTGATGTCGCGTATCTCGTTGCGGATCCGGGTGTCGCGGTCCCACGCCAGTTCCCGCGCCCACCGGCGGAAGTCCGCGGTCTCGCTGCGGGGTGCCTGGTCAAGCATCACGCTGTCCCGTCGCCCTGGCCGGGGCGTTCGACGCAGCCGGCGACGAGCCAGAACAGCAGCCGGTGCAGTTCAGGGGGACACCGGTCCATTGCGTCCCGCACCTGGGCAGGTGTCATCGGTGACAAGGCGCTCCTCGGGCAAGGTCAGGCAGCGGCGGCGCGCTGAGCGTGCAATCTGGCTTCGATCGCGGCCAGGTCACGGAAGTCGTACACGTTCCACCGGCCAATCTGGCCGAGGCGCTGCACCTTGTACCGGTGTATCCAGACCCGGATCGTGGATTCGGGCACGTCCAAGGCGGCAGCGATCTGCTTGGGGGTCATCACGTCGCTGGGGTCAATCCCCGGGCGTGGCGGCATTGATCACCGCCCCCGGCATGGAAAAGGCCCGCCCCGGCTGAACCGGTGACGGGCACACTTCTCTCAGCACTGATCGTTACACACACGAGTGTTCCATCAAAAAGATGCTGGTCACAGCGGCGTGTCACACGACGCGAGTGGTGGTTTCCGGGTTGCCTGCCTGCGCGGCCTGAGCAGCGATATCGATCTGGTAGATGCGGCTCATGAGGAGGGTGAACCGGGAACCGGTGTAGACGTTCGGGCAGTTGGTGCAGACCACCTTGTCTTCCCAGCCGCCCGACCGGGCACCAGGTTGCACGAGGGTGGCCTTGCCGTTGCAGCCGTCGCAGCGGACCTCGGTGATCCGCCTGCGGGGGAGAGTCAGGCCGAGAGCGCCACGGACCTTACCAGTCAGGGCGAAGAACTCGGCCGCGGCCTGAGTGCCGTTGAGGGAGACACGTTCCCACGCCTGCCCGGACCGGTCGATGACGAACCGGCCCCGCTCGGTGCCTTCCTTGTCGGCGTTGATGATCTCCTCGACGCGGCTCTGAGGGATGGCCCGTTTCATCAGTTGCGGGCCGAGGCTGAGGAGGACATCGAAGTTGCCGCCGATGTACTCGCGGCCGTCCCACCGGCCGGCCATCGTCTCGCACGCGACAGCGAGGCGCACGCCGTCGCGGCGGCGGTGATCCGGGCCGGCCGGGTGGGGGGTGAGGCGCGCCTGGGTACGGACCGCGGTCTCCCACGAGCAGGCGATATGCACGATCTCGCACATGAGCGCTTCGACGTCAGCGGCCAGCGGGATCGGTGCTTCCCTGGACCCGGACACCCGTTCGTCGCCGCCCTGGCCGATCCGGCCGAGGATGAGCCGCAACTCGACGTACCGCTGCGGTAGCTCGCCGATGTCCTGGCGGAGGTACCGGGTGTCGGTGACACACAGGTTCCGGGGCCCCTGTTTCGGAGTGCCGAGGTAGTCGCGTTCCTCGCACCGGTTCCCGCGGGCGCACGGGATCGTCCCGGTTTCGTCGTCGTGGCTGGTGTCTGGCTCTGGTGCATGCCCTTTGTGACGACGTGACACTCGTGCGCCCTCCCTGGTCAGTCCCTTGATCAGGTGAACTACACGGACGTGATTTCGATTCCAGCAGGCCGGCCAGCGGACGGGGCAGCACATGATCAGGCCCGGCCGTCCCCGCTTGCGGTGGGGCCGGCCGGGCCGTCTTGCCGCCTACGGGGCTAGGCGGCGAGCGCGACGTCGTTCGCGGTTGTGCTGATCATCGGCGTCCCTCCTGGGACGTTGATCGTTTCGACGTGGACCGGTGCCAGGTTGACCGCAGTGGTCGAGCCGTCACCGATCTGCCGGTACTGGCCGTTCCCCCACGCCCACACCTGACCGCTTGTGTCGATCGCGTAGCTGGTGGCTCCGCCGGAGGCCAGGATCGAGTACGTCACGCCGGCTGGTGCGTAGAACTGGACCGGCAGGGTCTCGTTCGTGGTGCCGCCGTCGCCGAGCTGGCCCCATTGATCGTTACCCCACGCGAGCAAGGTCCCGTTGCTGCACATCACGAGCATCTGCCCGTTCGCAGGCGCCGACCCGCCTTGCGTCATCTGGGTCACGTCGCAGCCGGTGTTCACCTGCTGCGGGACGTCGGCGTTCGTGGTGGTGCCGTTGCCGAGCTGCCCGGAGGAGTTCTCACCCATGGTGAACACCTGCCCGGAAGTGGTCAAGATCGCCGCGTCGTCCTGCGATTCGGTGAGCGCCGCCACCGTTGAGGTAGTGGCCCCCGCGAAGCCTTTGACTGTGACGGGGCTGGTGTAGTCCTTGCCCTTAGTGCCGTTGCCTGCCACACCATCGGTGCCCTGGCCGCAGAACTGGACACCAGCGGAATCGAGCACGTCCAGGTGCTCGTCGGCCGCCGCGACCTCGCTCACGGTTCCGAACGCGGTCAGTTCCTCGGGCTGGTCCTGCATCTGGGTGGTGCCGTCGCACAGCCAGCCGCCGAGGTTGTACCCCCAGCCCCAGAGGTTGCCTGCGGTGTCTACGGCCAGGCCGCCGTCGAACGGCATCGCGTCAGTGGGGATGAACTGGATGAGCGTCGCCGAGCCGTCCGCCTGCGGCGGGAACTGCACCTGGACAGGTGTGGTGAGCGAATCGGCGGTGGTGCCGTTGCCGAGCTGGCCTTTGGTACCTTGGCCCCACGCCCAGAGAGTGCCGTCCGTCAGGAGCGCGTACTGGGTGGAGTTGGATGTGCCGACCTGCTTGACTGGGGCCGGGAAGGTGAACGCGGCCGGGGCCGGGATCGGGTCGGTGTCGCCGCCGCCGTTCGAGCCGAAGTACTGGCCCCAGTGGTCCGCCTCGTCGGGTGACGTGAGGACGTACGGCGGTGGCGGCGCTTTCTTGGCGACGTAGATGTGCGCTACGGCGGCGGCCGGGGCGTGCACTGTCGCAGCGGATACGGGGGCCACGGCCAGCGCGGGGAGCGTGAGCGCGGCGAGGACGGTCAGGGCATGCCTGATCGACATGGGATCCTTTCCCATACATTGGTGGGTTGCGGGGACCTATCAGCGGGGGGTCAGAGATCAGCGGCCCGGGTCCGCTGAGAGAACGCGCGCATTTCCGGGTGCTCGGCCACCGATCCGGAGAAGCAGGCTGGAGTACTCGAGGGCTTCGGATTCGTCGGGGCCATCTGCTGCCTCAGCGGCGAGAAGCCGGATCAGGGTCCAGTCGCGTTCGGTGAGGCACTGGCCGCCGTCGATGATCGCCAACAGGGCGGGGATCAGCGCGCCGGCGACGCCAACAATGTGGGCCATGAGGTTGGCGTCATCGAGGCAGGGTTCGCCGACCGGCTTATGGTCGGGGAAGTAGGCGCGTAGCGCGTCGCGGCCGGGGGCGGTGAGCGCGGTCACGAGCTGGCGGGCCTCGGTGAGGATGCGCTGACGGTCGTCAGCGGCCGGCGGGTCGTCGACAGTGGTCACGCTGCGGCCACCAGTTCGCAGGCGGGTGCGCAGTCGCGGCACACCTTGACCGGCTGTCGGTCTGGGGTGTGGCCGATAGTGACGGCGGTCGAGCCGAGGCGGCGGCGGCAGTTGGGGGTGGCGCAGCGGTGGCCCGCGTGCTGGGCGGGGGTTAGACTGCGCGGGTCGATTCGTGGGGTGGCGGGCACTGTTTAGCCTCCTGACCAGCGCCTATGTCTTGATTACCCTCACGTATCCGGTGGCGTGGTAGCCGACCGGGTCGATAAGAGGCGCCTGATGGTCGGGCTGCAGATCGCCATGGGATTCCAGGCGCTGGCGCTCGGCCTGCTCACGGTGACCGGCTCGGTGCGGTTCTGGGAGGT